CCCAACCGAAGGGACAAGCACCATCATGACCGAAACCACTGGCCGTATCGAGACCGGCGGCCCGGACCGCACCCCGCGCTCGGAGATCACGGGCATCCGCAAGCCGGGCCGGAAGTACGAGCCCGGTCTCGCCCTCGACTTCTCCCCGTCCATGTACTGGTCGGCGCAGAACGAGGACAACGCGGCCGAGGAGTACCCGCACCCGAACTCGCGGCGCGCGATCCTCGAGGCGTTCCTGCCGCTGTTCATCGTCGCCCTGGCCAAGTGGGATTCCGAGGCGGCGGCCGAGCAGGCGGACGGGGATGACGAGAAGGGCGGCACCATGACCGTCGGGTTCGCCGGGAACCTGATCGACGTCGGGGATCTCAACGAGTCGAACATGGCCCGCAAGCTGGAGCGGGCGTGGGAGGCGGCCCGGGGCGGCACCATGATCGGCCCGGCGATCCGCAGGCTGATCGACAAGTACGACGCCGAGTTCGAGGACGACGACCCGGCTGTCACCCGCGTCCACGAGATCGCGGTCATCACTGACGGCGAGCCCGAGGACCCGGAGGCGCTGCTGCCCTACCTGAGGGCGGCGAACTCCAGGCGCGTCTACATCGTCGGCATCCTCGGCCACGGCCCGAAGGCGAAGGCCGCCTACGACCTGTACAAGAAGGCCGCCGACGACAACCAGGCAGCCGACGAGTTCGGCAAGCGGCACGTTCACGTCGTGCTGTTCGACGGCGTGACCAACCCGATGGAAATCGCCGAGGATCTCGTCACCCTCGCGGGCTGACCCCCGCCCACGCTGATCGTCCCGTCTGTCCCGCGAACCCGGGACGGGGCGGACGGGACCCCGGCGAACCCTGATAACCACGATGAATCGATGGGAAACGCACAGTGAGTGAGATTTCGCGGGAACCGGCGGACGTGCCGGGCACCGCCCGAGGAGAACTGATGGCCGCCCGGGTGGTAACGCCCGGCGGCAGGGCGTTCGCGGCGTACACCGAGGTGATCGTCAGGCAAGGGCGCGGCGGCTACGCCTCCTACGAACTCCTCCACCCCCTTGAGCAGGAGGCATGGGAAGCGGCCGGCGTCGGGGGTGCCGAGGCGTACGGAGACGACGCGGTCCTGGTCGCCGAGCGGGACGCCGCCGTGGCGGAAGCACGGCGCCTCCGCGAGCTGCTCAACGAGGCCCGCATCGCCGACCCCGACGACGACGGCCCCCTTGAGGACGCCGCCTCTCTCCACGAGGACCCGTCTGCCGATCCGTTCGCGGACGCGGACCCGCAAGCGGACGCCGAGGAATGCCTGAACGCCATCATCGAGATCCTGGCTCTCTTCGACGACGACCCGCAGATGACCGGAGAGCTCCTGTCGCCCCACCGGGACCAGACCGCTGAGAGTTCCGCGCTCATCACCATCCGCGAGATCGGCCGCCGGGTACTGGAGGGCCGCTCGTCCAGCCTGGGCGGCCTCGCCGACAGCCTCGACCGCCAGGCCGCAGCGCTCGGCGGGTGCGCCCGGCAGCTCCGCGCGGAACTGGGACGGCAAGCCGCGATGGACGTCGTAGCCGCCCGCGAGTCAGAGATCCCCGTCCGCCTCGTCCAGCTCTGGCTCTGCGACCCGTGCATTGACGGCAACGGCCAGGAATGCCACACGCCCGGCTGCTCGCTGTGGCTCAACCGGCCGCCCAGCCGCGCCATCCGCGACGGCGTGGGCGTGACCATCCTCGCCGCCGCGCCGGAACCGCACGCGTCGCCCGACGATCAGCAGCGCTACATCGAGAAGCTCCACGACCTGCTCCGCGACATGTTCCAGTCGCTGCCGGATACGGCAGACGAGCAGGAGTGGCGCGACCGGGCGGGGGCGCTCAGCGTCTGCGACCTCGACGGCCAGCCGTACCGCGCGTACACCGAGGACGACCTGTGAACGCCGCGACGCCAGCGCAGGCGGACGAGATCTTCCCCTGCTGCCAGCACTGCATCGACGGGGACGGGATGCTGCCCTGCGTCGAGGTTCACGACGAGCCGTGCGGCACCGGCGACTGCGGCCTGGTTACCGACACCGAACTGGCCCGGTGGCGGAAGGGACTCCAGCTGTGACCGCCGTGACGCCAGGGCAGGCGGCGTACGAGGCTGCCGTCCGCGTCATGCTCGACGGCGAGCCTGACACATCCGGTGAAGGCCCGGACTTCGCGTGGAACGCGATCGGCAACCATGAGCGCCGGAGCTGGGAAGCCGCCGCGCAGGCCGTCGCCGCGCCGCTTGAACGCGAGCTGGCCGCGCTCCGCGAGCTGCTCGACGAGATCGGCGTCATGGCGGCCAACGCGCCCGAGGACGGCGACTCGTACGGGCTCCTTGAGGAGATCGCCATGCGGATCGCGGCAGCCGGCGTGCCGGACACCACGCCGATCGATGAATGGCCCGACCCGGAGAACCCCGTCACCGGCCGCACGCCCGGAGACGTGATCTGGGTCACTCCGGGCGACGGCACCCCCATCGGCGGCCTCCTGGCCCACGTCGGCATACGGCCGAATCCCGCGCCCGAACAGGAACGCGAGGACGCAGAAGCCGGCCAGTGCCCGCTGTGCGAGGCGCCGCTCAACCGGGACGGAAGCTGCTCGCGGTCGTGCGCAGGCGTGGGGGACGGGTGATGAACGCCACGACGCCAGGGCGGGCGCTCTACGAGGTCATCGCCGCGCGCTTCACCGACGAACTGGACACGTGGGTCGACTGGGACGAGCTCGAAGACCACGCCCGCACGATCTACGAAGACGCCGCCCAGGCCGCCATCGCCGCGCAGCAGCCGCAGGCCCGGTCGGGGCAGGCGGTCTACGAGATATGGCGCGCCGCTATCCCCGACTGGGTGTGCAACGTGCCCGGCGGCCCGTGGGAAGGCCTGCCGGAAACGGTCCGGGCCGGATTCAATGCCATCGCCGCGCAGATCGAAGCGGCCGGCCAGGTCGTCCGCGACATCCTCGAATCCCTCTGCCGGCGTGACGGACTGCCCCTGGAGAGCGCCGTCGTACCCGGCGAGCCTGCCGGGAACTACGAACTCGCCGGGCGGCTCGGCATCGGCCACGTCTTCGGCCTGCCAGGCGAAGCGCCAGCCTCCCCGCAGCCCGCGCCCGAGCTAGCCGCCGCGATGGCGCCAATGCCGAAGTGGGACGACCTGTCATACCAGGACAAGCTCATGCTCGCCGCGCTAGGCGATACGCAGCCGCAGGCCGCGCCCGAACTGGCCGCCGCACCGCCCGACCTCCGCACCGCCTGGCGGCTGGCTGACGAGCGCCTCGCCCTGCTCAGCGAGATCCTCGGCCACCCCGGCATCGGCCAGGTACCCGCCGGGCTCCGCGCCAAGTGGCACGAGCGTGCCGGGCTGCCGTCATGACCGCAGCACCCGGCCCACCCCCGTACACCGCCGTGCAGATCGCGCAGGTCTGCCACGAGGCCAACCGTGCGATGCAGCTCGTCAACGGCGACCCGTTCCCGTCGCTCCCCTGGGAAGAGGAGGACGAGGAGACGCGCGAGTTCGCGACGGCGGCGGTCGGGTTCGCGATGCGGGGCGGCACGCCCGAAGAGCAGTTCCGCGAGTGGTCCCGTGCCAAGGCTGACGGCGGCTGGACGCACGGCCCGGTCAAGGACCCGGACGCTAAGACGCACCCGAGCCTGGTCCCCGACTATGCGGCGCTTCCGGCGTGCGAGCGGGCGAAGGACGCCGTGTTCGCCGCGGTGGTGCGGGCGATGACGGACGGGCGCGAGGCGGACGGCGGCACGCCATGATGGGCACCCAGTGCGACACGTGCCGGACGTTCGAGCCCGGCACCCCGAACGGGTGGCTGGTCCTGGTCCAGGTCCAGCCCGTCACGTCGCCGTTCGCGGCCATGATCGGGGGCGGGGGCGGCGGCAATGCCGAGCCGGTGGCGACGTTCTGCTCGCCGAAGTGCGCCGCCGATTACTGCTACGTCCTGGCGTCGGCGGGAAGCACCGGAAGCCCGCCGTGAACGACCTGAAGGCGGCGACAGAGCCCTGCATCCACGACCTTGACCCTGCGTGGTGCGCGGTGTGCAACGGGGCCGACAAGCGGGCGCAGGCGGAGAGCGGCGAATACGGGCACGGTGACGGGCCGGATGCCCGTGGCCCGTGGTTCGCCGCCCGGTACCCCGGTCACTGCGGCGGCTGCCTGGAGCGCGTCGAGCCCGGCGACATGATCCGCGCTGACGGAGACGGCGGCTACCTGTGCCTGGATTGCGGCGAGGGATCATGACCGGGCCGAGGGGTGCCGGTCAAATGACGGGCTCAGGACTCGCTGCGCTCGATCGATTTGATGATCGCGTCAACCGTCGTTCCCTTGGCGCCGAGTCTCGCGGCGATGCGGTACTTGGTCCAGCCTGCATCCAGGGCACGCTTAACGGCCTTCTGCCGCCTGAGCTGTATCTCGCGAATCAGGGGCATCGCCGCCTGTGCTTCGTCGAGCTCGCGCCCGATCTCCTCGTTGACGTCTTCCATGACGGCGAGTCTACATCAGCGGATGTAGCTACACCGATTGACGTAGCTACACATGTGGGTGTAGTGTTTCACTCATGAGCAACGACGCGACCACCGCCAGCAGCGAAACCGGGCACCGCTGCCTGGCCTGCGGCCGGAAGCTGACCGTCACCACGGCCCCCTACGGCCCGGCCTGCGCCCGCAAGATCCGCCAGGCAGCCGCCCGCGTCACCGCAGGCTGCACCGCCGCGCAGCGCGACGACGCGGCCGAGCTGATCGCAGACGGCGGGATCGTCCCCGTCCGCGAGACGGCGAAGAACGGGACGCTCTACCAGACGGTCAGCAGCGGCGGCACCGAGGTTCACCTGACCACGGTGAACGGGTGCAACTGCACGGCAGGGCTTCGCGGCAGGCACTGCTACCACGTTCTCGCCGCCCGCATCCTCCGCGCCGCGAACCGCCGCCCCGCGACCGCGAAGCGCAACGACTACGTGAAGGCGGCCTGACATGCCCACATGCAAGTTCGCAGGCATGACCGACGACGCCGAAACCATCACCCGTCTCCGTGCCGCCATGGCGGGAGAGACCCCGCTTGAGCAGCTAGACGAGCACCTGATCCCCGAAGGAGCGCACTGGACCCCTGAAGGCCCGCACGGGGAACTGTGGGCGGTCCGCTGGTACTCCGCGACAGGGATCGTGGAGGCGCGAGGCTACCCGCACGGGAGCGGGGAGTTCCACGGGAAGGCGGCAGACCTGCAAGCGGCGAGGCGGGAAGCGCTCAGGATCGCCGGACTAATCAGCAACGGACAGACCGGGGAGGACGGCCAATGACCAGCGTCCAGCGCCCCGAGCGCCCGTTCCGCACGATCCCGCTAGGCGAGTCCATGTGGTACCGCGCCGAGTACGGGACTGGCATCCCGGTGACGGACGACGCCGGCGACGAGACCGAGGGGGACAACTGACCATGAGCGACGCAACCGGGGGAATCCTGCTGCGGCCCCGCGAGGTGCTGGAGCGGATCATCACGCCCGAATCCGAGGGCGAGCGCTGCACCTACTGCAAGAAGCCGATTGCCCAGGGGAGCTTCCACTGGCTGGGCGAGGACGGCCAGCCGCGACGGTCGGACCCCATGTACGGCGGCCAGATCCAGAGCTTCCGGGACTGGCGGCACGCGGACGGCACGCCCGGCCACGGGCAGGACGGGCACCTGGTCCTGCGCGACAGCCACCGCTGCCCGCAGTGCAGGGAGTTCGACACGATCACCCGCCGGGACACCGGCTACGGCACCGACAGCGCCTGCACCGCGTGCGGGTGGAGCAAGTACTACGACAGGGGCGACTGACCATGGCGAACACCACGACGCCGGCCAGGATCCACGCGGCGGTCACCGCCGCGCTCGCGGACCGCGCGGCCGGGCAGCGGAAGATCGCCGCCGGCCACGGGATGACCGGCCCGGCGTACGCCGGCACTCGCGAGGCACTGCGCGCCGAGGCGCGGCTGTGCGAAGACCTTCAGCGCATCCTCGGTCACGTCACCCCGGAGGCGCTGGCATCGGTACTGGAGGCGCGGCCGTGAGCCGGTCATCGGAACTTCTCAAGGCCGCCGCCGAGGCGCTCGACGACGGGCGCGACCCGCTCAACAGCGCCTTCCTGGACGAGCACGGCGTGACGCTCGACGAGTGCTACGACCTCGCCGAATCGCTGGCCATGGGTGGCCGCCTGATCGCGTGGGCGATGGAAAACCCTGTGCAGGCTGCCGCGTTCGCCGCGAACGGCTCGGCCGGGATGGCGATGGACGCGTTGACCAGGGCAATGGCCAAGATCAACTTGAGCGCGAAGGGGGACTGACGTGCCGACCACGTTCACGATGTCCGCGCCGGCCGCAAGCCGCCCCCAGGCCCCGAAGCCGAAGGTCACCCTCGCCCCGGTCAGGAAGACCCGCATGGTGGGCGGCGTCTGCTGGGGTGCTGAAACGACTGACGGCGAGTGGGGCATGGACCGCCTGGAGGACACGGGGACGACGTGGGAGGTCACCCACAAGCCGACCAGGAAGGTCGTCGCGGACTTCCTCGGCTCCCTCCACCAGTGCCGCGCCTACGTGGGCTCGGGCGACGCACAGGATGCCCTGGAGCGCCTCCGGGCGCACGACGGCAGCGAAAGGACGGTGCCCGGTGAGTAGCTACACGCGCGTCGGCGAAGGCAAGGACGAGTTCGGCCGCCCGTGGAAGGTGTTCAAGCTCGGCGATGACGGCCTGGTCATCGACACCCGAACGGAGCTGGTGCTCGACGGTGCCGAGCGCGACCGCTTCGCCGAGGCCGTCGCCCGCGCGGTGACGCCGGGGCATGTGCCGCCGGCGGCCGGGAGTGACGAGTCCCCCGTGATCGAGGGCACCGTCACGCCGGAAGACGAGGCGTGCCCCTTCTGCAGGCCTGACGAGAACGGCACCCCCTGGCCGTGCGTGCTCGGCATGGCCCACAACAACCAGGGCCCGGACTACGACCCGCAGGAGACGGTGCACAGGGACCAGTCCGGCACCGAGTGGCGCGTCGCCCGCTGCCAGGACCCGGCCGCCCACGGCATGCCGCACTGCTGGTGCGCGATCCCCGGGCACCACAAGCCGATCGAGCGTGATGAGGAGACAGCCTGATGGAGATCACCGAGAGCAGTATCGCGCCGGCGCTTGAGGGCCTCTGGGTGTACGCCAGGAACCGGGACGGCACCCACCACGCCCAGGTCATCGCCGACGAGGACACGGCGGCATCACTGTGGGAGAAACTGGCCGCGCAGAACTTGGCCGCCCCGGTCGCCGCGCCCGGGAGCGGCGACCTGGAACGCGCCTACGTCATCAACGGCGACGACCTGCGCATCGCGCTCAGCGGGCGCAACGGGAGCCCGCCGCTCGTCCCCAACCCCCGCGACGTCGCCGCGTACATCCTCGACTGGATCGCGCGCCCCCTCGACGCGAAGCCCGGCGGCGCGGTCGACGCGCACATCTGCTGCGATCACGCCGCCGCCGACCCGGAGGTGTCGTTCCTCGCCGGCGTCGTCCGGGCCCTCGACGAGATGGGCGACCTCGCCGTCGCCCGCGTCATGGCCTACCTGTCCGACCGCTACCCGGCCGACAACTGAGGCCCCCGGTGGCTGAGCTGACCACCGTCCGCCCGCGACCGTGCCCGTCGTGCCCCTACCGGCGCGACGTCCCGTCGGGAATCTGGGACGCGTCCGAATACGACCGGCTTCCCGTCTACGACCTGGGCACCGGAGAGCAGGCCCTCGCGGGCGCGTTCTACCTGTTCCACTGCCATTCGGCGCCCGGGCGGATCTGCGCCGGGTGGGCCGGCTGCCACGACATGGAAGAGAACCTGGCGGTCCGGATGAACATCCGCGACATCGACCCGGCCGTCTTCGAGTACGTCTCCCCGGTGCCGCTGTTCGCCTCCGGTGCCGAGGCCGCGGAGCACGGCAAGCGGGACCTGCCCGCGCCGGGACCGGAGGCGGTGCGCAAGGCCCGGCAGCTTCTCGGGCTTCAGGCCAGGAGGAACCGGAACGAGAACGCCGCCACGGCGGCACGCAAGGAGGGAAGTCATGGATAATCCGCGGCTCGGGCGCAAGGTGCTCGACTTCGTGACCGCGCACCGCGATCAGTTCGACATGGGGGCGTGGGGCTACACGAGCCACGCCTGCGGCACGACGGGCTGCCTGGCCGGGTGGGCGATGATCCTCTCTGGCTACACGCTGGCAGTGAACCAGTCGTCCGGTGCCGAGACTTTCCGCCGCCCGGACGGCTCGGAGGTTTCCGACGAGGGGGGCGAGGCGCAGGAGCTGCTCGGGCTGACGGCCGGCGAGCGCGATAACGGCAGCGGGGCCTCCCCGCTGTTCCTCATGTATGAGGACGAGGCGATCGAACGGTTCCGGGAGCTCGTGGAAGCCTCCGAGGCGCGGGCCGCAGAGAGGGCTGCCACGGCGGCGCGAGAGGAGTGCCGGGCATGACCTTCGCAGAGATCCGGCGCGGAGTCCGGCCGGGCCAGGAGTACACGGTCACGAACGCCCAGGTTCCGGAACTCGGCCCGGTCACGGTGCGGGTCGGGCGCGTGCTCGACTACGCGTTCTTCGTGGAGCACGGGTCCGGCGAGTCGAAGATCGCCTGGCCGCCTTCGCGCTACGTGACGCTTGACGACGACGGCACGCTGCACCTGTGCGGCACGGGAGATCACATCGGGCGCCCGTTCCTGACGCTCGTCCCGGTCGGGCCGCGCGGGCAGGTGAGCAACTGATGGAAGTTACCCTTGAGCAGCTCGCCGCTGCGGTCCGGGGCATCCCGATGGAAGCGCACCGGGGCGATATCGACGCCCACGACGACCCGCAGTACTGCCTCGTAATCCCTGCGGATCCTGAGGCGTACGCCAGCATCCTGCTCGACTACGTCGCCGCGTATTTCCCCGAGCAGGTGAGCGGACAGTGAACAAGCGCGAGAAGGCGATCCTCGCCAAGGTGTACGAGGGCCTGAACCAGATGACGGGCCTCAGCCCGCTCAATCCGATGGACATCCGGGCGGTGAGCGCCAGCCTGAAGACTTGCACCGGGGCGGCGCGGGACCTGCTGTCCGCCGTCTCGAACCTCGGCTTCGGCGACTACGACGAAGCCGAGACCTGTGCCGACGAAGCACTGAGCACGCTCGCGGCAGGCCGCAAGTGAGCGACCTCTACGGCCTCGACGACGACTGGCGTGAGGACGACGACGAGGACCGGGAGCCGGACGACGACTGGTACGACGACGATGATTACCGGGAGCCGGACCCCGAGGACGGCGATATTGCCAGGGCGTACGAGGAGCATTACGAGCACCTCGACACGGTCCACGGCGGCGGAGAGTGCGACTGCCGGCCCTCCCTGGCCGACCGCCTGTCCCGGCGGGCAGAGGACGCGGCGTACTGGCTGCGAGGCATCCGCAACCGGATGGCCGCCGCCACCCGGAGGCCGTGCACGCTGCGGCTCGGCCCGGCCGAGATCACCGTCCGCCTGAGCGCCGGCCGGGCATGCGGTGCCTGCGGCGGCAGGGGATGGTCCTACGGCCTCGACCGCAGCCGTCCCGACGAGAGGCCGCCCGGTTACAACACGGTGTCCCTGTGCGGGTGCGGGGCCGCGATCGGGCAACTCGCCGAAACGCGCCGCTACCTGCGGAGCACCGACAAGGCACCACCCTTCTAGCCACCACGAGAGGACAACGCAATGGGATTCCCGATCGGGGCAAGGTTCGCCCATCCGGACGCCGGATGGAAAACGGACCAGCAACTCGCCGCGAGGCACCTGAAGCCCGGCCAGGTGTACGTGGTGCTCCGGCTTGAGGTGGGCCAGTCAGGCAGCACCCTGTACCTCAACGAGCCCGGCCTTCGTTACACCGCGTTCAACTCGGTCATGTTCGAGCCGGCCGCGCTGCCCGGCTTCGAGGACGACGAGGCGGAGGACGGCGAGCCTGGCATGTCCACGGCGGGCGACCTGGCCGACTACCTCGCCGCCCAGCCGAGGGACCGCAAGGTGATCCTCCGCAAGGACGCCGAGGGCGACGGGCACTCTCCCCTCGCTGATGCCTGGGAAGCCCTGTACGTGGCCGACAGCACTCATTCCGGCGAGGTCTACCCGACCCCGGAGGACGTCGCCCTGTGGGTGGCGGCAGGTTCGTGGAGCGAGGCGGACGCGGCCGACCGGTACGAGCCGGGCGACGCCGCCGAGCGCGTCATCGTGCTGGGACCGGTGAACTGATGGCTGACTTCGGCGAGCTTGTGGCCGCGCTCCGCTCTTGGACCAGGAACCACGACCCGCACGTCCGGGCCGCTGTCGAACTGCTGATTACGCACGGGCACTGGCTGCGCCGCGAGGACTTCACCAGTGAGTGCGTGCGCCAGGTCGGCGGCGTCACGGTGATCGACTGGAACCATGCCGCCGGACCCTGGTACGCGTCCTCGTCCGAGGTCGCGATGCTTGACCTGGCGGTCGCGATCGGCTCCGACAGGTACCGGCTGTCCCGCATGGACGACGAGAACGCAGGGGCGATCGTGAAGGCGTTCGCCGCCGCGCTTGCCGTGGGGGCCCGCCGTGGCTGACCGTCCCCTGATGCTGGTCGACGTTGACGGCGTGCTGAACGTGATCACATCCGCGAAAGAGCGCCGCCGCCTGTGCCACTACGAGGGATGGCGGCAGAAGCGAGTGGACGCGGGCGGCCTCTCGTACCGGCTGACGGTCAACCCGGCGCACGGCCCGATGCTCCTGCGCCTGGCGGCGGAGACGGGTTCGGAACTCGCCTGGGGAACGACCTGGGAAGAGTACGCCAACCTGTGCGTCGGCCCGCTGGTCGGCCTGCCAGAGCTGCCTGTCTGCCCGGTGGTGAGGTTCCCGCACAAGGCGGACGGGATCGTCCCGTGGACCGGAGGCCGGCCGTTCGTGTGGTTCGACGACGAGCCTGACGCCGCCGAGGTCACGGCACGGCTGGCGGGCGCGCAGGCGCATCTCGTGGTGGCCGTGGACGAGCGGGAAGGGCTGGCCGGGCGGCACATCGACGCTGCCCGCGAATGGCTTCTCGCGCTGACGCCGGAGGCTGGCCGTGGCTGACGAACCGCTCACCCTGCTCCAGGCCGCGCTCCTTGAAGCGGTCAGGCCGACCCCGGCCGGGCGGCCTCCGCGACGCCACGCCCCGGACCCGCTGGCCGCCCACGGCTGCCTCCACGCCGCCGTGCTGGTCACTCCGCGCGGGGAGCGGGTCTGGTACCCGTGCCGCAGCCACGACGGAGGACACCACCGCTTCGCCGCGCACTGGCCGCCGTGCCCCGCCCCGTGGTGCAGGCTCCCGGCCGGCCATGCCGCGGAGGGAACCATGCACGACATCCCGCCGGGAACCGTCGAGTACCACGACGAGACAGGAGTGACAGGCCATGTGCGGTGAGTGCGATATCGGCTCCGGCCGGTTCGCGGACATCGGGGCGGTCATGGACCAGGTGCGCGCGAACGTCCGCCGTCACGGCTGGCATGCCACCGCCGTGACGGAAATGCCCCCCTGGGCTTACACGACCGGCCTGGCCGGAACGTACGGCCATCCGGAACTGCTGGTCGCCGGCCTGGACCCGGGCACCGCGCACGGCCTGCTCAGCGCGGCGGCGCGCCTGATCAAGGACGGGCGGCGCCTTGAGCCCGGCGCGGACATCACCCGCGTCGCCCGGGGCTTCCCGGTCCGGGTGGCCGACGTCTACCGGGGTTCGTGCCGCCTGTCGTTCGGGGTGGCGGACCGCTACTACGGCAGGCCGGTCCCGGTCCGCCAGATCCTCTGGCCCGACCCGGCCGGCCGGTTCCCGGGCGAGCCCGGCTGCGACCCGGAGATGGCGGCCGTGCAGGACACCGGAAGGGGAGACCGCAATGGCGGCTGACGACCCGGTCTCGGCCGTCCTGGCGGAGATCCGCGACCGCAACGAGGCGTGGATCAAGAAGGCGCGGTTCACCGAGTGGACGGTGTCCCGCCAGGGCGAGGGGGATATCCGCCGCCTGCTGGCCGCTCTTGACGCGGTCCTGAAACGCCACCGGCCCGTCCAGCTCTACGGCATGGCGGAGGACTTCTCCGGCCGCCCGGCGTGCGCTCACGGCCCGGACTACGACGGGGACGCGCATTACGAGGGCGACGACGGGATCTGGTACTGCATGGGCGAGCCGACCGTTGTCGTGTGCGGTTCCTGTGCCGACCAGAGTGACAGCGACGCGTGGGTGTGGCCGTGCCCGACCTATGAGGACATCGCCGGGGCACTGGCCGGGAAGGGGAACGACGGTGGCTGAGGGCGGCACCGGGACCGCCCCGTGCTTCCTTGACCTCCAGTGGCACGGCTACTGGGGAGACAAGCCGTCCGGCGTTGCCTGCGGTGAGCCGTCGTCCGCCGCAGTCGGCCTTGCCTGCGTTCACGAGCATGTCGACGGGGGCCGCATCTGCGCCGGGTGCGCCGCGGATGTCCAGCAGGCAGCCGGGACGCTCACCTGCCCGCGCTGCTGGAACAGCCAGGAGCGTCATGCCTGCTACTGCCTGGTCGTCATCTACTGGGATGGCGGCGGGAAGACAATCGTCCAGGGGAAGACGGGAGGCGCCGGTGCCTGAACCAGCGACCGGGGAGGCAATGCCCGACAACGGCCCGTACGACAGCGACCGCCAGGCGCACGCCGCCGCCGTGGCCGCGATCCCGCCCGAAGGCGGATGGAGCATCCTGCGACGGGACCAGAACCGGGAACTCCTCGCCCGCGCACTCGAATCCGCGGGCGTCGAGCGCGGCCGGTACGACGACCGGGTCATCGAATGGCTGTCCGGGTACGGGGACGCGGTCTGCGCCGTGGTGGCCGGGCTGATCGCCCGTGCCCATGAGGCGGGGAAGGCCGCCGCCCCGGCCGGCGCGGAGGAGAGCCCGTGATCGCGGTCCTGAACTGGGCGCTGGCCCACTGGTTCCTGATCTTCCTGCTGTTGGGCGTCTTCGGGGGCGTCCGCGACTTCTTCGTCGGCGCCTGGAAAGAGGTCGCCGGCGTCCGGCACAAGCGCCGCATGAAAGAGCTGCGGGCGCAGGAGCGGATCGCCCGCGCAGCCCGGCAGGCGGCACCAGCCGGGCTGCCGAAGCCAGGGCCGTGCGTTCACCGCAACGTCGCCGCCGTGGTCTCGAAAGCCGACGAGGTCGTGGGATGGCTCTGCAGGACGTGCGACACCCAGCTTCCCGCCGACTGGGCAGTGAGAGAGGAAGACCTGTGAGGTTCAAGATCCGCCCGATCGGCCTGTGGACCGACCCGGAAACCCCGGACCGCCGGTCGTCGGGCGTGTTCCGTGCCACGTGGGACTCCACGCTGGACCTGCTGGGCCGCGAGGCCGAGAGCCTCGGGGCCGGCCTGGTCGTCGTCCAGGTCGACGTGCGGGAGGTCGACCTGCGCCTTGACGGCACCCTGAAGGCGCGGGCGAGCGTCAGCCATCCCGGCGTCGCCGTGTCGTTCGAGTCGGAGTACGGCCCGCTGCGGTACGCGACCGACCAGTACGAGCAGCAGTGGCGGGGGGCGATGCCCGGATGGCAGGCGAACGTGCGTGCCATCGCGCTCGCCCTCGGGGCGCTCCGCGCGGTCGACCGCTACGGGGTCACCAGGCGCGGCGAGCAGTACCGCGGGTGGACGGCCATCCCGTCCGCGCCGCCGGGGCGCGGCCCGTTCACCGGGCGGGACGACGCCGAGGCGTGGATGATCCTGTGCGCCACGGAGTGCGGCATCGGAACCTGGGATGACTGGGAAGCCCTCTATAAGGCGCTGGCCAAGCGGATGCATCCCGACACGGCCACCGGAAACCCGGACCTGTGGGAACGGCTCGACGCCGCCGCGACGCTGCTCGGGGCGAGAGGAGGCCCCCGTGCCTGACATCCCGATGACCGGCCTGGCAGCGGTCCCGTGGCGTACCGGCCGCACCCTGGGCCGTACCCTCTACGCCCGTACGGGCGGGGACGACTGGAAGGCCGACACCGCGATCGGCATGCTCGACACGCCGGAGCTCGCGGCAGAAGCATGCGCGGCGCACAACGCGGTGCTCAGCCTAGAGCAGCTCGCCGCCGCCGGGTACGACGTCTGCACCGGCACCTGCAAGGGACCAGGCCAATCGGGGATGTACGCGTCCCTTGAGCACCTGGGACTTGACGAGCCGGAGGAGTTCTACGGGCAGACCGTAGCCGAGGCGCTGGCGAAGGCCCGTGAGTGGGCGGAGGGGAAGCCGTGATCTGGCAGATGATCTTCGGCGCCCTCGGGGGCGTCGCCTTCGTCGCCTTCGTCGGCGGCGGCGCCGCCGCGCTCTTGCTCGGGGCGCCAGGCCGGCGGCCGGGAGCGCCGGAACCGCCGCGCGCCGCCGCCCCGGCCACGCTGCACCCCCTGGAAGGGGTGCGGCTCGGGCTGCTGCTGAGCTTCCCTGACGGGGAGCCCTGCGAGGATGATTACCTCGCCCGCGAGCCGCCGCGGGAACGTAAAGAGACAGGAGACGCCAAGTGACCCAGTCCGGTTACCGGCACCGCATCATCGTCATGGACAGGTCCGGCAGCATCGCGAACATCCTCCTAGGGCAGCAGGGCGGCCTGGAAGAGTTCTTCTCCAGCGAAGGCGCCGTCGCCGCAGGACACCCCTCGGGCAAGGCCACCTACTCGCTGTGGGACTTCGACGACGCGATCCGCTGCGTGCACTCGCTCGCCCCGCTTGACGCAGTACGGGGCTATGTCATCGAACCGCGCGGCATGACCGCCATGTACGATGCCGTCGGCGACGCGGTGACCGCCGAAGGGGAGAAGCTCGCCGCCCTCCCCGAAGACCAGCGGCCCGAGGACGTGACCGTCATCATTGCCAGCGACGGCCTGGAGAACTCCTCCCGGCGCCGCGCCGGCCACGAGGTCAAGGCCATGCTGGACCACCAGCAGGACGCCTACGGCTGGCGGGTCATCTACATGGGCACCGGCCAGGACGCGTTCGCCGAGGGCGCGAAGATGGGCGCACGCGGGAACCTGACGCTGAACTACGTGAACACGAACACGGGATCGGCGAACACGTGGGCCGCCGCGTCGGCGATGCTCTCCCGCGCGCCCGTCGCCATGGCAACCCCGGCCGGCTACGAGTTCACCGAGGGCGAGCGGGATCTCGCCGAGTCCGGCGGCACGGACTAGCTGAACGCATCATCGCCTCATGCCGCCCCGCGACCCGAGGCTCTGCCCCGCGCTCGAACGCGCCCTCCCCGCCGGCGACGTCCCCGGCGGGGAGTACCGGCCCGTCCGCGAGCCCTGCCTCGTCATGTTCGGCGACGGCCAGTGGCACCAGGTGACCGTCAGGGCGCGCAGGAAAGACCGGCTGGGACGCGACATCATCGACATCGAATGGCACGCGGCCTGGTCGACGTGGAACGAAAGCTACGTCGCCACGCCGGAACTCATGAGGGAGCCCCCCGGGCCGGACGGCCCCTGACGGCGGTCCTCAGATCGAGGACTGGAAGCAGGCCGGCTTTTCCGGCGCGTGCTCCGGGGCGAGCACATGGACGGGAACCGCGGCGAGCTCCGCGAGCGGGACGTCACGGAGATCGCGGATCGATGAGACTGCGCTACCGGTCATGCGGCTGATGCTAGCGGGCGGCGCGCTCCCCCGGCGGCACTCTCCGGCACGCACGGCGCACGCACGGAGATCCCGGTTCATCCCGTCGCATCCCGTCGCATCCCGGCAACCCGATCCGGCCGTGAGCAGCCAGGACGCCTGCCGCCGTCGCATCGCGGTGGGTCCCGGCAGGGAAGGCGCCGCACTGCTAATGCGGTTAGGGTCTACAGCCCTTCCGGGGTTCAAATCCCCGAGCCTCCGCCAGTTCCAGCGGGATTTCCGAATACCCGGCCCGTTCCGTGCGGCTGCCCGTTCTGTCCCTGTTTGACGGCCGGGCACGCACGAAGCACGCACGCGCATGTTTCAGCGGCCCTCCCCGGCACCCGCGGGGCGCGCCCTCCGGGGGACGATCGCCGCGGCGCGCTCCGCCGCGGCGGCGGCCACTTCCGGGAACACGGTCACGTACACGGCGTCGGTGAACGACGTCCGGGAATGGCCGAGTATGGCCGAGATCACCCGCGTGTCCTCGCCAGCGGCCTTCAGCAGCGACGCCGTCCCGTGGCGCAGGTCGTGGAACCTCACCGGCGGCAGGCCGGACCTGAAGGCGAGGATCTCGAACCGCACCGAGGTCCACTGCGCCGGAACCTCCGACCCGTCCTCCCGCGTGAACACCAGGTCGGTGTCGGGCCAGTCGCGGCCCCACGCGAGACGGTCGGCCGCCTGGGCCTTCCGCCACGCGCGCAGCGCCGCCAGGGCCGGGCCGGGGATCGGGACCGCGCGGACGGACGTCTCCGACTTCGGCCCGCTGCCGCTGCCGGTCTTCCGCACCCAGATGACGCCCTGGTCAAGGTCGGCCTCGGCCCACGTGAGCCCGAGGATCTCATCCCGGCGCAGGCCGCAGTACACGGCGACGGCGAACAGGACGGCGAGCCGCTCGCGTTTCTCGTCGAGGTAGTCGAGGAACCGCCCGGCGTGCCAGGGCATCCACACCATGACCGGGCAGGGCCGCAGCGCGGGGGCCGCCCAGGCGTCCTGCCGCTCGACCGAGGACAGGGAGCGGCCCGCCTCCCATTCCGCGGCGGCCATGTGCTTCGCGAGCTCCCTGCGGAACTTCGCTTCCCGCGCGGGGGTCCACGCCAGGGGCTTCACCATGTCCGCGTGCGGGAGCTCGACCCCCGTGCACGGGCTGAGGGGGATCTTCTTGGTCGCCGCGGCCGCCTTCATCGCGGTCCTGAACGGGGCGAGCATCCGCTCGACGCGGGCCGGGGACAGCGGCCTGGTCGACTTCTTCCTCCGCGCCTCGCCCTCGGGCAGGTTCCGCCGCGCGTCGTCGGCCCGGGCCGCAGTCATGCGCAGCAGCATCTCCGACGGCTTCTCCCCGGCCGGGAGGGGCCGGTTGACCCGCAGCATCTCGGTGATCACCTGGGACACCTGGTCGTCGCGGACGTCGGCCAGGCGCAGCTTCCCCAGGGCGGGCTTCCAGTACAGGCGGAACGCCTCTTCGTAGCTTTCGCGCGTCCGCGGCTTGAGGTTCCGCTTCCCTGCCAGCCAGGTGTCCAGGTAGGCCGCCACGCGCAGGGACCTGTCGGCCTGGCGCCGGCCGCCGCCGCTGCGCGCGATCGCCTCGGCGAGGTCGTCCTCGGCTTCCTTCTTCGTGTCGAACGGGCCGAGGACCGGCTGCCTGCGCTCTTCTGTCATGGAGTCGTAGCGGGCGTACCACTTCCCGTGCTTCGGGGACTTCAGCTTCGGGCAGGGGGACGACTTGGGGTACCGCCTCCGCGTTTCCGGGTTCCGGCACCAGCACTGCCGGTAGACGCTGCCCCTCACGGCTGCCGCCGCTTCGCCAGGGCGCGCTCGAGCACGTCCTGGAGGAGGGCGTTCTGCTCCAGGAGGGTGCCGATGACGGGATGGGCGCGCTGGAGTTCCTCCCGGGCCGCGCGGGCTTCCGCGAGCGCGGCCGTGATCTGCTCCGCCGCGGCGAGGCCGGGTGCCGAGGGGACGGCCGCGGCGACTTCCGCGGCGGCCTCGCTGCCGACGTACCGGGCCTCGGCGGTGATTACGGCCTGCTGGTAGGCGGCCCCGGCGCGGGAGTCGGCTTCCCAGTTGAGCTCGGTCATGAGGCACCGGTAGTACTCCTCCATCGGGACGCTCCCGCTGGCGATGACGTAGCGGCAGGCGGTGCCGTCGTCGTCGGGCGGCAGGAAGAACGCCGGGATGGGGATGCGGAAGATGCTGGCCAGGTCGGCGAGTTCGTCGGCGTCGAACTTGCGGACCCGCCTGCCGTCCCATGACCGCTCGGCCGCCGACACCGCGGTCTTGGTCCAGCCGCCGAGCTCCGCGCCGAGCTGCTCCTGGGTCATGCCGGCCGCGCGCCGCCACCGGGCGATGTTGTAGGCGACGAGCATGTTCACGGTGATCGCGCGTTCCGGCGGGGCCGCCCGGCCCGGTTCCCTGCCCGCGTCGCTGATGTCATCCACGGGCGGAGCATAACCGGTCAGGTCTGCGCGGGGACAGACTTTCCGTCAAGGTCTGGCGTGTTGCGGTAAATCGCGGTGCGGTGCGGTAATGTCGGCGCGATGGCAGACTTCACTGAAAGTCTGCGTTGTGACAGACTTTCCGCGCGGGAGGCGCGCATGATCCGCAATCCCATGACGGTCGACGAGCTGCGGGCGCTTCCCGCCGCCGTGCCGATAGCCCTCGCCTGCCGGGCACTGGGCATCGGCATCACGAAGGGCTACTACCTTGCCAGGAACGAGCGGTTCCCGGTGCCGCTGAAACCGGTCGGCGGCGCGAAGTACCGTGCCCAGCGCAGCGCGATCCTCGCCTACCTCGGCGTCTCGGAAACGGCACCCGGCCGGGAGATCGCAGCGTGAGCGAGAAGACCCCGGCCGCCCTCTACCGCGTCTTCGGCGCCGAGGACATGCTGCTCTACGTCGGCATCAGCGAGGATTTCGGCACGCGCTGGAAGCAGCACGCGAAGATCCAGCCCTGGTGGGACGAGAAGCGGCGGCTCACGGTCGACTGGCACGAATCGCGGCCGGAAGCCGAGGCAGCGGAGCGCGCCGCCATCAAGGCAGAGAAGCCGAAGTACAACCTGGTGCACGCAGTCACCGCCGAGGCCGCGGAGCGCCGCAGGCGGAGGCGGCCGGCCGCCTCGCTGCCGGCGGCGCGGCGAGTCCCGCCCGGCGGCCTCCGGCTGTCCATCCCGCGGCTTGAGCAGATGGAGCCGCTGGCGTCCCTGGCCGGATTTTCCGTGCTGAGCTACTTTCCGGTACCTGAGGCCGGCGACCCGGGCATCGAAGCCTGGGCGGCGGGCCTTTACGCCGACCTGACCCTTGCCCATGCCCGCGGGCTGCACCGGATGGGGGCGATGCTGGAGAATTCGCGGGATGCCGAGCGCATCGCGGGCACCCCCGAAGCCGCCGCGGTCGCCAGGAAGTTCCGCCGCGGGCTGTACGGTTTCACCGGCATCCCGTGCCCGCGCTGCTCTGGCGCGCCGCCCTCGGGCATGACCTGCCTTGAATGCGGCTCCGGCGCCGTCGCGGATGCCGCCGCGTGACCCCTTACCCTGCGGGCGCGGACACCGTCCCCCTGCCCCTCGCAGAACCGTCAACCGGCCCGCCGACGGGCGGGCAGCTCGCCGCCCTCGGCGCCCTGCGCCGGGTCGCGGAGGAGCAGGCCCGCGGAACGGCGCAATCCCCGCCCCACCGTTCCCGCGGCGAGCGGCTGCGCCCCCTCATCGCGGCCGGGGTCATCACCGGGACCGTGCTCGGGATCGTGATCGGCATGCGCGCCGCATGGCACCCGGGCGGGCGGCCGGAGGTGCGGCTCGGCTGGTACGGCACCGCGGTGTCGCTGCTGCTCGGGTCGAAGCTGCTGCTTTCGCTGCTGGCCCGCCCGGTCCCGGACTCCCCGCGGGCGCGGGCCCTGCTGGCCCGCGCCCGGGTCGCCGCGGTGATCACCCTGTACAACGAGGACCCGGCCGCGTTCGCCGCGTGCCTTGACTCGCTGCTGGCGCAGACGTCGATGCCCGCCGCGGTGACGGTGGTCGACGACGCGTCCGCCGGCCCGCGGTGCGCGGAGCTGGCCAGGTCGCGGGTAGGGGAGTTCGCCGCCCGCGGCACGCTGCTGCGGGTCGTCACGTTCCCGGAGAACCGGGGCAAGCGGGAGGGGCTCGCCGCCGGGTTCCGCGCGGATCCGGAGGCGTTCGCGTACCTGTGCGTGGACAGTGACACGATCCTGGCCCCGACGGCGCTGGAGCGGCTGATGCGGCCGATGACGTCGCGGAAGGTCCAGGCGGTGACCGGGTGCGTGCTGGCCGCGAACCGGGACAGGAACGTGCTCACGCGCCTGATCGACCTGCGCTACGCGTACGCGTTCCTGGGCGAGCGCGCAGCGTACAGCGTTCTCGGCTCGGTGCTGTGCGTGTGCGGGAGCCTCGCCCTGTACCGCGGCTCGACTGCCCGGAAGTACCTGCCGGCGCTGACCGGGCAGCGGTTCCTCGGCCTGCCGTGCACGTACGGGGACGACAGGCACATGACGTTCCTCTGCTTGAAGGAGGGGAAGGTGGTGCTCGCGCCGGACGCCGTGGCGTGGACGCTCGTCCCGTACCGGATGGGGCATTTCCTCAGGCAGCAGCTCCGGTGGAGCAAGAGCTTCTTCCGCGAGTCGGCGTGGATGCTGGCCAGGATGCCGCCGTGGCGTGCCTGCTGGTGGCTGGCCCTGGTCGAGACGGTCACGTGGCTCGGGTTCACCGCAGCGCTCACCTGGTCGCTCGCGGTCCGGCCGGCGTTCACCGGCCAGTTCGCGGCGCTCGCCTACCTGGCGTCGGCCCTGCTCCTGTCATATGCGCGGGCCGGTCATTACGCGCGGGCCGAGCACCCGGGGATGACCTGGCGGGGACGGCTCCTGACGCTGGCGATCGCCCCGCTGTACGGGGCGATCCACATGGTCCTGCTGCTCCCGCTGCGCCTCGTCGCCCTGGTCACGCTGCGCGACCCGAGGTGGGGGACGAGGAAGACAGTCGAGGTCGAGGCATCATGAGGACCCGCATCCTGGCTGTCGCGGCGGCCGTCTCGGCGTGCGCGATGGCGGCGGCCTGCACGGCGGCAGTCCGCACCGGGGACGCGCCCCGCGCCGCCGCGGCCGTGCCCGCGGTGACGGCACTGCCCGCGCATCCCGTGGGCATCGTGACCGGGGACCTGGCCGGGTTCGGCGCCCGCTGCGGGTGCTCGCCGGATCTCGCCGTCAGGTACGTCCGCTGGGGCGAGACCGCGCAGTCAGCCGGGCTGGCCTACGACCTCGGGCGGGGGGCGGTGCCGCTCGCGGAGCTGGAGCCGTACGGGGTGAGCCTGGCGCAGGTCGCGGACGGCTCCGGGGACGGGTACCTGGCGGCGTTCGCACGGCAGGTGTCCGCGCTGCGCGGCCCGGTGCTGCTGTCGTTCGCGCCCGAGGCCAACAACGACTCCTACCCGTGGGGCTGGCGGCGTTCGGGCGCCGCTGAGTACCGGGCGGCGTGGCGGCACGTCGCCGCCGTGTTCCGCGCGGCCGGGGCGCGGAATGCGCGGTGGGCGTGGATCGTGAACGCGGCCAGCATCCACACCGGGCCGCTGCCGCCCCTGTGGCCCGGCCCGGGAATCGTCTCGTACATCGGGATCGACGGGTACGCCACCCATGAGTACACGACGTTCGCCGGCCTGTTCGGGCCGACGATCGGGCAGGTCCGCCGCCTGTCCCGCGTCCCGGTGCTGATCACCGAGACCGCCGCCGACCCGCAGGCAGGGCAGGCCCGGTGGATGGCCCAGGTGACGGCCGGAGTGCGCTCCTACGGGGCGGCGGGGTTCGCCTGGTTCGACGTCGACCAGGAGAACGGCATGGACCCGGACGCCCCCCGGGGAAACCGGCACGACTGGTCTCTCGACGGCGACCCGGCGGCCCTCGCCGCGTTCCGGGTAGCAGCGGAGGCGGCGCGGTGACCGTCTTCCTGGTCGCGTACGGGCTGTTCTTCCCGCCGGCGTGGGGATTCTGGTACGCGCGGTTCCTGCGCCGCCGGGGGATCAGGGCGTTCAGCGGGCAGGCCTACTGGTTCATCGGCGGGGTAACGGTGCTGGCCGTGTTCGCCTTCGCGGGCAGCCCGGCCGCCGTCGTGGCCGCCGACCTGTCCGCCATCGCGGCGTCCGTCGCCCTCGGGGTCCGCTGGGAGCTGGGCAGGAGGCGGGGACGGTGACGATCGCGGAAGGCGTCGTGGCTGCGTGCTGGGCGGCCACGATCGTGAATATCGGCGTGGCGAGGCGGCGCGGCTTCATGTCAGGCGTGGCGCGCATGGCCTGGGTCTCAGCCGCCTCTTACGGCACTGCGGCGCTGTTCCTCGCGCTGGGGCGCGACTGGCCGGCGGCCGGCGGGGACGCCGCGCTTGCCGCCTTCTGGCTGTGGCTGTGGTGGCGCGGCCGGCGCGGGAAGCGGCGCAAGGCACTCAAGGCGATCGGGGACAAGTCCCGGGCGGTCCTCGCCGCGATGGCAAGGAACATGCCCCGGCCGGCTCCCCGGCTGGCACCGCAGAGCGCATGAAAAAACGGTTCCGGCCGCACGGAAGCAGCCGGAACGGCTACACGATCAGCCAAGGAGGAGTTCGCCGATGTCCCTGTACGACGCGGCCGTCGCTGACGGCCGCCAGCATGAGCGAGGCGCTGTACTGCTCGCGATCCTCGGGAACCCTGTCGTCGCGCGGTTCCGGGACGCATGGGTGGAGAAAAGCGGCGACGGCCCGGTCATCGCCATCTACACGAGGCAGGGCGGCGGGAACCGCGAGTGCTACTGCGACGGCGGCGACCCGGGCCGGGCCCACGTCCCGGAGCAGTGCTACGCCGCCTGCAACGAGGCGCTGGCCGCCCATCCGCTGTACCTGCGGGACGCCGACGACGGATTCGATGCCACGTACGCCACGTTCTACTTCCGGGTGCCCGGTGAATACCGTGACGCGCTCGCGGAGGCGGCAGGCGACCCGGTGGACACCGATGCCCGCTGGCGGGAGGCGATCGAGCGCATCCGGCGCGGCGAGATCCGGCCTGCGGAAACCGCGATGATGGACCAGATCGCAGCCGCGCTCGGCGACCCGTCACCGGACAGCCCCAAGATCATCAGGATCTAGGGCACATGATGTCGGGCGGGCAAGAACCCGGGCGCGAGGCGGCGCGGGAGGGCTTCCGGACTGTTACGGAGTCCGGGGAGCAGATCGTCGTGGTTGACGGCTATAGCTACCGCTGGCGTGGCAATCCGCTTGCCGTCGGGGATCGCGTCATGCTGCCCGAGAACTGGCTGAGCGCACTGAAGTACGGAAGCGGCCCGTTCCCGGGAACTGTAACCGGCATTGGCAGCAGCTATCAAGGCGAGCTGGCGGCGGTTTTGCGCAAGCTCTGATGCTGGGCACGCGAAAAAGCGCCTCCCGCGAGCCTGTGACGGCTCACGGGAGGCGCTTCGGTACGGTGCCGGTCCGCAGGCGTGGACCTTGCGGCGGGATAAGGCTTAAGGCTCGCTAACGCGGGAAGCGCCGCCGGGCGGCCCGTGTGAAAGGCTGCCCGGCGGCGCTTCGCCGTGAAATCGCGAGAGCTGTTGCGACAGGAAGCTTACAGTGCCGCGATCATCGCCAGGATGCGTTCCGCGTCGGGGATCAGCCCGGCGATGGCCTGCTCGACGGCGGGGTCGGCCTTGGCGGCGGCGAGGATCTTCGGCAGGTACGCCTCGATCTCGGGGATGACGGCGCGGGCCTTCTCCGCGTCGGCGGCGATCGTCTTGAATCCGGGAACGAGGTGCTCTTCGACCCAGCCGGCGAACCCGGACGGGTGGGTCGAAGGGGCGGGAGGGGCCGGGACCGGGGCTGAGGTGGGGGTGTTCACGGGGCTTGCTCCGTTCGGTTCGGGGGCTGGCGCGGGGAGCGCGCGAGTGCGGGAGGATGGGTGCGTGAGCGGCCAGGACGATAACGATGCCTTCTGGCGGCGCAAGATCGCCGAGGCCGATGCGGCGGGGGGCCCGGTGAATGTGCGCCTCGGTGACATTCCCAAGGTTCCGGGTGCCAGCGCGGCGTTCGTCCTTCCGCGCCAGGATGTCACCAGAGGGCGGAAGGTGATCCTCGACTGCCACGGCCAGGTGATCACCGAGACGTCCGAGGACGTGGTCCTGACCTTGACCGTCTGGTCGCCGGCGGGCCGTCAGTAGCTGACGATCTCGTAGTAGACGGTGCTCGTGTCCGTGGCGGACGAGCTGTTGACCGTGAAGCTGGTCCCTGCCGTCAGCGCGACGGACAACTCGCCGAGGGTGCCGCCCGCGGCCTGCCGGTTCAGGCGGACAATCGAGCCGGCCGTGATCTCAGTGTTCGCCACGGTGACGGTGCCCGCCGCCAGGGTGACGGTGCCCGATGCGACGGACGGCATGGGCGGGACGGCATCCTGCGCGCCGAACCAGGTGACAGCGGTTACCTGGTCGGCCAGGAACAGCAGCCCGTCCAGTGTTGTGGCGAAGCCTCCCACGGGGTAGGGCGGCGAGCCGTTGCCCGTCTGGAAGTTCAGCGCGGCCGACTGGGCGGCGGTCAGGCCGTAGGCGGCTTTCTGGACGCCGCCGACGTACAGCGCGACCCATACGGGGACGCCGAGGGCGTTGCAGATGACCTCGATCCCGATCGTGACGGTGGCCGGCGGGGTCACCGTGGCGGCGCTGGCGATGAGGGTGGTGAGGGTCGTGCCGGCCCCCGTCACCAGATCAATGGCTCCCCCGCCGTGGACATGGGCGCCGATCCAGTTGTTGGCGTTGGTGCCGCCCCGGCACCAGCCGGCGATAAGCGCGACGTTGAAACCCGATGAGGGCAGTACGAACGTTGCCGATGTCAGCCGGGAGACGCCGTTTTCCTTAGTCGGAACCAAGGCGATTGAATTTCCCGACGACGTCGATTTCAGGCCGGTGCCGCTGGTGATCGTGAAAGTGTTCTGGTGCAGTGACCAGGGGTGGAACGTCGGGTTCGTCAGGCCCAATGACGTCATCGGGGAATAGATGCGGCTGAAATTGTCCTGCGGGTGGATGCCCTTCCAGCTCTGGTCACGGTACCCGCCGGCGTTGACGATCTCCAGGCGGCCGAGCAGGTTGCTCGCCCCGGCGGTGCCGAGTGACAGCGGGAAGCTTCCGCCCGTAACGCTGTGGACTTTCACGCTACCGACGAACGAGCCGTTGTTGCCGTTCGGGTTCGGCTGGCTCACGAAAGCCGTCATCTGGACGGAGTTGTACTCGTAGTCGAGCGTCCCGTATACCCTGACCGGATTAGAGGACAGGTCAGTGGTCGCGTTGAAGATTATCGCGCAGTTCTCGACGTCAAGCTCATTGAAGAACAGGCCGTGGCCGGTGTTGGTCGTCGTCGCGTTGATGACGATGTTAGCGAAATAAACGCTCACATAGTCGAGCAGCATATGCTCGCCGAACCGGAAGGCGATCGGGAGGTTGCGGAATCCGCACTGCTCGAAGACGTTCATTCCCTCGCTTTCAAATCCGGGGATGACGATCGCCTCGTTGGTGCCGGTCAGCGTCTGCGCCCCGTCGAATGAGGTCATTCCGTACAGCCGCCGGCCCCTGATGGAAAGGCAGCACAGGGCGTTGACGATGCCGCACTGCGGGTTGGACGGCAGCTCGACGGTCACGTCCTCAAATGCGAGGGTGACATTGGTCCACGGCTGCGGGGCCGAGAAAGCGGTGTTGGCGGGGATGCAGTCGAACACCCATCCCCCCGTCGCGTTGGAGACCAGTGTCACGCCGCCGCTGATAGGGCGCTCCTCGCCGGGCCATCCCGGTGACACCATCCCCTTGATCGTTATCGCCAGGCCGGTGGTGTCCGACGCCGACACTGCGGGAACGAGGATCTGGCCGTTGTAGGTGTAGCCGAGCACGGTGGCGCTCTGCAGCGCGCCGTTGATCGTGTACGTGCCGGGGATGCTGATGACGACTTCGCCGCCGGTGCCCGCCGTGGCGAGCGTGTTCAGTGCGCCCTGGATCGCGGCGGTCACGTCATTGCCGGGGACGACCCCGTAGGCCCGGCAGATGTCGATGCTCGCCGGGCTGCTCAGTGCGTTGCCCGCGTTGTAGGCGGTGTTCGCGGCCAGGTACCGGGTGTCGAGCTGCGTCAGCGCCAGGTCGTCGGCAAGGACGTACCAGATGCCGCCAGATGCCTTGTACTGGAGCAGAAGCCCCTGGGCTAGAAGGGTCAGCGTGGCCGAAGTGGCACCGGCCGTCTTATTGAACACGTCCGAGCCCGCGCAGGCGACAGTGACCGTGCTCGTGCCGCCCTGGATCACCATCTTGACGCCGACGACGGTCAGGTCCGCCGGGGCGTTCGGCAGGGTGACGGTGAAGGACCCGCCCGTCGTGTCGCACGGCACGTAGTCTCCGGCCGCCGCACTGTAGGCGGACGTCTTGACCGCTGTCGGGGTGAGCAGGCCCGCGAAGTTCCGGGTGCTGCTGCCAGTGCCGCCCTGTCCGATCGTGACCGTGTTCCCGCCCGCCGGCGTCTGCCCGAAGGCCGCGCTGTCGGTGCTGGCGGACCCGTTGGCGAGGCCGGTGAGCTTGTGCCCGTTCATCGGCACGCTGCCCGCCGTCGCGTTAGCGCCGGCGATGGCCGACAGGTCGTCCGTCGAGGGGAGCGCGCCGACCTGTGCCGCCGTGTAGTCTCCGGACTGCGCCGTCACCGCTCCCGTGCGGCCGAACACGCTGGCGACCGCGCCGCCGGTCCCTGGCGGCACCGCCCACGTCCCGTCGCCCCGCAGGAACTCGGTGCTGCCGCCCGGCGGGGCGGCGACAGGGGTGCCCTGGATCTTCGCCACCGTCGGCGCGGTCGCGGTGCCCCCGATGTCCCCTGCGGGCGGGAGAATGCCGGCCGGCCCGGGGCCGGTATTCGCCAGGGCGAACAAGTCGACGCTGGACGGGGTATGCGGGAGGAAGAACGACCACGGGGCGAGAACCTCGCCGGCCAGGGTGACGGTCACGGTGTAGAACGCGAACGACGTCTGGCCCCCGAAAGTAAGGCCGCCCTGGTCCGTGGCCAGGAGCTGGAGCGTCCCGCCGGACAGGTTCTTCAGGGTGCCGTTGACGATCTCGCCGACCACGGGCACGCCCGGCTGGAGGACGGGGATGCCGGCGGCGTACACCGTCGTGTTGACGGCGAACGACGCCGTCCCGGAAAGCGGGCTGCCCTGGGAATCCTGGAACGTCCCGGTGATCTGGGTATACAGCAGCATTGGGCCGCGCCCTCCATTTCACAGGTGATCCGGAACAGGGGAAGGGCACGGGGTGAGGGCATGAAAAAAGCCCCGTGCCGGACGGCAGGGGCCTCGGGAAGCGGCGCGGGCTAGACGGCGAGCAGCGCCGCCCAGGTCAGCGGGCCGACCTTGCCGTCAGGGTAGAGCCCACGCGCCGTCTGGAATGCCTCCACCGCGGCGAGGGTTTCCAGGTCGAACGTCCCGTTGACCGTCACGGCGTGGCCGCGGGCGCACAGGAGCCCCTGGACGGTCCGCACGGTCTCCGCGCCGGGGAAGCCGCTGATCACGAGCGGCAGCCTCTTCAGGAACGGGTCTTCCCATGCCGGGGGCACTGGCGGCTGCTTCTTCACGTAGGACGCGATCCACGTGCCGAGCTGCTCTGCGGTGCCGTTGAACGCGTCGGCGTCCCCGCCGTCCGTGCCGCCCCCGTCGCGCCACTGCCAGAACGTCCAGCCGTCCCACGGGGCGACCGACGCCGGGGCGGCGGGCTCGAACCAGGCGATCCACAGCGGGTAGCCCGCGCAGTCCGCCAGGCCGGCGAGCGACGACAGGTCCGAGTAGGCGAGCACCGGCGACCGCGGCCCCGCGAGCTCCGCCGTCTTGCCGAGGAACGCCTTCGCCTGGGCCCCGGTGACGCCGGCGTAGTCCGACAGGGACACGGCGAGCATGTCGCCCGGCTTCAGCCCCTGGGCGGCGACGGTGGCGACGAAATGCTCCGCCTGGGCCACGGGGTCATCGGCGGTGAACTCGTGATACGCACCGCGCCAGATCCGGGCCGATCCGATGGCGGACCAGTTGGCGGCGAAGTGCGGATCAACTCCGGTGACGCCATTGGTCGCCTTGCAAAAGGCGAAGTGCAGCCCGCTCAGCATCTCCTCGTCAACCGGCTGCTGGTATGCGCTGACATCGACTCCCTGGGCGCTGTCCGTCATCGCCAGAGCACCTCTCCTCGTTTATGCGCGGCGGGAACCCAGTGCTTCGCTCGCGCGCCGCTGCTTCCGTCGTTGACGTTGATAGGCCGCCCCGCGGGCGCGCATGCAAATGCGGCAGTAGCGTCCGCCGCGTCCCGGGTCGACGTAGGTGTTTTCCGTGCTGTACTCGTGACCCTGCGGGCAGTGGGTCTTCCCGGCGTTGTTGCGACCATGCTCAACCATGTCCCGCATGTTTTCCGAATGGGTGCCCCATTCCAGATTGGAAACGGCATTGTCGGATGGATCGCCATTGCGGTGACAGCCCTCAGTACCTTCCGGGGCCGGGCCGACGAATGTCTCCAGCACGAGCCGGTGCACGTACTTGGTAACAGGCGTGCTGTGCTGCCAGAAGTTCACGTAGAGGTGGCCTCGCGCGCCTCGTCCGGGCTTCAAGATGCGCCCGCTGCTGAGATACGGCTTGCCGCCATTCGTTATATAGCGATCCACGCTCCGCACACGGCCGAGGTCGCTGACCTCGTAGAACCCTTCCCAGCCGGTGACGGACGCCCAGCGTTCACTAAGCTCACCCATGTCGGTCTGCTCCTCAGATCGGCCAAGCCCCGGGGTGCTCGCAACGCCGCCGGGGCACTTAGAACATTTTATCGCTTATCTGGCTTGATAGTGGCGAGATCAATGCACGCGCTAGCTACGCCCATGACCGTCCTTCCCTGCCGCGATCTTCGCGAGCGCGGCCTTGATCTCGTCGACCGTGTTGTGGATGGACGTGAGCGCCTGATGGTCGGCGTCCGCCTTGGCGTTCTGGGACTTGCCGAGCTGGTTGCCGACGAAGGTCATGACCGCGCAGAAAACGAGCTGGACCCCGTTTGACCAGTACAGCATGTGGTTCTGCGTGCCGTTGGAGACGACCGCGCCGAGCATCGAGTAGAGGGCGAAGATCCAGATCGCGGCGGCCGAGCCGTAGAAGGCGGCGACCTTGAATGCCGCTGCCCTGTTCAGTTTCTGGGCTGCGCTGCTTTCGCGCTTCAGGAGTTCGCGGGGGTGCGGGACGTGCGCATGCGGGCGCGGGGCGGTCATCGGTACGCCTCCGTGTTCTCTGGACTGGCGCATGCGGCCGTGAGGACAGGCGGTGCGCCTGGCCGTGGTCCCGTCCGGGCCGGGACGCCTGCGGGCGGATCCTCGGACGGCGGCGTGCCCGCCCCCGAAATCCGGGTGACCGTGATACTGCCGCCGTTCGCCATGGTGCTGGTCCTCGTGAAGGCGGTCACGCCGTCCCCCAGTCGGGCGTTCCGTCGCCGCCGCCCGCGAAGATCCGCGCAGCGGCACCGTCCATGCCGAGCGGGTTGCGGGGCTTGCCGCCGAACCGTGCACGGGCCTCAGTGGCCCGCTGCACCTGGAAGTCGATCTTGAGACCGCCCGTGCGCTCGCCCAGGTAGGCGCCGATCGCGACGCACAGGAGTTCCCAGCGCTCGCGCGTCGGGCATGCCTCCGCGAACTCGTCGTCGTCGAGTATCAGGCGCACGTCGATATCCCGTGGCGGAGTCCCGTCGTTGCCGACCCCGGCCGAGCCGACCAGGTACGGGTGCTCGCCGCCGAACGCCCTGCTGACCACCCGGCACGCCTGGTCGAGATGGTAAAGCTCCGTGGTCGTCAGCAGGTCGGTGCGGCGCTTCGCGCTCATGCGTCGACCAGTTCGCCGCCGCGGATCCAGCCGTGCCACGGCCGGTTCGGGTCGGTGTCGTTGATCGACGGATTGACCGTGATGTTCGGGGCCTCGCCGGTTACCGTCCAGCAGGCACCGGAGGCTGACGCGATGCCCGAATACCAGACCGTCATGTTCGGCAGCACAACAGCCCAGCACTCGTGCACGAACCACATGTCGCCCGGCTTCAGGTCCGGGTGCGGCGCATCAGCCTCGGGCGTTCCGGGCACCGGCAGGCGCGGGCCGCCGATATCCGGCACGGGAACGATGCGCAGCGGGATGCCGGTCACTTCGCCGCCTTCGCCGCGGCGGCGGTCAGCATCGCCTCGTGGATGAGGTCGATCTTCGCCCGCGCGTCGGCTGCCTGGACCCGGTCGCGGGTGACGGTCAGTTCGTTGTCTTGCAGCGTCTCGCCTGCCGCCGACAAGTTCGTCGACCCGGTTACCCGGTAAAGCATGTCGATCACGGCGACCTTAAGGTGCATGATCCGGTGCTTTTCCGACTGGCCGATCGCGATGGAGTTCGACGGGAATGCGGACTTGGCGAGGATGTTCCGCTCGTGCACTCCAGCGGCCTGCGATGAGTCGAGCGTCAGCGACACGTAGCAGCCAGGGTCATCGAGCCGGTCATGGACGGCCGCCGCGATCTCGTCGTCAGCAAACCCGTACATCGCCAGTATCAGGCTGTGGGTCGCGGAACGGATCATCGTCATGAGCACGCCGTGGAGGTCGTCGTCTGGCGCCCAGAATGTGTAGGTGTCCTTGGGCTGGTCCGGTGGCCACGGGCCGCGCTTGCGGTATCCGGCGAGCTCGGACAGGTCAGCGAGGGCCATGCAGCCTCCTTGCCGCGAAGTTGATGAGGGAGAGGCCCGCCCCGCCCGCTGACGTCGCTCGGCTTCACGGGCGGCTGGGTCGGGTCAAAGCGACAGAAGGCCCCGAGACTGGCCTCTCCCGGTCAGGGGGCGGCATCCGGGGAACGGTGCCGTGCGAGCTGACGGCGGACCCGGATGTCAAGCGCGGAATTGACGAGCCATATCGCCTGGACGCCGCTGAACACGATGAGGGCTTCCGGGCTGAGAGTGCCCGCGCCGGGGATCCGGACGCCGATGATGTCGAGCAGCGCGACCGCCGAGTAGACCGCGGCGGCCAGGACCCGGCACGCCGCGGTGCGGACGTAGCCGCGCCCGGCGAGCCCCTCGGCGGCGTAGGAGGCGTGCTGCCGGCGCAGGTGGACGAGGGCACCGGACTGGAGGACCAGCGATGTCCACGACACCAGCAGCATCAGCAGCAGGAGCGCCCGGCCCGTCACGGGCCGGGGCCGCGCAGGGCCCGCTGGAGCGCGGCGACTTCCGCCTCAAGCTCGGTGATCCGCTTGCGCGCCCCGTCGAGCTGGGCCTGGTAGTCGCCCCTCAGCCCGTCGAGCTGCCGCTGGTAGTCGGCCCGCTGCCGTTCCAGTTCCCCTGTCACCCGCTTGATCTCGGCCTGGAGGGCTTCGTTCAGCTCCGCCCATGAGGAGACCGCGTCGCGTTTCTCGTCGCCGGCGTCCTTGCTCTTGACGAGGCGCACGGGGACCACGTAGGCGGCGACGAGGGCGCCCGCGCCGAGAACAAGCTCGGTGAGGAGCGTCGGGTCAACCGCCATTGCCGTCTTCCGCGTCGCGGGGGCGGGACGGGACGAGCACTTCCCGGTAGTCGAGGAGGACGGCGGCCCGTGCCAGCAGGTAGGCGTTGAACGCCCATGAAACCCAGGTTTCCGGGGTGGTGGAATCGTTGGTGGCCCACCGGACGATGAACGCGAGCGTCCATGCCAGGGTGATGATCCCGGCCGCGGTCAGGGCGGCGACGGACAGCCACCGCATCCGGTAGGCGGCGACGGCGGCGAGCAGGGCGGCGGACACGCACGCGAAGCACAGTCCCCACGCGGGGGCGGGCATGATCGCGAGGAGGTTGCTGTAGGCGGGGGTCCGGGACCACCGGGCGCCCTGGAGGAGGAGGGAGAGGGCGTAGATCCCGTACCCGGTGCCGATGACGGTCATGTTGGCGCGGCTCGCCCCGATGGTGCGGGCGAACGGCCTGGACAGCCTGGGCATCGTGAGCACCCCCTGGCTGCGTGCGGATGCGGGATCACGGCGGTCAGGCGAGCTGGGCGAGCCCGGACGGCTGCCCGGAGGAGTACGTCACCTGCGTGACGGCGGGCAGCATGGCCGCCGGGGAGCCGGGCGGGAACGCGGTCGCCTCGAGGACGCCGAGGAGCTGCCCGGTCGATGACCCGTAGGCGAGGGTGACGGCGCGGGCCCCGGAGTCGTCCAGCAGGTGCATGAGCGGGCCGGACGGGGACTGGTCGTAGATGTCGGCCGGGATGACGTGCCCGGCGTGGGCGGTCCACGGGCCGCCGCTGCCGGGTGCCGAGTACAGCCACGGGGCAAGCCCGGATGACGCCATCTCCCCGAGTTGCAGGTAGTTCACTGCCGCGTCGCCTCCGGCCTGGTGGAAGACCAGGTGGTAAGTGGATCCGGCGACCAGGCCGGAGGCGGCCAGCGGCACCGGCACCATGGGCACCGGCTGCAGAAGCCCGAGCTGGTAGGAGGTGAGCTGGAAGGTGAACGCCTCCCAGTTCCCGGCGAGCCCGGACGGGTAGGCGGCGCACTGGAAGGTGCCGGCCACGTCTCCCCAGTCCTGGAGCTGCCACTGCGGGGCGGGCCCGTCGGCGGTGAACGACAGGATCTGGGTGCACGCGGAGGCGGTCGGCGTGTTGGAGTTGAGGCCGGAGATGATGAGGAGGACGTTCCCGGCGGTCGCCTGGTTCCAGCCGGGGACGAACGCGGCCGCCGGCTCGGGCAGCGGCGGGCCGGGCGCCCAGGACTGGAGCGACCCGTCGGGGTTGATGCCCGCGATCCACGTCTCTGCGAGGAAAGTTCCGGAGGAGTCGGTGCCCCCGGTGATGACCAGCCAGTTCCCGATGACGGCGCAGAACGGCCGGTACAGGCCGCGGGGCAGCGACTGGCAGGTTACCCACGCGGAGATCTGCCCGTTGCTGACTTGCGCCCGGTAGACGGCCGGGGACGCGGTGGACGCTCCCCCGGTCGCGGTGGCGCCGCACGCGAGGTAGACCGTGTCGTTCCAGGCGGCCATGCCCGCGCAGACCGCGGGCTGCGGGAGGGCCTGCTGCGCGGACCAGGCGCCCACGGTGCCGGTGCCGGGCGCCCACGGCGCGGTCCACACGTTCGCGAAGGCGGTCGAGCCGGAGAACCCGCCGGCGACGACGATGGTGTCGGGGGTCGCGGCGGCGCACACGGTGGAGGCGGCCTGCGGCAGCGGCGGCTGGGGGATGGCGCCGGAGACGGCGCTGCCGCCGAGGTACTGGACGGCGGAGACGCCGGTGATCGCGGCGAGGGTCACCCCGTCGGCCCCGCCGACGAACAGGGTCCAGTTCCCGCTGGTGACGGGGGTGGCGTAGTTGCCGGCCCCGTTGGCGGACACGGCCGGCTGGCTCCACGTCGTCGCGAACGCCGTCCCGAGGCAGGCGGTGTTGTACCGGGACAGGGCGAGGGGGCCGGCGGCGGCGAGGCCGGACGGGGCGGACAGGGCGGTGATGTGCGCGGCGGGCACGGTCGCCTGGGCGGCCGGCGATGACGTGCGGGGGGCGCCCGACCCGTTGTCCGGGTACAGGGTCACCTGGAGGTCGGCGCCGTTCCCCGCGGCCAGGACGGGCACCTGGACGCGGCCGACCTGGTTCGAGCCGAACGGCATCGTGAACGGCTGGTCGACGTCATGCAGCGGCAGCGCGCCGATGCCCCCGATGGACGACGGCGGGAGCCAGAAGAAGTTGCCGGCCGACGGCGTCCCGCTCACGGACGCGGCGGTCCAGATCCGGTTCCCGGCGTACAGGGGGACGATGCCGTGCACCGTGAGGAACTGGGCGACCTGGACCGCCGCGTTGACCGCGCCGGCGTCGGCCGGCATGCCGGCCCGCGCCGCCTGCCAGTACGGGCTGACGTACGGCGGGCTGGGATAGGAGCCGTAGTTGGCGTAGTACTGCGCCGGGTAGAGGTCGCTCACGGCTAGCTCGCCGGATATGCCTGGACCGGCTCGACCGAGTAGCCGTCGCAGGTGATCGTCGGGGAGCCGGCAGCCGACGCCCATGCCGCGTTCAGGACGATCGCCTGGGCGGACTGCGTGCTGACCGTGATGCTGGGGTTGGAGTGCTGGGACGCCGCGCCGTTCCACGCGTACTTCTCGTTGGCGGAGAAGGTGCCCGACGTGCCGGTGGCGGTGACCGTGATCAGCGCCTCGTATTCCCACGTGAAGCTGGCGGCGGCGGCCGGGTTGGTGCCCGGCGTCCAGGTGCCGAGGGACGCGGAGCCGAGCTTGGCCTGGAGGCTGAGGTTAACGGCCGTGCCCGCGGCCTGCGTGCCGTGGCCCCACGCCCGGACGCGGTAGACCTTGTTCGTCACCATGTCATAGGCGGGAACGGTCACCGATCCGGACAGGGCCGTGAGGGTCACCACGGTCACCGTGGCGCCCTGGCCGGCCGAGGAGTCCGCCAGGCCCAGGCCGATGTTCCCGCGCTTCATCACGATGCCAGCCGTGCCGTTGTCGACGACGGCGGCCGTGCCGTACCCGGTGCCCGGCCCCTTGGAGTTGCTGAGCGTCACCTCGGTCGCGCCGGAGGCCACGTAGACGGCGGAACGCGGAACGCTGCCGCTGCCCAGGCCCGCGTTGGCATTGACATTGAAGTGGCAGGCGTCGATTGTCACCTGCGCGACGCCGCTCGCGATGTTGATCTCGTCGTAGGTGTTGCTCGCGAACTTGTAGCCGCTGCCGCCGCCGAACACGCAGTCCGTGATCGTGTACCCGGTGCCCCCGTTGATGGCGATCGAGTGCCCCGGCTGGCCGATGAACTTGCACGCCACGACGGTCGCGTCACCCTGGAAGCTGCTGCCGAACAGCAGGCCGGGCACGTTTGCGGCGACCGCCGCGCCGGAGAAGATGCAGTCGTTGAGGTAGGCGTGCACGCCGTAATCGAACTCGACGGCGGCAATGCTGTGATTGTTCAGCTCCAGGTCGTAGGCGAAGAAGATGTGCGGCTGCTGGGGAATCGCGTCCTGCGTCCACAGGATGCCCCGGTCCCCGTCGTGGCAGATGACGTGCCGCAGGTTCACGCCGAGCGTCTGCCCCTGGAAGAGGACCGACGCGGCCGTGGCCACGCCGGTCCCGGCCGGCTGCCAGACGGACGTGTTCGTGACCTCGCACACCTGGCATTCGCCGGTGAAGGCGATCCCGTTGACGGCGGTGTACAGGTTGGCGTTGTCGATCAAGAGCTGGTTGCAGGCGTTGGCCACGATGCCCTGGTTGAGGCGCTGCGAGGCCCCGCCCTGGTAGAAGCCGCAGTTGCGGACCGCCCCGTAGTTCACCCCGGACAGGTACAGGCCGATGTCCGTGTCGGCGAACGCGCCCGGCCAGTGGTCGGAGTAGAACGACAGGTCGTCGATGATCACGGTGCCGTCGTTGCCGGACTGGCTGCCCCACGAGCCGGTCTGCGTGATCGACAGGCCGGTGACGCTCGTGCCCGTGGCCGCGAGACGGAGCTGGGTGGCCTGCGGGCCGTCCCCGGTGATCGCCAGCGGCGCGGTGCCCGAGTAGGTGAGCCCGGACGTGATCTTGTAGCTGCCGGCGGGGATGCGGATGCGGCCGCCGTAAGTGGCGCCCGCGACCGCGGTCAGGGCCGCCTGGAACGCGCCGGTGGAGTCGGCGGAGCCGGTCGGGTCGGCGCCCCCGGCGAGTGCCGTGTTCAGCACGTTCAGCGGGGCGCCGAGGCCGTTGAGGACGTCGGCTATGTTGTTGTGGTCGGGGGTGTGCCCCGGGTTGCCGACCGCGTGCGCGTCCGACGGGACGGTGAAGCTCAACGCGGCGCTCCCCTCCGGCCGGTCACGGGGTGATGGTCAGGAACGTCGACCCGTAGGTCGCCAAACCCTGGCCGGAGGACGAGGCGCCGAACAGGTAGCCGAGCGCGATGTTGTCGGCGGCGGCCACGGTGAGGGTCTGGGACAGGGGGGCGAGCGGGACGGACCCGGAGCCGGGCGTGACGCTGCTGGCCGTCTCCCCGATCGCGCCGGCAAGCGCGAACCGGGCTGTCGTCGCCGACAGCACCCGGACGGTGAGGACCAGCCAGCCCGCGATCGTCGCGCCGGAGGAGAACGCCCCCGTGCCCACGGAGGGGGCCATCGACGTCCACGTCCCGGCGACGTCGACGGCGAACGCGAGCGCGTTCCCCTGCCACGTGCCGGTGAACTCGGTGCTGATCATGTAGACGGTGCCGGCCGAGGGGGTGCCGGGGAGCATCGTCCAGAATTTCGTGAACGCGGTCGCGGTGGTGACGTTGCCGGGGTTGTAGGAGGTCGGGTCGGCGGAGCAGGCGACGGGGGCGTTGCCGCCGGTGAGGCTCGCGAGCAGCAGGACGGTCGCCGAGTCCACGCCCTATGCCACCCCCGTCAGCAGCGGCCCCGAGTAGGACAGGGTGCGCTTCGCGACCGCGTACCCGTTCGCCGACTGGCCCGCGGTGTATTCCTGGCTGCCGGTGAGCAGGCCGGCCGTGTAAGTGAGCCACGTCCACCGGGCGCCGGAGTCCTCCCACGTCCCGGCGAGCGGCAGCAGGGGCGACTGGTCCCAGACCTGGTACGTGAGCCCGTACGGCTGGGCGGTCCACGTCGCCCCGTCCGGTGAGGTCGACGCGCCGGAGGACTGGTTGGACTGGTGCCAGCCGTACCAGTCGCCGGAATCGCCCGTTTCCTGGGCGACGATCCAGTACCGGGTGCCCGCGACCAGGCCGGTGAAGGGCAGCGGGACCGGTATCCACCCGTAGGAGCCGGCGGCGAACTCTTTCGGGAGTGCCGCCTGCGACAGGATCGTGCCGGACGGGGCGCCGGAGCCGTTATCGGTTTGCAGGGTGAGCGGCCAGGGGGGCGGGGAGCCGGTGACCGCGGCGTATACCTCCACGTAGCCGGCCTGGTTATGGCCGAGGGCCGCGGTGAACGACTGGGCGTACCAGGCGGCATTGGACTGCTCGCCCGTGCCGCCGGCCGTCGCCTGGGATACGGCGAGCGCCCCCTGGTAGAGGTAGGTGACGGTGTGGGAGGCGAGGAACTGGTTGACCTGTCCCGCCTCGCCGGGGTACCCGGTGGTGGCGGCGAGCCATGTCGGGGCCGGCATCCGCTCACCGCCTCGCGTGGGATGCTGTCGGGATGAGCCCTGTCACTGTCTTCGGCGCAACGGCCGATCCTGACGAGCTGCGCGAGATCGCCGCGCTGGCCGGCGCTGGCCGCTCACCCGGGCTGGCTGAGCGGCTGGCCGTCTATGGCCTCAAAACCACGCCCGCCGTCGACAGGAACGGCAACTACGGGCCGGCCGGGATGTTCCTGGTGGCGGCCCCTCCCGGCGGCGCGGCCTTCGTGTCCGAGGGATTCTGCCCGGACTGCCGGGTGCCGCTCGCAGGCGACGCGCGCAACTGGTGCCCGTCATGCACGGCCACCTGGCACCGGGCGCCGCGCGCCTAGCTGCCCGCGACGCTGAGGGCCACCTGCAAGAGCACGGTATCCGGCGACGTGACGGTCACCGGCGACCCGAGCGCGTAATGGTCGAGCATCGTCCCGCTCCCCGCCGATGAATTCGCGCCGGCGAACACCCCGGCCTCGGCGACCGTCCACGGCGAACTCGGGGGCGGGAAGTAGAACAGCCACGTCACCAGCGCCGGGATCGACGGGGTCGCCGGCGAGTACGCCCCGGCCCCCACGGTTTCCCGTCCGAGCTCGGCGTACAGCGCGGTATCGGACGCGGCCGGGGTGCCGGTCCCGGACCCGACGGCCCCGTACAGCGGGGTCAGGTACGTCGCGGCGGTGACGCCGAGGTTCGCGGCCTGGTCCTGGATCCCGGACCATGCGAGGGCGGCGGCGAACGCGGTCAGCCCGTTCGTGCAGGTCACGTTGTCGCCCTCGCACCGGGCGGTGACGGCCTCCGGCGGCGGGCTCAGCACGGCGCGGATGTCGCGGCGGTGCGCGCCCAGCCATGCGCCGTTGACGGCGGTGACCGTGATCCGGGCGTGCAGGCCGAGGGACGCGCCGGAGCGCGCACGGCTCAAGACCATATGAACTGCCCCCACTGGCCTGCGTCCCAGGCCGGGCTGACCTGGGCCGTCACTGTCGCGGAGTCGGTGATGCCGAGGGTCTCGTCGGCCTCGGTGAAGTGCCCGGTGCCGGTCGCGGTCGTGTCCCCCGCCGTGGCCGCGCCGATCTGGTCCGACAGGGAGCCGAACACGTCGGCGAACGAGTACGGGCGGAACACGCCGGGCAAGGCACACCCCCCGGCCGGACTGCCTGATCAAAGCCGGATCCCGGTTATCTGGCAGGTCCGGTAGCCGGCCTCGCCGAAAGTGACCTGGTTGGCGATGGCGATGAACGTGTCGTTGATTCCCCACGCCGACCGCTGCACGTCGTAGACAAGCGGCGTGTCGAGGGTGAACGTCTGCCCGGCCCGCACCCACCCCACCCAGTCCGGGGAGGTGTTGAACGTGACCCGCTCAGCGATGAACGCGTACTCGGTGCGGTCCTGCATCGCCCTGGCGAGCGCCATCGGCATCGACGTGAGCGACGAGTCCGAGATGTACTCGGCGTACACGCCCCCGTTCGGCCCCGTGTAGGCCGCCTGGGACGCGGCGTCGTTCGCCTGGGCGATGACCGGCACCTCGTAGGAGTACCAGGCCTCGATCACCGTGCCGGCCGCCGGGGGGAACTCTGCGACGAGGAACCAGCCGCCGCCCGCGTTCTGCACGATGGACCACGGCCCGGACGGCGCCTTCCCCGACGATTCGACGGTGACCGCGGTCGCGGCGCCCCCCACGTACAGGGCCGGGGCGGGCGAGGATGACACCGTGTACCGCAGCGGCCACGACGCGGCCGTCCCGTCCGCCCGCCACGTGTCCGTCGGCCCGGACGCGTACGACCACCGGATCACCTGGGTGGCGCCCTGCACCAGCACCCGGTTGCGGACGGAGGTGCCGTCGTACTCGTAGGCGAACTGGGAGTCGTTCAGGACGTGGCCCTCGTACAGCGATCCCATCGTCGTCGGCGACGTGGTGAAGGTGACGCCGGAGTCCTGTGCCGTGGACTGGTCGTAGAAGTGGAGCCGGCGGAACTCGTCGACGTACCAGCCGTAGGGGGTGACCTGTCCCATGGCGGCGGCCAGGGTCCGCCACGCCCCCGACAGGGTGGTGTAGCCGGAGGTCCACTGGGGGAGCGCGGGGCCGGGGGCGACGTAGCCGCCGGCGGCGTAGGCGACGGCGGTGATGCCGCAGCCGGCCCCGTTGGTGAGGGCGATCACGATCTGGTCCCCGGCCTGCACTGATGACGGGGGCCAGCGGACGATCGCGTTGTCCGCGTAGGCCGTGTAATCGGTGCAGTTCAGGTACCATTCGTTGCGGTTCGGGCCGTCCGGGCGGAGCACCGGCTTGGTGATCACCCCGGCGAACAGCGTCTGCCCCGCCGTCGTGTCGTGGAGCTTCACCTGGGACATGGCCGGGATCTCGATGGCCGGGGTCCCGGAGTGCTCCTCGACGAGCGTGAGCGCCGCCGTGTCGCCCTGCCGGCCGAACGACTGGGTGATCGTGCATCCCTGGTCCGCCCCGTCGTACGCCAGGTACTGCGTGTAGTACGACGTGGAGCCGCCCGGCGGGGTGACCGCGAGCTGCACGTCCGGCAGGGGGATGCCCGGCACGTCAGCCCCTGATGCTGATCTTGCGGCCGGCGGCGGGCAGGAGCTGCGACGCGACCTGCCTGCCGATCTTCGCGGTCAGCTTGTCGATGTCGGAGTCGGACATGACGGTGTTGCCGTGCACGTCGATCACCACCGTTATCCCGCCGCCGCCCCCGTAGCCGCCGCCTGCCGGGGCGACGGCGGAGGCCGCCAGCGCCGACCCTGCCGCGGCGCCGCCCGCGCCCAGCCCCGCCGTGGCCGACAGGGCGCTGCCCGCGACCCGGCGCGCCGCGCCGAGGATGTACGGGATGGAGGCGATGAGCCCGTTCCCGAGGCCCATGCCGAGGTACATGCCGTGCGGGTAGGTTTTCTTCGACGGGGAGGAGATGCCGAGCGCCGACCCGATGCCGCTGATGATCGACGACGCGAATCCCTCGATCTTGGACATCAGCCAGCCGGCCGCCCCGGAGATCCCGTTCCAGATGCCCTGCACGATGCCGGCGCCGATGGACACCATCTGCCCCGGGAGGCCGGACAGCCAGCCGAGGATCTTGCCGGGCAGCGACGAGTACCAGGCCAGGAACCTCGTCCCGGCGTTCCAGACCGCAGACGCGGCCCCGGCGATCCACCGGCCGAACATGCCCGGCAGGCCGGTGAACCAGGAGAGCACGTGCTGCACGAACTGGACGCCGTCGGAGAACCAGTGCTTGATGTCGTCCCAGTGCCTGACGATCTGCGTGACGGCCAGGCCGAGCGGCCCGGCGACCAGCCCGACGATCAGCGTCCAATGCGACTTGACGAAAGATATTACGTCAGAGATAATTTTCGAAATAAAGTCGTAGACATCATCCCACGCGACCTCGACGCCGTGCACGATATCGTGCCAGTGCGTGACGATCTCGTAGACGGCGCCGGCGACGGCGGCGACCACGAGCCCGATCCCGAGCAGCATCACCGCGTTCGCCGCCACCCACGCCGCTGCCGTGGCCAGGGCCCCGGCGATGTTCCCCGCGACGACGACCGCGACCTTCGCCAGGCTCTGCGCTGCCCAGACCGCGCCCTGGACGGCCATCCCGGCCGCCGACGCCGCCCACGAAGCCGCCGTCGCAGCGGCCCCGGCGACGTTCCGCGCCACGACCACGGCGACCTTCGCGACGGACTGCGCCGCCCAGGAAACGCCGGCCGCGGCCTGCTGCCCCATGGACGCCAGCCACGACGACGACGACTCCGCCGCGCCCTCCTCGTTCGCGACGGCGACCGCCCCCGCGTCGGCCTCCTGCTCGGCCGCCGCCGCGTCCGCCGCGGCGGCCTGCTCGCCGGAGGACTCCCCGGAGATGATCCCGAGCTTCTTCAGCAGGCCCATCGCCGCATTGGCGGCCTTGCCGACGTCGTCGATGGCGCCCTTGACCGCCTTGTAGGCTTTCGCGGCCCCGGCGATCACCGCGATCGTCGCGGCGATCGCGGCCACGCCGACGAACAGGATCTCGGTCAGCGTCTTGTTCTTCGCCGTCCACTCGGCGATCGGGATGACCACCTTCGTGACCGCCGACAGGATGGCGGTCACCGCAGGGAGGAGCGCGGTGCCGATCGCGATCCCGGTGTTCTCCACCCCGGTCTTCGCCTGGTCGAGCTTGAAGTTGAACGTGGACTGGATCTTGCCCCAGTTGTCGACGGTGTCGCCGCCCTTGCGGGCCGCCGCCGCCACGGTCGCCGCGTTGTGCTGGAACGTCGACAGCCGGCCGCCGGTCAGCATCAGGGCGGTGGTCAGCCCGGTGGTGCCGCCCATCGCCTTGTACATGGCCTGCGTGTACGTCTGGCCCAGTGCCCCGGAGTGCTGCTTCGCCGCCGTGGCGACCATGTTCAGGGTGGCGGCCAGGCCCCGCTTGCCCATGTTCTTCGACAGGTCCGTGGCGGACAGGCCGAGCGCGCCCAGTTCCTTCTGCGCGACCTTATTCGGCGACTGGAGCGAGAGAATCGTGTGCCGTAGGTCCTGCGTGGCTTGCTGGGCGGACATGTTCTGCGCCGTCATCGTGGCCAGCGCGCCGCCCACGTCGGAGAAGCGGATCTTCGCGGCGGCGGCGACCGGGGCGACGTTGCCGAGCGAGGACGCGAGATCCTGCATCCGCATGTCGCCCGCGCCCACGGTGGCGATGAGCTGGTTCATCATCGACGCCGCGTAATGCGTCTGCTTCCCGGCGTTGCTGCTGGTCATGCCGTAGGCGTTGAGGGTGCCGGTGAGGGTCTTGCCGATCGTGTCGAGGTCGGCGCCGCCGACCCGCGCGCCCTCGGCGGCGATCTTCAGCACGGCCAGGCCCTGCGCCCCGTGATAGCCGGCGCTCTCCACGTGATACATGGCGGCGGTGATCGCCTCGGCTGAGGTGCCGGTTGCCGTGGACACGTTCAGGATCCCGGCCCGGACCATGGCGAGGTTCCCCTGGGTCTCGCCCGCGTCCGTCACGAGATGCTGCGTGGAGTCCTGGAAGTTGCCGGCCGCCTTGACCATCACGCCGGCGGCGACCCCGAGGCCCAGCGCCATGATCCCGGCGATCTTCCCGGCCTTGCCGAAGCTGGCGCCCGACTTCTCGCCCGCCTTGCCGGCCCGGGTCTGCGCGGCGGCGGCCTCGTCGTTCTTCGCCGCTACCGCCTTGGCGGTGTCCGCCTGGAGCTTCTCCGCACCGGAGAGGGTCTTCTGCGCGGCGGCGTTCTCCTTGGACGCGGCGGCGAGCCGTTCGTTCGCCTCCATGAGCCGGTACTGCGCGGCGACGTCGTCGTCCGCGGCCCCGGCCGCTGCCTGGTGCGCTTCCAGGAGGCCGCGCTCGGCGTCGGCCTGCTCTTCCGCCGTCCGGGTGGCCCTTTCCTGGGCCGCGCTCACCCTCGCGGAGGCCAGTTCCAGCGCGTCGGCACCGGAGGCGGTCTTGAGCAGCGACTCGTCGATCGAGTCGCCGGCGCCCTTCGCGGCGCCCGCGGCACGCTCGGCGGTGCCGGCGAACTTGTCGAGGGACTCGTCGACCTTCGCGAAGATCTCCGACGCCCGGTCGCGGGCCTCGAGGATCGCCAGGAGCGTGAAGGACTCGGCACCCACGGGGGATCACCCCCGCCCGCTAGCGACCGCCGCCGGCCCGCGCCCGCGCGGCCCTTGCCTGCTCCTCGCGGCGGATCAGCGAGATGAACAGGGCGTAGTCGTCGATCTCGCGGCGGGGCCTGTTCTCCAGGTCGTCCCGCGTCCAGCCGAGTTCCCTCCAGAACTCACGCTGGATCAGGAACGCCGTAAGCTGCGGCGGGCCCTCCGTCCCCATCCGGATCGCCGCCGAGGTCCTCGCCAGGAAACTGGGCCGCTTCCTTGGAACTGCGCGGCCCGTTGAGGTCGTCGCACACCTCGTAGACCTCCATGCGCACGGCTACGGGAAGGGCGGCGATCGCCTTGCGCTTTTCCTTCTCCGGCTCCAGGGGCCACGGGGTGCCGTCCGGCCACGGGGCGCCGTCCAGGTTCCAGGCCGTGACCGACTGGAAGAGCATCTCTTCCTGGGCGCTGCGCGGGTCGACCGTGATCGTCTGCGTGCCGCCGTCGACCCTGACCGCCATGCGCCCGGTGCCGAGGTGCCTCTCGACGGGGGCGTACTCGGCACTGGAAAGGGCGCGCTTGACTTCGATCCAGTAGCCGCCGGGGAGGTCGATGCGCTCCGTGCCGCCGTATCCGGCGGCATCGAGGAAACCTGGCATTTATCGCCTTTCGCGGTCGCGGGTTAGTAGGGGGTGGTTACGCCGTTGGTGATCACGGCCTGCACCGTGTACTGGGAGCCGCCCGTCAGCGGCCTGGACGCCTCGAACGCGAGCGTCGACATGACGACGTCTTCGAGCTTCACGTCGGGCGCCACCTTGGTGAGCGCGACCTGCGGGAGGGTGAACGCCACCGAGTAGCCGCCGCCGCCGGGGTGGGTGAACGACAGGGCCAGGGCGCCGAGGGTGCCGTTCACCATCGTCGTGAAGTCGCCGTAGGTGGAATCGGTGAGCGACGACCAGACGACGTCGATCGTGCCGCTGGCCTTGACGGTCACCGGGGTGATGAAGCTGGGCCCGTGGTTGCCGGAGAACGTCCACGTCTCCTTGAGCCCGTTGTCGATTTCGAGCTGGATGCTGGAGACCTCGGCGCGGGCGTGGCTGTCGAGGGTGACCGACGCCTCGGAGAACACGAACGGCAGCTCGTTCGTGATGCTGACCGCGGTCGGGGTGGTGAGGGCGGTGACGGACTGGGCGGACAGGTCGGCGCTCACGGACACGGCCTCGTTGCCCGCCGCCGCCTTGACGGTCAGCTTCCCGACCTTGCAGCCGGCGAACTGGAGCGACTGGTAGCCGCCGATGTTCTTTTCCACGGTCAGCGAGGCGAGCGTGTTGGCCTGCGAGATCGTGTGGACGTACGGGCCGGTGCCGGTCACGGCGTCGGTGCCGACCGACGCCCTGATCAGCGCCGCCGCGTTGGACGGGAACAGGGCGCCGTCGATGCTCCCGGTGCCCTTGGCTTCCCCGTACAGGTTGAAAACCTGCCTGTCGCGGACGTTCATCATCAGGCCGGGAGAGAACCAGCCGGGGTCCCATTCCAGGCCGTTGGTGGTCATCGGCAGGAAGGTGGAGGCGGCCACGGGCACGCCGAAGGACGTTTCGATGGCCAGCCCGGTGGCGGAAAGGGAACCGGCGCGCTCGGTGATGGTCGGGAACGGCACGGATGCCTCCTTGCTCCGCCCACGGCGGCAGAATGGGCGGGTGAGCGAAGAACTGGCCGCGTGGCGGCAGGCGGAAGGCCGGCCTGGCGCGGAATGGGCGACCCCGCGCGAGGTGGCGCGCATCCGCGTTGAGGTCGCCTACGGCGACGGGACCGCGATGACGTTCGCGGCCGACCGGCCGGAGAAAGCCGAGATCGACTTCGACTGGGCGCTTCCGGTCGCGCCGTTTCCCTGGGAGCCGCCGGCGCTCCAGGTCGCGCGGCCTCCTGTGCTCCGGGTGTCCGTCTCATTCGAGGCGCACCCGGCGCGGCCCGCGACCTCCGAGATCCGCACGGCGCCGGCTTGCGAAGCCCGGCTGACGGACAGGGAGCTACTTGACCCGGTCCTCGGCAGCCCCTGGATGCGCGCGCTCGCCGGGCGCGACCGGGAAGCGTGGGCCGCCACGGGCGACCTCATCGCGCAGGCGTTCGAGGCAGGCAAGTTCGCGGCCGGTCCCGGCAGGAAGCCGTGAGTGATGCCAGCGGCCTGGCCAGGTTCTTCGCGGCCCGGCTGGACGACGACGCGCGCTACTGGCGCGTCATCAGTGAGGCGAGAGAACGCCGGTGGGCCAGCCCGAGCCCGAAAGACATCGCCGACGTGACGGCACTGTTCCTTGACCTGCTGTCCGACCCGGCGGTTCTTGACGAGTGCGAGCGGTGGGAGGCAGTCCCCACGCCGAACGCGATAGAGAGGGGACTCGCTGACATCGAGGCCGACCGGGCGATCCTGGCCAGGTACGAGACGCTGCTGTGCCCGTCGTCGCCAGCCGACCGCCTGACGTTCCCGGCGCTGGCAGAGGCGGTCCTGGCGTGCATCCGCGACCGGGCGGCGAGGTACGCGGGGCACCCGGATTATGACGAGAGGTGGAAGCCGTGACCGCCACGTGGGACTGGCGCAAGCACTACCGCCAGACGCTGGAGATCGAGAGCCCGCTGGCCACCTGCGGCGGGTGCCGGTTCACCACGGCGCTTTCCGGGACGTGGACAGTGGAGGACAGCAGGCTCGTGTTCCGCGCCGACCTGAACCCGCTGGCGAGACGGGGGCCGGGCATGGACTCCTGCTGCGAGGGAACCCACGAGGGCACCCCTTCCGGGGTGCTCGATTTCCGGTACCTCACCGTGGACGGCAAGCCGCTGGGCGATGAAGAGTACGCGGCGCTCAAGGCGAGCGCGGCATCCCCGGAAGCACGGGAAGAGGAGATGGGACATGAGCGGCGGTAGCTACAACTATCTCTACTGCCACGTCCGGGGCCTCGAAGGGCAGCGCGAGGACATCGAGAAGATGGAGCGCCGCCTCCAGTCGCACGGCTACTACGCGGCGGCGAGGTCAACCCGCGAGGTGCTGCGCGCCCTGGACGCCGCCGAGCGGATCGCGGAGAGCCTTGAGGATGTCTGGCTGGCGGTCGAATGGGCCGACTCGGGCGACAGCGGCGAGGAATCGGTGCGGAAGGCCGTGGAGGCGTTCAGTCCCTGGCCGCCCGAGGGCGGCGCGGCGGCCCCGCTGCCGGGCTAGGCGGCCGGCTCCCCGTTCCCGCCCTGGCCCGGCACCGGGCGCTTGCGCCGGGCGGCTTCCGCCTCTTCGATGTCCGGCCTCCGCAGGTAGCGTTCCGCCTGGTCCTCCGGCACCTCGAACTCGTCCCCCGGTTCCAGGTGCCCGGCTTCGGTGAACGCCTGCGGGTGCGTCCCGGTGTACCTCAGCCGCACTGTGCCGTCGCCGCTCACAGCCCCATCGTCTCCTTAACGGACGCCTCGAACAGCGCGGCCACGGCCGGCCCGATGGCGGCCATCGCGTCCTCGGCGAACCTGTTCGGCCGCGTTCCCGGGTGGTTCACCCGCTTCGCGAACATGACGGCCCCGTGCCCGCTGTTGCCGACCCAGCGCAGGGCGCGGGCGTGGCGGGCCGCGATCGGGTGCGGCCCCGTGCCGCCGATGATGTACTTCGCGTACGAGGCCTGGCTGTAGTACATGACCAGCCGGGAGCCCGCCGAGGCTTCCTGCCGGTCAGCGACCGACTCGCGGAACGCGCCGGTCCGGAACGGGGCGCGGGCCCGCAGCATCTGCCGTCCGAGCGGCGCCGCCCGCGAAGCCCACAGGCCCGAGGCGGCCTCCCAGTCGAGCTTCGGGAGCCGGCCCTCGCGCTCCACCGTCATCCTGATGCTCACCCCTGCTTCACCTCCGTGATGCGGAGCTGTATCTCCGTCGAGAACCAGAGCTGCCGCAGGGACATGGTGGTCCGCTCGGGCGGGTAGTCCATGCCCCAGTTCTCGCCTATGGACGTGATCTGGGTGTCGGTCGCCGCCGTGGCGTTCGGCCCGACCGGATTACCGGCCGCGTCGATGAACAACGGCATGACAGTGGTCTCGAACACGTCCGTCACCGCGTCGATCACCTGCGTGAACGGCTCGTTCGCGAGCGCGTCGTCCGGGGTGTCGAGGTAGGCGAGGTAGAGGCTGACCGGCCAGGTGCGCTTGCGGAAGCCGGGCCCGCGCGGCGCGGACTGGCGCACCACGTCGACCCGGCCCGGCCAGATGTAGGCGCGGGGCTCCTTCAGCTTCTCCGACGTAGGCGGCGTGATGTACGCCTTCAGCGGGCCGGGAACGCCCGGCGGCATGGCCAGCCCGTCGGCCAGGCCCCGGATATAGCGCGCCACGCTGTACAGCCCCACGGGCTCACCAGATCCCCTTCGGGGCGTTGACCGTCTTCTTCCCGGCCCCGGCGGACTTGCCGGCGACGGCGCCCTTCGCCTTCTTCGCGGCCAGGGCTGCCGCCCGCCGGTTCCGGCCGGTCCTGCGGCTGCTTCCGCGCTTGTTCGCCACGATGCGCCTCCTCAGATCACTCTCTTGAAGGGGTCGAGCAGCAGTTCCATCTCCGTCGCGATGTCCGAGATCCCGGAGCCGGAGGAAACCTTCTCCCCGGTCAGGGTCTGGATCGTCACCGAGTCGATGCCGCCTTCCAGCGCCTGGATCGCCGCGGCGTAGACCGCGCTCTCGATGACCGTCGCGGGAAGCGCGGACACGACCGTGCCCGCCTCATGCTGGTACTGGAGCGGCGACGACAGGGTGAGCATGCCGGGGCCGGACAGGGCGAATCCCGCGCCGTTCGGCAGGGGGAACGCCGTGTTCGCGGTCACCGACGCGACGACGGCCTGCTCGGTCGCGCCGCCGTCGTAGGCGAAGCCGGCCGCCCCCGCCCACCCGGTCACGTCGTCGACGTACAGCGTTTCCGCCCCCTCCGGGGCGTCCTCGGTGAGCGACGTGTGCGGCCAGCCGTTCACGTGCGACGCCTGGACGAGCAGGCCGCCCCTGCGCCTGGCCGCCGCCTGCCACGAGATATAGCCGGGGGCGACGTCGACCGTCCAGCTCCCGTCCGGCCCGGTCGGGGCCGCGGAGTCGCCGGAGAAGACCAGCGGGTGGCGGATCCGCCACTGCCCGGCCGGAACCGGCGTCCACGCCGCGGGGAACGACCGCGCGGGCGACGTCTGGATCGCCAGGACCTCGGTGACCGGCCAGCGTTTCATGATGAGCACGCCGTTGCCCGTATCCGGGTCGACGTTGCAGCGGGGCATCCCCGGGCCCGCGGGGTACTCGGTGTTCACCGTGGCCCGCAGCACCTGGTGAACATAGGTGTCGATGCGGCTGGTGGCCTGCCAGCACATCTGCCGGGCGGCGGCGAGCTGGTCGGCCTCGGTGGACTGCGGGGCGGGGATGATCGACCACGACACGCCGGGGTAAACCAACCGGGGCGTTGATCAGCATTTGAGGGCTGACATAAGGCGTCCCGAGTGACATTGGCATCACCTCCCGGGGAAGACGCTGGGCGATCGGCAGCTTCGCGAACTGGCCGGCCGCTAGCAGCCGACGGCGGCCTGGGTTGCGAAGGCCGTCGTCGTCCCCGCCCACTTGAGGTACCAGCCCGCGGGCAGCCGGACGGTGTACACCGTCCCCGCCGTGGCCGCGGCCGACGCCATGATCGTGGCGGCGTTCGCCGCCGACGTGGGGCCGATCGTGATGGACGTCGCGGTACCCGAGGTCGTGCACTCCAGGTAAACCTGGTAATCCCGGGTGGTGTCCGAGAGCTGGGCCGCGGTGCCGCTCGCGAACGACGGGGTGAGGACGGGGGCTGAGGCGGCCGTGCTCGTCCCGGCCGGGAACGACACGGGGTCGGTAGGGACGCCGGCCAGGCTGCCGGGGCCGGACGCAAGGGCGTTGGACATGAAAACCTCCGGGCATGGGAAAGCGCCCCGGGGCGGTCGCGTCCGGGGATGGAACGAGCGGTGCAGGGGTTTTCTCACGCGGCCTGGCGCGGGTCGCGCCGGGTTCGCGGCGGCTTGTCAGGCGGACTTGTCCGCCGGGGCCTTCCGCCGCGGTGCGGGCTTGTCCGCAGGCTCGGCGTCGCCTGCGGCGTCACCTGGCTGCCCCGCGGCGGGACTGGCGGCGGCGCGAAGCTCGGCAAGCTCCCGGCGCAGCTCGGCAAGCTCGGCCGCCAGGTCCGCCGGGGCGCCCGCGCCATGCGCCTGCTTGCTCAGCTGTACCAGCTCGGACACGGCGGCGTACAGCACGGCCGGGTCCCGGTGCCGCTGCTCGGCTTCCTGGTGCATGCGCTCGGCGCGCATTTCCTCGTCTTCCCACATCCGCTTCTTGCGGACGTGCTGGCGCAGCAGCCGGTCCGACAGGTCGTCCGGGAAGGTGAACCCGCCGTCGCCGTCCGGCTCGAACCGGCCGTATTCCGGGTCCTCGTGCGCGATCGCGCCAATGCGCGAGTACAGCCTGGCCATGCCTGGCGCTCCTTTGAACACGCCGGAAGCCCGGGAGGCGGAGCAGAATCCCCCCGGGGCTTCCGGCACGGGCGTTTGAGCCGCGATGCCGCGGCGGTGCTTTTCGGTGCAGTCGGCCGGTTACGTTCGGTTAGCCCACGTTCTGGAGCACGGACATGGCGAGCGGGGCGCGGTTCACGAAGGCGCCGTTGCACCTCAGCTCCGTCTCGCGGCGCGGGCCGCCGCCGGCCGTGTTCGCGATCCGGGAGGCGGCGTACTCGAACTGCGTCATGTCCCGCAGCGCCCGGTAGGCGAGCACCGAGGAAATGTTGGCCTGCGGGAACGGAACGCGGTCGCTGCGCGCGATGATCGTGCCCGGGGGCACCGACACGTGGACCTCGATCGGCACGGGAATGCCGCCCGCGGGGGCGTTGAGCACGTGCCCGACCCGGCCGCCGGCCACGACGTCGACACGGCCGTTCTTGTCGGTGTTGAGGAACGTCGTCGCCGAGTTGCTGCCCAGGATCAGGTTGGCTATCTCCTGCGCTTGGGCCGCGTTCACCATGATCGCGGTCGGGGAGACCTTGATCGACTGCCACAGCGCCAGGAACAGGTACTGCTCGATCTCGGTGACGGTGCCGCCGGTCAGGGTGAGGGCGGCCCCGTTGAGGCTCGTGTTGATCGACGGGTTAGCAGTGCCGGTGCCGGTGGTGACCCACTGGCCGGTGGCGTTGTAGTCGCCGGACAGGGTGGCGAGCAGGCCGTCCATGTCCGCGGCGTTCGCCGACCCGTTGTCGGCGCCGCTGTTGAAGGTCGGGACCGTGTTCGCGATGCCCTTCCAGCCGGTCGACAGGTCCGGGACGGTGATGGCGGACGGGAGCGCCTGATTCGAGGTGATGACCTTGGTCATCGTGACCGCGTTGGTGGTCGTGGTCGTGTAGTAGTACCAGGTCGTGCCGTTGCTGGACTGGAACCAGTCGTAGCAGACCGCGCCGCGTACGCTGGCCACCGAGGCGGTGATCGAGTTCGTCGTCCCGGACCCGAACGTGGTGCTGCTGCTGTTGCCCTGGCTGTTGCCCGAGCCGTAGTAGTACCCGCTGCCAGTCCGGGCCGCAACGCCGACGTACACCTGGACGGCGCCGATGGTGCCGCCTGTGCCGACCTGGGTGAGCGACGGCGCCGCCGGCTGGACCAGCGCGAACGACTGCGCGCCGATGAACTTGCGGTCCTTCGCGATCAGCATCTGGTTGACCAGGTTGAACGTCGCGACCGCGAAGGGGTCCGCGTATCCCAGGGCGAGATCGTAGGAGTCCTGGGTGACGATGGTGTCGAACGACAGCACCTTGTATGCGGCCTGGAAGTCCTGCTCGCTGAAGACCAGCTCGGAGCCGGCGTAGTCGAACGGGGTGGCCGGGTCGGGCTGGGCGGCGTTGGTGTTGAGGATCGCCCGCCAGACGGCGTACTTGTTTCCGTCCTGGCTCTTCTCCGTCGGGATCATGTCGAAGAACGGGGTGACGACCGGGACCTGGGAGACCAGGCCGGACAGGTCGTAGGACGTGATTCCGGTGGCAGTGGTGATGCCGGTGGTCTGCGCCTTGGCGATATCCGCCATGGCCGCGAGGGTCTCCTCGGAGATCTCCTGCTGCGTGGGCACGATGCCTCCTTCCGGGGGGCATGCGAAAGCCCCCGGAGCGGTGCTCACGGGGGCTGGTTCGGTCTTAGGGCGGAGCGCTACCGGCGGGCGCCGTGGATGGCCTCAAGGTGCGTGATGGCCGACCGGTTCAGCTCGGCCGCGATCCGGTTGGCCTCGGCGGGGTCCGCCGTGTACATGCGCTGCTTCATCTCCCTGGCCTTGGCCACGTCGATGAGGGGCGCCGCCCCGTGGTCCTGTCCGCGAAGCTGGCTCGCCGGGGGGACCTGCCCGTTCGTGAATACCTTCGGCGCGGCGGGCGTCTCCTCCACCTTCGCGATGCGGGCCTCCAGCTCCCCGACCTTCGCGAGCGCCCCGGCGACGTCGGCCTGCTTGGCCACGTCCTGTGCCGGGGGCATCGCGCCGAGCGCTGCTGCCACTGCCTTCGCGACGGCGCTCTCGAGCGCGCCTTCCGTCACCGTGATCACGCCTGTGCCCGCGGCCTTCCCGACCGCGTCGGCGGGGGTTCCCGCGTCGGCCGGGGGCTGCGGGGTCATGTCGCCGGCATCCGGGGCGGCGTCCTGCGCCCCGTCGCCGTCCGTGCCGTCCGCGGCGGGCTTGCCGCCCGCGCCGGTGACCGGCTGGATCGCGTCGGGGTCGACGATGCCGATGAGGTCGCCGTCCTGGTCGAACACGGCCTGCATCGCCTTCTTCTCCCCGTCGCCGTCGGCCTTCGCGACGCGGAGCGCGATCGACTCCGTGTCGGTGACGCCGACGAGGCGCCGGCCCTGGTCGTAGACGAGGGTGAGCGCGGCCTTGACGACCTGGCGCCCGGGGACGTCGCCGGGGAGCGCCGCGGCGGAGCCGGCCGCCACGGGCTCGCCCGGGGCGGCGTCGCGGGCCTGCCCGGCGGGGGATGCGGTCTCCTTGGCGACGTCCGCCGCCTTGGTCTCGGGCACGGTGCCCTCCTTCTCCTTGGCGACCGGCTCTGCGGCCTGGGGTGCGGACGGGAGGCTCGCGAGCACGTCGCCGAGGGCCTGCGCGGCGTCCCGGATCTTCGTCTCGTTGCTGGCGGACAGGACGCGGCCGGACTTGGCGACGGCCGCCAGTCCCTCGGCGGCGTCAAGGTGCGCGGTATCGAACCCGGCGAGCGCCTTGCACATCTCCGCCATCTCCGCGCCGATCTCCGCCTCGGCCTGCTCCCCGGCGGCGAACACCGCGAGGTTCCCGATGGCGTAGTCGATGGCGCAGGCGGCGTCCTCAAGGCTGAACGCGTTCTCCGCGTCGGACGGGTCGGCGGAGGCGGCTTCGAGCATTTCCCGCTCGGCGAGCATGCACAGGGCGTTCTTCGCGCGGGCGAGGATGCCCGCCCACTTCTGGGCGGTCGCCGCGTCGATCGCCTCCCACGCCGGGGAACCGGGGTCGGTCGGGTCGCCCGGGACGTCCATCTCGTCATCGGGGGCGGCGAGAGGAGTCGTCGGGTCCATGCCGTCGATGCCCTCGTCGAGGACGACGGCGTCCCCGGCCATGTCCATTACGTCCTTGCTCACCGCGTACGGCACGCCGGCCTCCTTGGAAACCTTCTTCTCGCCGAACCTCCGCTGGGCGGCTTCGACCTTGGGCTTCGCCTTGTCGCCGAACTTCGCGCCCTGGGCGATGCGGGCGGCGGCGTTGTCCGCGTGGGCCTTGTCGTGGATGGCGAAGTGCCGCAGCGAGCGCGGGGTCGTCTTGCCCTCGGCGTCCTTCTTGCCGCCCGGTTCGATGTAGGCGAATGCCGAGTCGGGCAAGTCGTTGAGGCTCTTCGTGCTCATGTCGGCCTTGGCGACGGAACCGGCTGGGTCCGCCTCGCGTACGCTCGCGGCGTGGATGAACGCGGCCATCGCCGCCGGGGAGCCCTTGATGACGATCCCGTTCGGCAAGGTCGTTTCCCCCGCCTCGGCTACGGCTGGCACGGGGGCCTCCTCGATGAGGTCGCGGACGAAATCAGGCTCGAGAAGACCGCCGCCTTCCGTGCCCTTCATGACGAGCCACTCATCGACGCCGTGCGCCGGAGCGCTCACCAGGTCGGCGCGCGGCAGGTCGGCGTCGAACAGGCCCGTGAACTCCTCGTCGTCATCCATCAGCGACCGCCTTGCCTGCTCATGCCGTCTCGATCCGGCGGCGGGCCGCCCGGCCCTGCGGGGAGAAGCCGTTCACGCGCCGGGATTTCGCCAGGCTCCACGCGTACTCGTCGCAGATCCCGCCGATCAGCCATGCCATGCCGGACTTGATCACCAGGCCGCTGGGCTGCTCCCAGTCCGGCCCCCGGTAGATGTAGTTCTCGGTGACCGTCATGTGGCCGAGGGTGCCGTCCAGGTGGGCGATGCCGATCTGGCCGCCGCCGGGAAGGAAACTCCAGCAGGCTTTCTCAAGCTCGTCGGGGGTGAAGGTGTCCCGGCCGCCGTCCTGGCCCTTGCGGATGCGCGGGTCGGGGCCCGCCTGGTAGGCCAGCCCGAGGAGGAAGCGCTTCTCGTCGCCGGACTTGGCCACGGGAAGCGCCTGCCGGACCACGCCCCGCCGTACCGGGGCCGGGAGCTGGCGGGCGGCGTCCTCGGCGAGGATCTTTCGGATCTCCGCCCGCAGCGTGTCCGGGTCGATGTTCACCAGCACGGCCACCACGTCACCTCCGCGAGAATGAGCGTGTGAGCGAAGACATCCACCGGGAAGGGCGAAGGCCGGTGAGCGGGCGAGACGAGCTGGTCCCGTGGCTGCGGCAGCGAATCCGCGAGCGCCGCTACCTTGCCGGGCGGGCCATCGAGCTGGGCAACGCGGCCGTGTGGGAAGAGACGAGCAGCGGCGTCCTCGTTACCGGCGAGCCGACCGAGGCTGACGCCTGGCACGGCACCTGGGCGATGGGCGACTCGTCGCTAGCCCGGCTGATGGAAGCCAACGACCCGAGGGACACGATCGCCCGGTGCGAGTCCGAGCTTGCGGTCCTTGACCTGCACGACGCCGAGCCGCTTGAGACGGACCTGCCTGACGGCGACTACCGGGTCCGGCAGGTCTGCACTCGGTGTGATGACGGCTACTGGCCTTGCCGTACCGTCCGCCTGCTCGGCTACGGGTACCGCTGGCAGCCCGGCTACAGGGAGGAGTGGAAGCCGTGAGCGAAGACGACTGTTACGACGGCTTCCTGCCGGCACTCGCGCGAGTGGGCGACGACGTGACGCTGACGTGGGAGATTGTCAGCCGCGTCCTTTACGAGATGCGGAACGCCGAGAACGCGTACGGGCCGGGCGGCCCGTTGCCGGCTCGGCGGCTGGGGCGGCCAGGTGCCCGCCTCGCCTGATCTGCCAGTACGCGGATGACGCGCTCACTGAATGCCTCGTCGTCCTCCGGCTTCGCGACGGCCAGCCCTTCCCCTATGACGACGAGCACGCGGAACGGGAGGCCCTGCGCGTCAAGGACCTGCTGGTAGCAGTCGGCCTGGCCGGGCGTCCAGTCCGTGACCCGGATGACCAGCGTCTCGCCCGGCTTCACGACGGCGTGCCCGGCGATCACCTCGATGATCCGGTCGCGGAGTGCTTCCTCGTCGATCTCGGGGACGAGTTTCACGTGCATGGCCGCGTCAGCCATGACCCTCTCCCAGAGCGCCGATCTCGGCTGCGGCACGGGCCCGGACCCGCATCTCGCCGACGAGGAACGGGAACGTGGCCGTCCGGAACCCGCCGCCGTCCGGCACCGGCTCGCCGAACAGCGGCTCGCCGTCCTCGTCCGTCAGCATGGTCAGGTCGGCGGTGACGAGCGCCTCGGCATTCGCGCGGATCGTGATGTCAGTGCAGGTCTTGATCTGCGCGCCCGACACGGCGTCGGTGACCGTCAGCAGGCAGCCGGCCATGACGTTGTACGGGCTGCCGGCGTTCACCGGGGCCGGCCATTCGATGATGATCACGCCCCGGTACGGTGCGGCTTCCCGCTCCTGCCTCGCGCCCTCAGCGGGAACGCGCAGGACCGTCAGGCCCTCGGGCACCGCGAAGCCGCCGTCGCCGACGGGGCATGGGCTGTCGTCGCTCAAGCTGCGCACTCCCCGGTAATCGTCACGCCGCCGCCGAATACCGCCGGCCGGCTTTTGGTTGCCGTCGCCCACGAGACAAGCCCCACCGCCTCGTCGGCTCGCTTTTCGTCGGCCACCGCCATGTACCGGGCGCGGCCGGCGTCCCCCTGGCAAGAGGCGAATGTCCAGATGCCGGCTTCCCACAGGAGCCTGGCGTCGGCATGGATTCCCAGGTCCACCCACGCGACGCGACCGCCGGCTATCAGCAGTTCCTGCCGGTGGCGGGCCCCCGCCCAGAGGTACCCGGCCCCGCGCTTATGGGCCGCGCCCCCAGGGCAGTCGCACTGGACGAAGCCGGAGTGGAGCCCGGCCCAGGGCGTCGGGTACATCAGCGCCCCGTAGCACTTAACGCACCCGGCGTTGAGAACACGGGGCATCAGGCGCTCGTTCACGCCTGCTCGCCGCGTTCGCCAGGGATGATGGCCGGCATGACCCCTTCCGAGTACGTCCACCCCGAGTCCGGCCGCCTCTACCGGGAGGGCGACCCCGCGCACCATTTCGCCCTGCTCGCCGCAGGGCTCGCAAGGGAATGCGAGACATTCCTCCGCCACTACAACGAGCGGCTCAAGAACGCGGACTACCTGGCCCAGTACCATGAATGGCCGTCCGATCCCGGCAGCATCGCACGGTCCATGGCTCACACCATCGAGGCGCTCGACAAGGCGTACACGGCCATCACGGTCGACCGGGACCTGCACCTGTTCGGGCTCGGGAGGCAGGACGAGGAGTGGCACCGCAAGTACGGGAGACTTGAGGAGTGACTGATCCCCAGGCGGCGGGCGTGTACGGGCCGCCACGCCGGCCAGAGCTCAACCGGCGGTTCCCCGCCTGCGCCTGGATCGCCCGCAGGCTCCTGGCCGAGGTGTACGGCTGCCAGCCCGGGGACCTGATTCCCGGCGAAGACGAGCTGCTCGCGCACGCCCGCACGGTCATCGCGGCCGAGAAGGAAGCGGAGCGGACGCGACGCGGCCTTTTCAGGGTTGTCGGCGGCAAAGCGCAGTACGCGGTCGCCATGGTGCAGGAAATCGGCGGCATCTTCGACCGGGCCGATGCCGACGAAAAGGGCAGCGGGGAGTGAGCACGTGAACGAGGCCGCCGGCGAGACGCCGGGCGGCGATGAGACCGTCTTCGGCGTCCCTCTGCTGGCCCTGGTGCGCAGCTTCCGGAGCGACCCGCTCGCCGCGAAGGCGTTCCTCGCCGCCGAGGGCTACCTGCTGGCCGTCGAGCGGCTGAAGACGGACCCCGGCGTGACCCTGGAGGAGGCCGCCGCGCTCAAGGCCGGCATCCACGGCACCGCCGGGGACCCTGGGCACGCGCCGCATCCGGGATAATCGCAGGCATGACCGACAGTCCCGCAGAGATCCCCGCCGCCTTCAGCGGGCGGGTGAACGGCTCCCTGACTTCCGCGCAGCAGACCGCCGAGAACACGGCCCGGATCGCCGCCCTGGTCGCCCAGATCCCCCAGGCGATCGGGATGATGCTCGCCCAGGTGGCCCGCGCCATACCCTCGGGCCACCTGTGCGCCACGTGCCTGGCGAACAGGATCGCCTGGGAAGTGGCGAACCGTTCCCACGTCGAGGCGGCTATCGCCGGCGCGCGGGCGGCGCACGGGCTCGCTGAAGGGGACCCGGTGCCGCCGGGGTTCGACCCGGCCCCGTTCCTGCCGGCGGACCTGCGGCCCGGCGCGGTGCGCGGCATGCCGCCGCTCACGGCCGCCATCACCACGGTCGCCGGGACCGACACCTGCTCCGAGCACATTCCCGGCCGGGCCGGGGGCCGGACGCTGCTGGTCGCCTCCGGGGCGCTGTCCCCGTCGGGGATGGCGCGCTTCGGCACCTAGGCCGGGACTATCGCGCACCGGCAGCCGCCCGGGTGGGCCGGCGGGCACAGGTCGCCCGAAGGCCACTCGATCCCGGCGGGACGGGGATCGGCGGCGGCATTGTCCAGGCACGCCTTGCAGGTCCGGGAGTCCTGTACGGCGGCCCACCGGAGCAGTCCCGCGCCGTTCGCCTGGTACCACTCCAGCGCGGCCAGGCCGCCCGCGACCGTGATCTGGGTGACGGCCAGCCCCTCGGCGTAAGCCCCGTCCGCCACGGCGGTCTCCAGCATGCCCGCGAGCTCGGACGCGGCCGTGTCCGGATCCCAGCCGGCGAGCACGCGGGAGACTACGTTCAGGTAGCCGTCCCCGATCGCCTGGGCGATGCCCGGCCCTTCCCCGCCGCCGGAGCCGCCGGCGAGCGAGGCGAGCAGCGCGGCCAGGCCGAGCGCCTCCGCCAGCCGCCTCGCCTTCGCCGTGTCTCCCGGGGTCCAGCCGGCCGTGTCCGCGTCGGCGCTGCCCGCCATCGCGGCCTGCGCCGACGTCCCGCCGATCGCCAGGGCGTCGGCGGCGATCCGCTCGGCCAGGTCCCCGGCCGGGACCGTGATCCCCTGCGACCGCAGCCAGGCGAGAGCCGCCGCGTTCCGCTCCCGCTTGCCGGGCGCGCTGCCGTCCTGATCCGGGTGGCCGGCCGTGTACGCGGAGGCGATGGCGTCCAGTTTCCCGCGCGAGAGCGCCTGCCGCGCCGCGGCGGTGACCTTCGGGGCCCACCAGGCGGCGGCGGCCAGGTCTAGCTTCCAGCCCGGCCAGTCACCAGGGCTTTTGGGACGGGCATCGCCGCCTTCACCGCGACGGTCTCTTCCGGCTCGCAGCCCAGCAGCGGCAGCACGTCGCCGAGGGAGGCGGCCAGCTCTTCCCGCAGCATCGGGTTGCCGGGCAGGTCGCACGGGTCAGCCCACATGATCGCCTCGACGGCGTCGCCGTCCGGGTCGTCCGGGTTCGGCACCACGGCACCGCCGCGGACGGGGACCGCGGCCTCGGACTCGGTCGTCCACACGATGCCCCGGTAGATGCCGTCCCCGGCCGTCCACTCGCCCGTCACCGAGCCGGGAGGGGGAACGGCCCCGGTTTCCTCTGCCCATTCGCGCCATGCGGCGCGCAGCGGGGACTCATCGCCCTCGACGTGCCCGCCGGGGAACTCGATCTTGCCTCCGGCCGGGTCGCCGGGGTCGAGCGCCCGCTGGATCATCAGGACGCGGCCGGTGTCGGCGGCGAGGACCGCGAGGCCCGCGACCGCGACCTCGCCCGCGGCCTTGCGGACCGCGAGCCTTCCGTCGTCGTTGAGGTTGTGCGCCCAGACCCCTGGCACCGAGCGGAACTCGAAGTCCCGCCACTCGCCATCCTTGCGGCGGGCCTTCGCGAACCGGCGGAATGCCCGCATCTCCTTGAGGACGGCCGTGCTGCGGACCGCATCCGCGTCCTCGTCATCGTCGTCATCGCCGGCGAGGTCGTAGGAGTAGATCCCCGTCTCCGCGGTGATCCCCGCGGAGGCGTTCCCGGCCGGGGCCGCGCCCTCGCCTTCCTTGGCGACGGGCTGGCCGGGCCCGGCCTCGTCGGCCGGCGTCATCTTCGGCTGCGGGGGCGGCGCCGGTGGCATCGCGGACTCGCCGAACTCCCGCTCGGCCAGCGACATGACCTTGATCGGCGGGTTCGGCAGGACGCCCTCCGTGCCGCCGAAGACCGTCCGCGGCAGCTCCGCGCCTTCCTCGGGCAGCCCGTCCGCCGGGTCGACGTCGCCCGCGACGGCCAGCAGCGAGGAAACCGGGATGGGCCCGGCTCTCTCCGTGTAGATGAACCGGGGGATCGGCCGGGCGTCGGTCAGCCCGTAGCGCATCTCGCGGATCTCGGACGGGCCGATGACGCCCATCTTCATGTACTTGTCGTCGGCGTTCGCCTGGTCTACGCGGTCGTCCTGCTCCTCGCCGAGGTCGAACGCGAACTTGAGCGGAAGCTGCATGTCGTCTTGCAGGAAAGCGGTCAGGATGTCCTGCACGTGGTGGGCGAGCGGGAGGTCGCCGACGCGGTGCTGCACGTCGGCCTGCGACTCGCCGCTGCTGCGGTTCACGCTCTCGGTGAACCCGAGGTCGCTGGGGACCACGGAGTAGGCGGCGCACGTCTTGCGCATCAGGAACAAGCTGAACTTGTCGTCGAAGTCCTTCTCGCTGCTCCACGCGAACGACGAGCCGCCCGGGATCCACCGGATCTGGTGCTTGCCCTCCTGGTTGCCCAGCATGAAGCCGTCCCAGTATTCCTGGAACTGCTCGATCTGCTCCGGGGTCCAGCTTTCGGGGGCGCCCGCGAAGGCGGCGGGCAGGTTCCCGGCGGTGAACCGCTGGAGGAAGTAGAGCTGGAACCGGATGTCGGTGTTGGCGTTGAGGAGGATGTCCTCCAGCGGCGCCCGGCCGTAAGCCGAGTCGTCCTGCGGGTCGTACGGCTCGTAGATCAGGTCGTCGCGGGTCAGCCAGTCCCAGGCCAGCCCGTTGACGTACTGGACGTAGGCGGGGGCGGGAGAGTCCGGGGGGTCGCCCCAGTAGTCGAGCAGCGGCGCGATCGTGGTGCCGTCGACGACCCTCAGGCCGACGCACCGGCCGGCCCGGTTCCGCATCCGGGCCAGGGTGCCGGCGTCGTAGGACAGTACGCCCCTCATCCACTTGGCCAGCCACGGCTTGAACAGGGTCTTGCGGTCCGGCCGCTTCAGCGCGCGCATCCCGGCGGCGATGTCATCGGCGACGTCGCCGTCGTGGCCGTCGGCGGCGACGAGCTTCCAGTCCAGGCTGCGGAGGCTGGCGATCCTGTGGCGGATGCAGAGCTGGGCTACGTCGTAGGAGCCGATCAGGCCCTTGAGCGTCTCGAAGCTGACCCGTTCGTGGGTGCGCGGCCGGGTGGCCACGTTGTACTGCGGGACGTACTCCTTGGACCGCGGGGTGCGGGAGAACCCGTCGTACGGCGCGATCGGCTCGCCTGGCGAGAACGGGGACGACGGGCCCATCTGGGCGCGTTCCTCGGCTGCCTCGATCGCGGGCGGGACGGAGCTGCCGAAGACCTTCGCGACAGGCACCGGCGCGGCGGCGGCGGCGCGGGAACGGACGCTCATCCGGCCGACCCCCCGCGTGCCGCGTGGCGGCGGTAGGCGTTGCCGTTCGCGCCCGTCACCCTGGCGGAGGCGTCCAGCCGAGCGAGACCAGCGCGTCCCGTGTCGCGTCGGTGACCTGCACCCGCGCGCCGGGGCCGAGCAGGAGCTTCAGCGCCCCCTGGTCGACCAGGCCGAGGGTGACCACGGGCACCCCGTCAGAGGCCGCGGCGACCGACCAGGAGGAGACGGACGAGAGGGGGTGGCCGTTGACCTTGACGGCGCCCGTGAACGGCCACTGCCCGTCGACCTCGAACACCGGGGGCTGGTCGTCAGCCAAGTCGCGCTCCAGTCATGTCGTGGCGGACCATCCCGGTGGCCGCGTCCCAGGGCGCCCCGTCCCGCGAGATCACCGCAGGCGTCAGCGGCTCCGGGGCGCGGCCGGTCCGCTCGTAGAAGTCCTGCTCGGCCCCGGCCAGCAGGCCGATGTCGCGCCGTGCCTCGTCCCGCGCGGCGCCCTCGGACGGCTGCGGGAGCCCCGCCGGGCAGATGACCCGGCCGTCGGAAGCCAGGCGGAGCGGGTAGAACCAGTCCTCCCCGGCCCAGGGCTCAAGCGGGGGCGGCAGGCCGGAGCCGCGGACGACTGCCCAGCGGCAGCCGAACAGGGTAGCGGGACGCTGTTCGGGGACCGTGCGGGCGAGGGTGACGGGGCCGGGGTCGACGGAGGGCACAGGCGGTCGCCTCCTCGCCTGTCTACCGGCCTGTCATGCGCGCCCGCATCGCCGCGTCCCTCGCCAGCTTCCTCGCGGTCACCGGGTCGGGAGGGACTGGCGGTTCGGGTTCCGGGGCGTCCTCGGGGGCCGGGGCGCGGCGCGGGGACGGCGCGGGGTTCCCGGCTTCGGCCTCCGCGAGTTCGGCTTTTCTTTTCGCCCAGTTAATCCAGGCTTCAGCACCGCCGCCGACATTCAATAGCCAGTACCTCAATGCGTCCATGAGGTGGTCGGGGGCGCTGGAGTTCGCATCTTCAGGGTCGCCCCGGGTCGCGTGCGGGAGATTGGATAGTTCCCACCACGTCTTCGGCAGCGTCCGGAAGAAATGGATCATCGGGCAGGTTTCCCAGCCCATCCCCCGGTGCATCAGGCAGGCAGGGCCTTCGGCGAGGTAGGAGTGGACGCGCTGCCACCCCGAGACCCTCGATCCCGGACCCTTGCCCGCAGGCGTCAGGTGGACGCCGTTGTCCGAGTAAATCCGGGAGATCGCCTTGGCATCGCCCCTGGTGGCAAACATCGCGTCGTCGCCGTACCGCGCCGCGATGTGCTCGGCCTCGCCCTCGGACGCGAGGATGCGCTTCGCCTGCTCCGCTTCGCCGACCTGGGTCTCGTAGATCTCGCGGTAAGCCCAGCATCTGCCGTCCTCGTCGACCGCGCCCCACAGCACAGCCCACGGTGCCGTGTAGCCCCAGTCAACCGAGCAGTACCGGCGCCACGAGGCGGGGAGCGTGAACGGGTCGACAGAGTGCCGGTCCCAGCGGAGCTCGGGGAACATCTGCCCGGCGAACTGGCCCCAGTCGCCGTCTCGCATCGCCGCGCGACGGGCCGGGTCGGGGATGGCGTCCAGGCGGCGGAAGTACGCCTCGTCCAGGTGGGGGTTGTCGGTGGCCTTCGCGGGGATGAACCGCACCGTGAGGCCGTGGTCGTCAGTGACGACCTTGCGCCCGTGCTCCGTCGGGTCGATGTACCGGGCGCGGACCTCGCCGTGACCGGGGCCGCCCGGGTTGGACGTCGACCGGATGCCGATCACCGGGACGCCGTGCGCCGACCGGAGCCGCTCAAGCGCGATCACGTCAACGATCCCCGGGGCGAGCAGCGTGCGCTCGTCGACGAACACGAGCTGGTACGCGCCGCCCTGGCGCCGGGACGCGTCGTCGAGCGTCTCCATGTAGCGCAGCCGGATCAGCGAACGGTTCGGGAAGGCGACTTCCTTCTCCGTCTTGTTCAGCCTGCCGCCGAGGGCCTCGCCCCAAGCGAACCGCTGGAACTCCGGGTAGATCGACTCCGCGAGCTCGTCATAGGAGCGGCGCAGGATCAGGACGCGGATTCCGGGGTACCGGGCACAGGCCCGCAGTGCCTCGGCGACGATCGCGGCCGTCTTGCCGCCGCCCGCCGATCCGCCGTACAGGACGTCGTCCTCGGTCGCCGCATGGAACTGCTCTTGCGGGCACTGGCCGCAGGGCTCGGGAACAATCGCGTCGCCCCGCTTGCGGGCCGCCTGGCGCGGCAGGCAGATCGGCTCGTAGCCCAGCACCTTGAAGGCGTCTACATTGCGGAGCCGCTCTTCGTCGGCCGCGCGCTTGCGCTCGCGGAGCTCGGCGAGACGGCGGAGGGTGTCAGGCGACGCCAGGACGAGGGGTGCCGGCATCCGCCTCTCCGAGTTCGGCCGCCAGCCGGGCTATCTCGGCGTTCACCACGTCATCGGTGATGACCTCGATGCGCGACTGGGACGGCGCGTCGTAGCCGATCATCTTCGCGCGGCGCTCGACGAGGGCACGGATCTCGCGGATCGCCGCGACGGCCGGGGCGTCGTCCATGACGTCTTCGTACAGCGGGAGGGGTGCCCCGTCGCCGTCACGCAGAACCTCGCCAGTCTCGGGATCCCGCTGCCAGCCGATCTGCTTGCCGACCACATGCCCCTGGGAAACGGTGACGTGCGGGCGGAGCATGATGTCCCATGCCTGCTCGATGAGGCGGTCGATCCGTTCGAGGTCAAGCTGCTTGGCCTGCTTGACGTCCTCGGAGGGGATGTCGGCGTAGGCGCGCATGACCGCGTCGTGGGCCTTGCCCTTGGAGGCGAAGCCGAGCTTGTCGGCGATGCGCTGGAAGCTGTAGCCGCGGGCGCGGAGGGCGGCGGCCTCGGCGTCGCGCTTCACGCTGCTGGCGGTGCGGGCGAAGCGGCCGTTGCCGCCCCGGGTTCCCGTGGTCATGGGTTCCTCCCGTCGCCAGTGCTCAAGATCGCGCCCGGGACCCGGCGCCGCACGGGGCTGCCGCCGTCTTGCGCGTGATTGCCCGCGCCAGCTTCTGCGCGTGGCGGGCGGCGGAGAGCGCGTCCGGGTGGCCTGCCGTGCAGCAGGGGAAGGACTGCCCCTCGAACGGGATGATGGCGCGGTGGATGCCGTTGTCGTTTTCGACGGTGACGGTCACGCGGCGGCGGTCGCCGGCCGGGGTACGGCCCGGCGTGCCCGGTACTTCGTCGCGTGGTCGGCCTTGGCGACCTCGACGGGGTCGAGCAGCACGGTCCTGCCCTCGCGCGCGGCGACCGGGAGCTTCTTCTTGGCGGCTCGCGGCCCGTAGCCGCGGCTGATCCACTGGGAGATCGTGTCCGGGGTGACGCCGCACAGCCGGGCCGCGGTGTCCCTGTCGATCAGGCCGTCGTCGCGGGTGATGGCCAGCATCCGGGGCACCTCCCGGGAACTGGAAAGGCCCCGGGCCTGGCCGAAGCCTGATCCGGGGCACACGTCTCCTGGGCCTGATACTGACATGTCAGGAACGGGAGCGCAATCCGGCGCGCGGTCAGGCGAGGGTTTCGGGCTGCCGGCCGTCCGCCCACCGGGCGTAGCGCCTGGTCCAGTCCCGGTACCCGGCCTCGGTCATGACGTCGCCGCACTCGGCGCACACCGACCACGGAGGGTCCTGGCCGGGGTCGTCGGGCAGGTCGGCCCGGCGGAGGGCGAGCATGTCGCATTCCGGGCAGGGGACGCCGAGCAGCTCGACCGGGCGGGGCCGGGTCTCGCCGAGGGCGGCCCGTGCCATGCGGTGGAGCCAGAGGATCTCCAGTCCCGCGTCGGCGCCGCCGAGCTCGGGGCGCATGGCGGCGTAGCCGGAGCGGACGGTGCCGTCGGGGGCGGCGTCGCCGAGCATGGCGATGAGATGGTGGGCGGCGGCGCGGCGCACCGGCTCCGGCTCGAGGGCGAGCAGGGCGTCCAGGCGGGGGGACAGCACTTTCACGGCCCGGTCCACGAGCCAGCCGTCCCGGACGATCCTGCGGCCCTCGCCGTCGCGGTCGGGCAGTTCCGCGAGCGAGGCGACGCCGGCGACGCGGTCATGCCAGGAGGCGAGGGACTCGGTGATGGCGCGCATGAGGGCCTCGGTGCCGAGGCCGAACGGGATGCGGGGGCCGAACGGGGAGCGGACCGCCGTAGTGCCCTGTCCCGGGTTCCGGAGGTCCCCGGCGAGCGCGGCGTAGTCGCGGGGCAGGGCGTCCAGGGCGGTGGCGGCCTTGCCCCGGTCGGGGTCGCAGAAGGCGCGCGGGCCGCGGAGGGGGATGCGTTCCGGCCCGTCGGGGCCGTCGGCGGTGACGGCGGACGCGCAGTGCTCCCCCAGGGCGCAGGGGCGGCCGTCCAGGGGCCTGCCGTCGCGTTCCGGATCGCCGCGGAAGCTGGTTGACGGGGGTGAATATGCCCAGGGAGGCAGTGCCATGCGCCCATGATCACCTACCGGGGCATGCGGGGCGAACGAGGCGCGCGGGTCCTATCCCGTCTCGCCGAGTGAGCGCTTCAGGAACTGCTTCTTGTGCTCCTGTCCCCACCGCTCGGACATCCCGACGCGCTCGGCGAGCTGGGCCCCGCTGATGTCCGGCTCCGCGGCAAGGATCTTGTCCGCGTCCTCCCGCGCGGCCCGCGCGATTTCGAGTTGCGTGCGGCCCGCAGGAGCACCCGCAGGGACAGCCCTGGACCCCGCAGGCGCGCCGGCCTTGCGGGTAAGCGACGCCGCCTTTGCCTCGGCCCGCGCGGCCCGCTGGCCGGCTTCCGCGCGGGCGGCTTCCGCGGCCTCCAGCGCCGTCCGCGCGGACTCGGCCGCGGCCCGCGCCTCGTCGAGCTGAGCCTGGAGGACAGGCCGCAGGACAGCGTCCCGCTCCACGCCGGCACGGGCGTTCCGCTCGGCATCGAGGCTGGTACGCAGGTTCCGCGTCTCGGTCTCGCGCGCCTCCCGCACCGTCCTCAGCTCAGCCCGCGCCGAGTCGAGCGCCATCTCAAGTTCCCCGCACCGCGCCTCCCGCAGGGCAGCCTCGCGGGCCGCGCCCGCGGCCTCCCGCGCGGCCTGCGTGCGGGCCTCCCCCGCGGCTTGCGCGGCAGCCCTTGCGGTCTCCAGTTCCTTGCGGAAGGCGTCCCGCTCGGCTTCGATCGCGGGGCGCAGGGCAGCCTCCCGCCGGGCCGTTTCGCGGGCCGCGCGCTCAGCCTCAAGCTCCTCCCGCAGGGTCCGCACGTCCGTCTCGCGCGCCCCCCGCGCGGTGTCGAGCGCGGCCCGCAGGGCGGTGATCTCGTCCGCCTCCGCGGCCTTGCGCCCGGCGGCCTCGGCGCGGTCCCGGTCGAGATGGCGCAGGTGCGCCAGGATGGCGCTCAGCCCGACCGCGACCAGCGGGATGGGCGTTATGAGCGCCGCCATCCACAGGGGGGCCTGCCGGTGGGCGGCGCTCACCAGGTGGCCCGCTTCCTGGCCGCCCAGGCTGAGGGCGAACATCACGATCGCGGACCACATGGCGAATGCCCGGGAGCGCGGCCCGGGTGCGCCGGCGAGCCACGCCCACAGCGCGTATCCCCAGTACGCCTCGGTGGTCACGGGGAGGATCCAGCCGGTGGTCATGCGGCCGAACTTCGGGAAGCCGGAGACGCTGCCGATGACGAGCCATGACGCCCAGACTTCGATGAGGGCGCAGGCGGCGATGATCGCGAGGACCCAGAGGTGGTCGCGGCGGGACGTGCCCGCGGCGGGGTGCGCTTCTTCGGCTGAGTGACTGCCCATGTCGGCCATAATCTCCCGTTCCTCAAGATCGTTCCGGGTTTCGGCGCAGGGAGGCGGGGTGCCTCCCTGCGCGGGGCGGTCCGTCAGGCGAACTCCGCCAGCAGCGCCCGCGTCTGCTTCGGGCCCAGGCCCCGTATCCGGCGGTCGCGGGCGATGCCGATCCGGTCCATGACCTGGCCGGCACGGACCCCTCCGAGGCCCGGCAGGGACATGAGCAGGGTCTTCACCTTCATGCCCGCGAGGACGTCGTTCTCAGCGGCCTCCGCGATGACCGCGGCGAGCGTGACCTCCCCGGACTTGAGGCGGTTCTTGAGAGCGGCGCGCTCCTTGCGGGCCGTTGCCGCCTTCTGCAACGCTTCGGCGCGCTGCTCGGGGGTTAGTTCGGGGAGTGTTCCCATAATCTGTTTCTCCTTGTCGGGTAGTTCGGGTTTGATGCTGACTGCTCTCGGGCTGTCAGTTCCGCAGGCTGGCGGCGCGGGCCTCGTCCGGGGTGCCCCGCCCGTCGAATCCGCGCTTCTCGAAGCCCAGGGCCCGGCCGGTCGCGGGGTCCGTCCGGGACATGACCGGGGCGCCGTTTCCGTCCGTCAGGCCGAAGTCGCCTGGTGCCGCCTCCACCTGGACCTTCTTCCGCAGGCCGAGCGCCTTCATGAGCTTGCCGGGGCTCTCGCGGATCGGCATGTTCCCCACTCTCCTTCCCTGATTGGTTACTGTGCGTGATTTCGACGGGGTGTCCAGGGTGTCCAGAACGGACAGTCCAGGGTGTCCAGAACGGTGTCCAGAACGGGTGTCCTCGCGCCCGCGCGCGCACGCCTGCGCGCGTAGGGGGGCGCAGGCGGCCTCCCGGCTGGACACCCTGGACACCCCGTCACTCAGCGTGGTCACTGTGCGGAGTGGACGAGGGTCAGCAGGGCGGCGTCGCCCTCGGCGACCGCCCCCAGCTCGGCGTGGACCGACCGGCCCGGGACCGGGCGCCACACGCCGTCATCCACCCTGGTCACGGCGCCCCGGTCGGCCAGCCGGGACAAGGTGTCCGACACCCATGACGGGGACATGCCCGACGCCTCGATGAGTTCCCGGCGGGAGATCCCGGCGGGGCCCGCTGCGGCGAGCGCGTCGCAGAACGCCTTGCGCCTGGCGGCCTTGCCCGCGCTGGCGCGGGCCGCCGCCCCGGGGGCGGGGGCGATGTCGTCGCCCTCGGTCTCGGCAGCGATCCGGGCCGCCACCGCGGCGCCGTCCTCGTCCTGGCCGCCGGCGGGGGGAGGGACGGCTGCCGCCGGCGCGTAACCGGGGCCGTGTTCCGTTTCGCCCGGGTCGCCGAACATCTCGACGGCAGCCGCGTACTGCGGCGAGACCGGGCGGAACGCCGGGTCGGTCCGCAGGTGCCTGCGGTCCCACCACTCCTGCCACGTGAGGCTCCCGAAGCCGCTCGGCTCGCCCCCGCAGAACAGGAGCAGGCGGGGGCGCTTCACCGTGCGGGCGTTCTCCGCGCACACCCGTTCGAGCAGCGAGTGCGGCACGTGCGGGGCGCGGAGCTTCTCCGGCCTGGCACGCGGGCCGAGCTTCATCAGGAACTCGCCCTTCTCCTCCAGCCTGGAGGCGTCGCTGCGGGCGTCGCCGAGCGCGTACGACCCGTGGTCGGCGTGCTCGACCGCGTAGCAGGCCCGCAGCGGCAGGTTCATCCGCGTCTGCTCCGTCCTGACGCTCTCCTCCAGGGCGCCGTACTGGGTGTAGACCTCGAAGTACTCCTCCAGGCCCGATCCCTGGCTGGCGCCGATGGCCAGCAGCCGGGCGCACTCGGAGTCGCCCGCGGTCACCGACGTGAGCGGGTTGGCCTCGTCGATGAGGACGTGGATCGCGGGCGTGCGCGGGTCGGCCAGGGCCTGCTCCTGGCCGGTGTCCCAGTCGCGGGCGCGGGCGGCGATCTCGGCGCACAGCATCCGCAGGCAGGCGCGGGCCTCGTCCAGGTCCGTGATCACCCAGTCGACCGCGGCGGACTTGAGCAGGGGCCGGGCGCTGCGCTTCTTCAGGTCGATGACGATCTGCCGGCTGTCGGGGCAGCCGGAGAGCTGGACGACGCGCAGCGCCAGGTGGTTCGACTTCCCGGACCTCGTCTTGCCGTTGACGAACGCATTCGTGCGCTGCGGCACGCGGACCAGCTCCCCGGTCTCGGACATGCCGAGGACCGCGTCCTCGTGCACGGAGCGGGGGGCGAGCGACGGGTCCCACTCGATGACCTCGCGCAGCGGGTTCTCCCGCTTCATGAACACGTCGGCCTGGCTGGGGTTGCCCTTGACGGGCTCCACGCGGACCATGCCGATGTCCGAGTGGCCCTGGAGCGCGGACTCGATCAGGTGCACGGCGTCCTTCACGCTGTGGAACGACTGGCGGCCGGGCACGAGCTGGACGCGCAGCCGCACCTGGGACGGCTTCTCCTCGGCGGCGATGACCCGGGAACCGCCCACTCCCCACGCGGGGGCGTGGGCGGCCCACCATGCCTGCCAGCCGGCCAGGAGCCTTTCCCGGTCCTTGGTGCCGCGGACCCGGTGATGCTGCCACCAGAAATATCCCCACGCGCCGGACAGGACGGCGAGGGAGCCGGCCAGGCCGGGGCCCGCGCCCGACACGGGGCCGAGCAGCGAGGCGGCGGACAGCCACCCGCAGCCCGCGACGGCCGACAGCCGGGCGTACCACACCTCGGGCATGCGGGGCGTCCCGTCCTTCCGCGTCCACTTGTGGGGCGCGAACCACCATACGGCCGCGGTCAGGGCCGCCCCGGCGTAGGCGGCGTCCGAGCCGGTCCCGTTCGCGTGCATGATCTCCGCCGCCGTCCACGCGACGGCCGGGACCGCGACGGGCACGGAGATGTCGCGGCGGCGCCGCGCCGCCCGGATGATCCGGGCCGGGAGCGCCTCGGACTGCCGCCTCGGCTGCGGCATGCCGGGCACGTGCACGGGCGCGTGGTCCGGGCGGGGCTCGACTTCGGTGCCGGGCACGGTCAGCGGCCCGCCGTCTCGGCGAGCTGGTCGTGGTGGGGCATCCGCCGGCCCGCGGCCATGGACTCCTCGACGCTGGCCTTCAGCAGGGCGGCGAGGGCGGCATCGGATTCGGCGAACGCGGACGCCGCCGCGTTCAGGTGCGAGGCGCCCATGGCTATGGGCTCGCTCACGTCATGGCCGTAGTGCTGGTCCGGCTCGGACAGGGCGCGGGCCATCGACAGGGCCATGGCGGCGGCGCGGCGGCAGATGGCGATCAGCGCGATCATGGCGCGGCGCTTGGCCTTGATGTTGCCGGCCAGCGCGTAGGCGCGGACGCGGCTCATTCCCTCGACTGCCTGCTCGACTCCGGGTACCGCCTCGGCGGCTGCTGGCGTGGTCACGGTGTTCCCTTCAGGGACGGGCGTTCCGGTAGGTCCCGGCGCGGGGCGGGGCGGGAGCGGGGGGCCGCCTCCGTCCCGCGCCGGGGGCTCTGGCGGCTGCGGGGGGTCCTGGGGGAGTGCGGGGTCCCGGGGGGTGCCGGGGCGTTCTGGGTCCGGCAGAGGGCTGGCCGGCGGCGCGGCCCCGCCGCCGCCGGGGCTGGCGCCGGCCGGGGAGTCCCGGCGGGGACGCTCGTCCCCGAGCCGGATGACCCGTCCGCGGACGGTGCCGCCCCGCGGGCGGGGGCCGAGCGGTTCCGGGGACTGCGGGCCGCCGCCCGCCGTTCCGCGGTCCCGTCCGCGCGCCCGCGCGGCGGCCTCCTGCTCTTCGAGCCTGTGCTTGTGCCGGGCCGCGTCGCGGAGCAGGCTGTTGTAGTGCTTCGCGGTCTCCAGCCGCAGGGCGCGCCGGTGAGCCAGCCAGCCGGAGAGGGGACCGCCCCGCTTCTTCCCGCCCTCGCCCCGGTGCCGCACGCGGAGCCGGGCCACGAACAAGCCCGGCACGCCGATGAGGACCAGCGCCAGGACGACATCTGCGCCGTGCACGTGCACCGCATCATCCGCCTATCCACTGCGACACCTGCGCAGCCCACTGCTGCACGGGGAACACGGTCAGCACGCCGTGCAGGTGGCCGCCGCTCAGCGCCGCCGCGAAGGGAAGCGCCAGCGCGAACCAGGCGACCCTGGGCCCGGGTTCCAGCCACGCGCCGAGGACCGCCGCGAGGAACAGCGTGAAGCCGCTGATGACGACGATCTCGTGCCCGGTGCCCGTGCGGACGGGGCCCGCCATCGACACCAGGCTGGCCTCCCAGCCGGTCAGGATGCCGCCGAGGGGCGACACGACGACCGCCGCGCCGCCGGTGAACATGCCGAAGATCAGCAGCCGGTACGCCCACGGGTGCAGGCGGGGCGGCAGGTTCCCGCCGTGGCGTCCCGCGAACCATAGCAGCGCGATTACCGCGCCGAGGAGGATGACGCCGAACGAGGACCCGGCGATGGCGGCCGTCATGCCGCCAGCCCGTTCCGCCCGGAGTTCCGCCCGGCGATGATCGCGCGCCGTTCCCGTTCGGTCGTGCCGCCCCACACGCCCCACAGCTCGCCGGCGTCCAGCGCGTGCTCGAGGCAGGCGCCCCGGACGGGGCAGGCGGCGCAGACGCGGAGGGCGGGGGCGGCAGACTGGCCGGGGTCCGGGTAGAACAGGGCCGGGTCGGTCTCGGCGCACAGCGCGCCGTCCTGCCAGGGGGGCTCTCCCGGCTGGTCCCAGCCGGGAACCGGGGGCTGCCAGGCCAGGACCTGGATGACGCGGGGATTCGCGGTCACGCCGCGCTCCTTTCCCGGCGCAGCACGGTGGCCCGCTCGCGGGCGGTCAGGCCGCCGAACACGCCGTGCCCGATCCGGTTCGCGAGCGCGAACCGAAGGCACTCGGGGCGCACCGTGCAGCCGGCGCACCAGGTGATCGCCTTGCGTGCCTGCGCCTTGAACGCCCGGGTGTCCGGGCGGGCGGCCGGGAAGAAGATCTCCGGGTCGGCGGTGCGGCAGGCGGCGAGCGCCGTCCAGTCACGGACGGGAAACGGGGCGGTCACGACGGGTCCTCCTCTTCGTCTTCGGGCCACATGACGCGGCGGAGCGCGTCGCCGAACTCCTGGGCGGCCCCCGCGTCCTTCGCGCCGATCTTGCGGACCGTGTCCCACAAGGGGTTAAGGTCCGTTTCGGTGTAGGTCCGGATGCTCACCGCTCCGGCCTCACCGGCTGGGACGGGACGCCGCAGTGCTCGGGGGCGGTGCCCATGGCACCGCAGGCGCAGGTGTAGACGGGCTGGTCCCTCACGGCGCACCGCCGTCAAGGGCCGCCCGCGGGACCGGGACCACCGGGCCGGCCAGGTCACGGCACCGCTCCGGGGTCACGCCCTGCTCTTCGAGCACGGCCATCGCGCCGGCCAGCTCGGCGAGCAGCATGTCCCCCGGGTGCGCGCCGTCGCGGATGCCCTGCGCGGTGAAGCCGGCGGCGGTGAACACCATCGCGCTGTCCCGGGCCGCCTCCGGGTCAGCGAAGCCGGGACGGGGCCAGGTGTGGCAGCGGGCAGGCTCCCCGCCCGCCGCGCGGGGAGGGGACTCAACGGTTATTGTCATCAGTCAAGCGCTCCGATCGGTTCTGCGGTTGGGGTGCCAGGCCCGTCGCGGTGGTTGAGTCACCTGCGGCGGGCCGTCCTGTTTTTCAGGCTGCCGGCTTGAGCCTTGCGAGCAGGGCGAGCGCGTCGGCTTCCCTGACGCGCCGCTGGCCGCCGGGCGTGCGGGAAACCGGAAGGTGCCCCGCCTTGTCCCAGTCGCGAAGAGTGCTGGCGGGGACGGGGTAGAGCCCGGCTTCCACGAAGAGGGCCGAGACCTCGTGCGGCCTCAGCCACTTCTCTGGTGCTCGTTGCGGTGCTTCCAACGCTGTTGTCCGTCTCATGGTCGGTGGGTCTTCCGGTGGTTCCGTTGCTTGCACTAGACTAAGGCGTCAATCCAGTGCAGTCAAGGAGGCTTTCACTAGTGCAGGCAGCTCAACTAGCCTTGGCAGGTGCCAGTGCCCGACTATTCAGACCCGACCCCGGCCCGCAAGCAGATCGCCGACGACCTGCGGGCGCGGATTCGAGCGGGCGAATTCGCGCCCGGCAGCCGGCTTCCGTCGAACATCGCGCTGTCGGAGCAGTACGGGGTCGCGACCGAAACGGTCCGGGCGGCGCTCGAAGAACTGCGCGCCGAGGGCGTCGTGGCCACGCAGTCGACGCGCGGCACCTACGTGACGACCAGGCCGGCTGATGGCGTGCAGCCTGATCTCAGGGCGGTCGGCGAGCAGGTGGCAGAGCTTCGGCAGGAAGTCCGCGAACTTGCGGAACGCGCCGATTCCGGCGAGCTGCTCGCGAGGATCGGCCGGATCGAGGCCATCCTCGTCGGCCTCCACAGGAGGCTTGGCTTCCCGGACCCGTACGACGGCGGCCAGGACGGCACGGAGGAAGCGGCCGCGCAGGGGAACCCGGAGCGGTAACGCCGGAATAGCGGGCCTCGCGGAAATAAGTACCCCCGGGTGATTCGTGGTCGCCCGGGGGGTTTACCGCCGATCAAGTTCCCTTACCCAGAGGATCGACTTGCCCAATTCTAGGGGCACGCCTTCGGCGTGCCCTCCCGAAATCCCATTTCGTCGCGCGCCGGCAACGGCGGCATTACCCGTGGGAGCCTCCAACGCGATGTCAGCACTCCGGCTGTACTCCTCCAGGGTGCCGCCGCTTTCCATGTGCGCGCTCGCCTATATGGCGCTCGTCTCCATCGACAAGGATGCTGAGCCGTGGTACCAGGCGGGGGCCGAGCTGCTCGCCGTCATGGCACTCGGCCGCGACCCGCTAGCCGAGACCGGCGACGCGAAGGCGGACGCCAGGGCGCGGAAGGCGATGGAAGTCGCTTGCGAGCGCGCACTACGGCCGCTGTTCGCCACGGGTGCGATCACGACCGCCAAGCGCTCATCGGGGCATCTGCGGGGGTCGCACCACGCGAAGTACCGGCTGTGGCTGGACGCGCCCGCACCCGACGAGGCGCGCGACCCGCGCAACCGCGCGGCGCGGGGAGCGCCCTACGGAAACCGTGGTGTGCAGAACCCGGGCGAGACGGAGGCCGGGAACCCCGCCGATGACGGCGTGCCCTACGGAAACCGTAGGGCACCCGAGGATGGCACCCTACGGAAACCGTGCCCGCACCCTACGGAAAGCGTTACAGCGCCCTACGGAATCCGTAGGGCTAAGGAGTACGAGGAAGAAGAGGAGCGAATAGAAAACCTAGAGGAACATCCGCCTCTCTCGTCGGACCCGGTACCGGTACGCGCACGCGAGGCATCCGACGACCGGAATCATGTGACCTCAGTTCGGGTGATCGAGTCGCCGCTGCTCGCCGTCGTCCAGACCGAGGAGACCGGGGAGGACGCCCGGTGCCGGTACGACAGGTGCCTTACGCCACCCCAGCCCATTGAGGGCGACGGCCATCACGCCCGCTGCCGTCTCCTCGCGTCCGTCAAGGCCAAGGGCAAGCAGTCCCCGGCGGCGTCACGAGCCGGGCAGCGCCAGGACCACCGGGCCGGTGCAGGCAGCACCGGCCCGGGACTAACCGAACCCAGTCAGGAGACAGCATGACCGCCATGAACAGCCCTGCCGTCCCGGTCCCCCCGGCCGCGCTCGCGGCGATGGACCCCGACGCCTTCGCCGAGCTCGTCCGCGCCTCCATCGGGAAGGAAGCCGGCCCCGACGTCTGGGATGCCCTCACCGCGCCGGAGGTCATCCACCGCACCAGGCTGGCACTCGGGGCCATTCACGCAGACGTGCAGAACCAGCTCAGCCTTGCCAACGCGAAACTGGAGGACGTGAACGGGCGGGACGCCTACTTCAGCGCCCGCGCCGGCCAGGCCGAGTGGAGGCGCAGGGCGATCGGGTTCCGCGGCCTTGTCGAGCGTCGCCTCACCTTCGTCAAATCCCGGATACCCCGCGCCCCCGCGCAGCAGCCGGCCGGGTCCGCCCTGACCCGGATGCGCTACCGGGAAGCCCTGGAGAAGCTGGGCCGCGCGGTCGCCGCCCACCGGGACCGGGTCCTGTCCGGAGAGGGGGGCGAGGATGACGACGACAGCCTGTGGGATCACCTTGAGGCAATCACCGTCCCGAACGGGCGGGGCGGCGAGATGCCCCTCAGTGAATGGCTGGACTGGCTGGACGACATGCGCGCCGAGGATGCGAGCGCCCCGCGCCCGTGAGAAGAGACCGCGTGTACCACGATCACTGCCGCCGCTACGCGTCCGTCAAGGCGCGCGGCAGGAAGCCCGCATGATCAGGAAGGATATGGACCCATGACCACCGACGCCGGGACCGCCGCCGTGGCGGAGATCAAGCCGCCGCCGAACGTGCTGCTCGCGGGCATCAACGGATCAACCGCCTACGGTTTGGCGACCGAGGACTCTGACGTTGACCGGATCGGCTGCTACGCTGCCCCGACATCCCAGTTCCACGGGCTGCACCTCCCGGTCGGCAAGGCCGCGACCTGGGTCAGCACGAAGCCCGACGCCACCTACCACGAGGCGGGGAAGCTGGCCGCGCTGCTGCTGAGCTGCAACCCAACGGTCACGGAGCTTGTCTGGCTGGGGTCCTACGAGGTCAAGACACCCGAGGGTGAGGCGCTGATCGGAATCCGCGCCTCGTTCCTGTCGGCGAAGGCGGTCCGCAACGCCTACCTCGGCTACGCAACCAGCCAGTTCGGGCGGATACGGAACCGGGGTGACGGGTCGTTCTCGGCCGACACCCGCAAGCGCACGGCCAAGCACGCCCGGCACCTGTGGAGACTGCTGTACCAGGGTTCCGAGGTTCACCGGACCGGTTACCTGCCCGTATGGCTCTCGCCGAACCGGGCGGCGAACTGCCGCGCGTTCGGCGAGCGCGTCGCGGCCGGGGACCTGGACCTTGCTGCCGAAGCGCTGCGAGACGCCGAGGAGGCATTCGACCAGCCCGGCGAGCTGGCCGACCGACCCGACCCGTCGGCGGCCGAGGCTTGGCTACAGGATGTCCGCCGCGCCCACTGGGACCGGCCGTGACCGCAGTGGACGGCGACGCCGGCAGGCCCGCGTACACCGCCATCGCGAGACGCTGGGAACACGGCCTGGAACTGCACGTCAACGGCGTCGGCGTGACCCAGTCGCACGGCATGGACGACGCCGAGGCGATGGCCCGCGACTACATCGCCCTCAGCACCGGGGCAGATCCCGGCTCGTTCGACGTGGAGATAATCTCCGAAGCCCGGACTGAACACGGCAGCGCCCCGCGCCCGTGACCGGGCGCGGGGCGCTGCCTGCCGCCGGCCTAGCCGACTTTCCCGCCGGTCCTCTCCGTCGCGTAGGCGGCGAAGGCGTCAACGCAGTTGACCCTCTTGGAGCCGTATGCGGAGACGATGGTTGCGAGGTGGCCGGCGAGCTGCGTGACCGACTCGTCCTTCACGCCGCCCTTGACCTCGATCTGGCGGGTGGCGGAGATCTCCGCCGCGAGCTGGGCGCGGGTGCCGGTGCAGTGGGCGGCTATCGCCGTGATGGCGGACTGCTCGGCGGCGGGGATCGCGGGGGCGGCCGGGGCCTCCGAGGCGTGGACGGTGCAGCCTGCGGCGGTGATCGCGGCGGCCAGGGCCAGGGCGGTGCGGACGGTGCTGTTCAAGATCGTTTTCCCTCCCGTTCGCGCGGGGCACGCCGCCCCGCGTCACCCGCGATTCGACCGGCGGCCAAGATCGATTGCAGCGGGTTGCCCGTACTGAAGCCGGGGCGTTGCCGGGGCGTTACGGGGAGTCCCCGGCATGAGGGAGCCGGCAAGCCCGCCCCTGCGGCGGTACCGTGGGCCGCGTGACCACGATTCTCGACTCGATCGACGGCGCGGTCCGCGACTGGGAAACTAGCCGCGACGCGATGCGGTGGGTGCCGGGGGAAGCACGGGGCGGCCTGCCGCCGGCACGGGACGGGGCCGTGCACGTGCAGGTGCACGTGGATGTCGCCCCGCTCGCCGAGGCACTGGGGCTGATGCTCGCCGACCTGACGCGCCTCCTCGGCAGCTTCACGTCTGCTGCCGGCTCGGCGGCGGGGGAGATCGTGCACCTGGCGGCGGTTCTCGGCGTGCGGCCGGAACGCCGGCGTGGCGGCGGCAGGCTCGCGGTCGACGGGCACGCCTATCAGCGCAGGCTCCGCGCCCGGCGGAAGCGGAAGAGGCACGGCTGAGCCGGACCGGGCCGCTAGCATGGCCTCCGTGCGACTGACCACGAACCCATTGACCGCCGACGCCGAGGCGTGGGACCCCGCGAACCCGGCCCCGTTCACCCGGCTGGCAGGCTCCCAGTACCTCGGCACGGACGGCGACACCGCCCTGTACCGGTCACGGGAAGGCCGGGAGGGGCGCGCCTGGCCGGGCTGGCTGGTGATCCGCCCGGACGGCAGCGGGGACGGGGAGGCGCTGTTCACCGATCCGGTGAACGTCGGGGACGGCGAGATCTGGGGCGCGGAGACCGCCGGGCCGGGCCGCGACTAGTTCCGCTTGTCAAATCTCTTACACGTACTGTAAGATTATTTACATGACGATGAAGGCACAGCCCCGGCGGCCCGCGATCTTCCGGGGCGTCCAGGGACACTGCGAAGTCCGCTTCACCTGCACCTTCCCCGGCGGCGCGGCCGGCTACGTGTCCGGCCACCTCTGCCAGTTCACCGCCACCCGCCCCGACGAGAACGGCATCCGCACCCTCAGCGGCATCTGGGTGAAGCCCGGCATCCGCAGCGACATCCCCGCCTCCGCGATCCGCGACGACGACGGCAACGTCTGGTGCGCCGCCTCCGGCATCACCGGCGACCCCGGAACCGGCCTGATCATCCCCGTCTCGAAGAAGGAGATCGCCACCGGGACCGGCGCGGCCCGCCACCTGGCCCCCTCCGAGCGGCAGGTCTCCTACGCGCTGTCCCTCTGCGACCGCGACGGCGACCCCGGCGGCGGCAACTTCTACAGGCCGTCCGAAGAAGAATTCCGCGCCATGAGCCGCGCCCAGATCAGCGCGTGGACCGGCACGGCCGAATCGGAGCTGAGGATCTGATGGGCAGCGTCAAGGTGTACGCGCCGGGCCTGTTCGACGATCAGGGCGAAATCTGGGCCAGGTTCGACTACGACCGCATACGCGGCAGGTGGTCCGATGCCGACCCGGTGACCGGGGCGGGCAGTGGCGGCACGGGACGCGGCGAGGCCGTGATCCTCACCGGCGACGGCCGGGCCAGGTGGGTGCTGGAGAAGTGGACCAACTGGGGCGGCGAGGCCGCCCGGCACGAGCGCCTGGACGAGCCGGAAGCCCGCGAGTGGCTGGAGCGCAACGGGTTCGACCGCGCGGTCGCCGAGCACTTCGGCGGCAGCCTCGACGACGCGCTCCACGACGCGGCCATGTACAGGGAGATCACCGCGCGGCGCGACGAGATCATCCGCGCCTGCAAGCGCGCCGGGGCGGAAGTCGCCCAGATCGCGAAGGTGATGGGACTGAGCAGGCCGACCGTCTACGAGGCGCTGAAGAGCACGGAGTAGCTTGCGGTGGTAGTACAACCCTGATAGGTTGGTACTACCACCGAGCGAGGGAGACGGAAATGGCACTCAGGTCACAGCGCAGCCAGGCAATCCAGCAGGCGGCACTCGCAGTCGTCGAGGGCGGCAGGTACGACGCCAGCCTCACCGAGACAGCCGAGCGGCTCATCAGGTCAGCAGACCCGCACACCGTCACCGACCAGCGCGGCAGTCATTTCGAGTGGTCCTTCAGCTACGACGACGTGCCCGAGATCGTAGCCGCGGCAGAAAAGATCCTGGCCGGTGCCTAACCAGCACAAGAGAGCCCCTTTGTCGATCCGGCTCCCGGAGGCCGAGGAGGCGCGCCTGCGCGAGTACGCCAAGGCGCACCGCATCTCGATCGGCGAGGCGGTCAGGCTGGCCGTCCGGGAGCTGCTCGGCGACGAGGTGCCGGAAGTCTAGGCGCGCGGGATGGCCGTTCCCGGTTGTCGGTGCCCGACCCTACCGTGGCCTCATGGACCTGGACCAGCCGGCGTTCCCGGGCATCGCGCCCGCACCGCCGCCTGATGGCATGGAGCCGCTGTTCCCCGAGCTGGGGCCGCCCGGCGCGAGGCCCGTCGAGGTGATGGTCACCGTGCCGGACGGGCGCTCGCGGCGGTGCGTGATGCACATCGTGGCGTCGGAGGATGACGCGGCCAAGGCGGTGTCGGTGGCGATGTCCGCGTGCCGTGGCGTGGAGGGGTTCGAGGTCACGGCGAGGCGGTTCGCGCCGGAGGCGAAGCCGGCGTAGTGCCTGCGCGCCCGCGCGGCCGAGATGGGGCTGGCGATCGGCCCGCTCGTCGCGGACGCGGTGCGGGAGAAGCTGGACCGCCTGGACGCCGAGAGGGGCCCGCTGGAAATTTCCGCCTGACCGCTTGCGGTGGTAGTACCCCCATGCTAAGGTGGTACTACCACCAAGCGGGAGGAGAACGGAAATGAGCACCATCATCATCGCCGGACGGATCGCCGAGGCATACGAGACCATCGCCCCCGCAGGCGGCTACGCCAGCATCCTCCGGCTCCGCGAGGCCCTGGCCGACATCCCCGCCCGCGACCTGGACGGCACGCTCGCGAAGATGTACGAGGAGCAGCTAGTCAACCTGGTGCCCCGCTCCTGCCAGGCGCTGCTCACCCCGGCCGACCGGGCGGCGGCGGTCACGGTCGGCGGCGAGGCCAAGCACCTCATCGCCTGGGCCGCCTGAAGGGAAGGCCGGCAGTTGCCGGGTTGTCCGGGACTGGGCGGCGGACAACCCGGACAACCCTGGGTAGGCTGCAATCGTGCGCACTCGCGCCCCCGATCCCCCGGAGATGATCTTGAACCCCGCCGTGCTCGCGTACGCCGAGATCGGCCGGGCGGCACTCCCGCTCGCGGCCCCGGCGGAACTCGCACGGCGCGCGGAGCTGCTGGAGGCCGGGAGGCTCGACGCGGGCGACGAGCGGCGCACGGTCAACGACATGCGCCTCGTCGCGTCGGCACTGACGCAGGCAGCCGGACCGGGCCGCGTGAACCAGGCGGCGATATTATGCCATCGGGCCGTTTCCGCAGGCCAGAGACCGGGATCTTATAGTTCCGCCCCTTGATTCGAGGGACGTGTCTATGCCTGCGACGCGCCCGGCACCGCCGCTAGGCTCTGCTGTGAGGATCTAGAAAAGGTGACGGGACAGGCGGGCTCCAACCGCCTGTCCCGTGCGGTTTCCGGGCGACGGCGGGGGGCCATGGACTACCTCACTGACGACGAGCGCGAGGCCGTGCGCCTCGCGGGCGAGCTCTACACGCTGATCGCCGAGCGCGTCGTGGCGCACGGCCCCACCCGCGAAGATGATCTTGCCGAGATCTGCGGCCTGGTCCACGCAATCCAGGGGAGGGTCCTCGCCAACGCCGCCGCCCGGCTTTACCCAGCCGAGTTCAGGGTCCTCGGCGGAACCGTCGGGGAGCACCATCCCGCAGGATGATCTTGGTTATATCCGCGCGATACCGGTATATATCCGCGCCGCACGGGCCCGTTCGCCGCTGTGCGGATATCAGTCGCGCGCCTGTACCCCGGCCGAGTTCCGGGTCCTGGGAGGAACGGTCGGGAATCACCATTCCGCAGGATGATCTTGGCGCTATCCGTGGGATGCCGTCCGGTTGCCGCCCCGCCGGGCATTACTGCACCGTAACGAGGCAATGACTGTCCGGCATGACTGGACCCCGCACGCTAATGTGAATCTTGTCGAGGGATTCACCAGCAGCAGGCGGGGTCTAGTCATGAACGATAGCACGGTCGAAAGCACGATCGGGAGCCGTCTCCGCGCCGCGCGCCGCGAGCGCGGCCTCACCCAGGAACAGCTCGCCGCCCGCTCGGGGGTGAGCCTGGAACTGATCGGCAAGCTGGAGCAGGGCAAGCGCGAGACCGCGCGGATCACCACCCTCACGAAGCTCGCCAACTCCCTTGGAGTCTCCTTGTCCTCACTGCTCGGCCGCCGGGAGCGGCTGGAGCGGGGCGCGTCCGAAGGCGTCCTCGCCGTCCGCGACACGCTCCTGTCCGTCGCCGACCTCCCCGGCATCGACGCCACCGCCGACACGGGGGAGCCCACGCCGCTGAGCGTGCTGGACGCCGCCGTGCGGCGCGGCTGGGACCTGTACTGGGACGGCCGCCTCGCCGATCTCGCCGCCATGCTGCCGGGCCTGGTCGGCGAGGCCAGGCTCGCCCGCGACCGGGGCGGCCCGGAGGCGGCACGGCCGCTCGCGCAGGCATACCAGCTCGCCGCGGACCTCATGGTTCACATGGGGAGCGACGACCTGGCCATGGTCGCCGCCGAGCGGGCGCTCCGCGCCGCGGCGGACGGGAACGACGAACTCCAGTACGCGACGCTGTTCGGGACGGCGTCCTGGGTGCTCCTGCACCAGGGACGGACCGCCGAGGCGGAGAAGGTCGCCAGGGCGGCGGCGGAGCGGATCGAGCCGCGCCTGTCGTCGGCGACCCCGGAGCACCTGACCGTCTGGGGCGCGCTGCTGCTGTCGGCTGCCGCGCCGGCCGCCACGGCGGCGCGGGCGGATGACGTGGAGACGTACATCGGCCTGGCGCGGTCGGCGGCGGGGCGGTTCGATGCCGACCGCCACGACTACTGGGTCAGCTTCGGCCCGTCCCAGGTCGCCATGCAGGACTGCTACACGTCCTCCGTCCTCGGCCGCCCCGGGCGGGCGATCAAGGCGGCGGCGGGAGTGCGGCGGGAGCACCTGCTGGGCATCTCGTGGGGTGCCCACCACCTTGACGTCGCGCAGGCGTGGGCTTCCGACGGGCAGCATGACGCGCAGGCGGCGCAGGCGCTGGCGGTCGCCTGCGAGGTGTCGCCGGAATGGTTCAGGCACCAGGGGCTGGCCCGGAGCCTGACGCGGGAACTGGCGGAGCGGCGGACCCGGCTCGGCGAGCCGCTGAGCACCCTCATGGCGGCGATCGGCGCGCGGTGACCATACCCGTACGCAGTGTACGGGAATGGTCGCGCTCGCAGCCGTTACCCGTACGCCATGTCCCTGGTACTAGCCCGCCTACCCCGCGTAGCGTCTGCGTCACTTGAGACATTCCCAGGGGAGGGGTCTATGGGACTGTGGTGCAGGCGGTGCAGGCTTCCGGCCAGGACGACGGCGATCGTCTTGGTGCCGCTTCCGAGTGAGGCGGTCCACGCGCTTACCGGGCGGAGGGAGTGCGCCGACGGCAGCGACATCCGCCCGTCCGCCGAGGACCCTGTCCTGCGCGACGAGGCGGACGAGATCGAGCGGGAGTTCCCGGAATACGCCGTGTCAGTAAGCGCCGGGTTCTTCCGCGCCGACCCGCTGAACGTGCCCCTGGGGCACTTCGCGGTCCACTACGAGGCTGATTCCGGCGGGGAGCTGCGCCGCAAGCTCGCGCAGGCCGCCGGCCGCGCCCTCGCGGAGGCCGCCCGGTGAACGCCCCGCAGTCCCGCGCAGACCTGATCCGGGAACTCGAGCGGGAATTCCCCGCCTGGCACGTGTGGATGTCCAGCGCCGGCCGTCCGTGGGCCGTCCAGAGGGGCCCGCGCCCCCGGCCCCGGATCGTGAACCGCACGGAAATCCCCGTCACGTTCGACACCGACGACTTCAGCCAGATGCGGGCGCAGCTCCGGGAGTACGCCGATCTCACCGGGGAAGGCTGATGCCGCCGTCCCCCGGGGACCCGCTGACCCCCCGCGAGGCCGAAGTCGCCAGGCTCGCCGCCCAGGGCCTCCAGGCGAAGCAGATCGCGAGGCGCCTGCACATCGGCAAGCGCACCGTGAATTGCCACCTGGAGAAGATCCACGCCAAGGCCGGCGTCGGCAACCGGGTCGGCCTGCTGAACTGGCTGCTCGAACGCCAGCAGGGTGCCGCCCCGTGAGCCCGGGGCCGGCGGCGCCCCGCGTGATCCGGGTCGCCGCCGTCAAGGGCCCCGGGCGCCTGGCACGGCACCTGGGCGACGGGGCAGCTCAGTTCAGCGTCTGGGTCGTGCTCGATGGCGGCGGAAGCGCCCTGCTGACCCTCGACGGGACGGCGGCCGTCCTGCTCGTGGCGGAAATCATGGACCCGCTGATGGAGGCTGCGCCCCTCCCCGCCACGGGAAGACGGGAAGCGCCCGCCGCGGTCAGGCAGGCCCGGCGGGAAGCCCTGGAAGCCGCGGGCAGGCTGCTCACCGCCATGGAGGAATCCGGCATGATCCCGCGGCGGAACGCGCCCGCCCCCTAGACCCGTTCCCGGCTGCGCTCCCGAGCGCCCAGGGCGGCCGGGAACGGCCAGACGGCACCCGGGGCGCCATCCCCGCCCCGGCGTCCCGGGTGCTTCCCCGCACGGCAGGAGGCGGCCGTGCGGGAGACGGAGGCCGCCGCGCACGGAGGGGCGCGCGCGGCGCCCCCGACCACTGGACCAGGCAGGAGAACCCCCATGGCCGAGGCCGAGCACGTGCACAAATTCCGCGCCTGGTGCCTTGACTGCGGCACCATCGCCGCCGACTGCCCTAAGCGGCGCGGCCCGCCGGAAGACCAGCACCAGCTATGCCAGTTTTGCGAATGCGGAGAGACAGTCTACTGAGCCGGGAGACGAGGAGACCACTATGGGACTGTTCGGCAAGGGCGGCAAGGACAAGGACGGGGAACCGGGAGTGCCCTTGCCCGACGAGGTCAGGAAGGCCGGGCGCAACGTCCTGAACGCGTCGATGGCCGCGTACACGGCGGCCGTGAAGAGAGGCGACGGCCAGGCCGCGGCGGCCGAGCTCGACGCCCTGGAGACGCTCGGGCTGATCGGGCGCGACGAGAACGGGGTGATCCAGGTAAGCCCGGACGTGGCGCCCTAGCCGTCTTGCGGAGGCGAGGCGAAGGTGCCGAGCCGGGCCCTGGTGTAGACCAGGCCCCGTTCGCGCAGCACGCCGATCGCGGCGCTGACGGTGTGCTTCGATACTCCGGCCTCGGCCGCCATCCGGTCCTGCGACGGGAGCCGGGAGCCGGGCGGGAACTCGCCGGAGGCGATGGCGGCGGCGATCGCGCGGGCGACCTGCTCGTGCTGCCACAGGTCCGACCCTGGCGTGATCCCGCTCCAGTCCGGCATCCCGGGAGCGTTGCACCAGGGGAGCGCCGGATCGTGGTGCAGGCTGGTGCAGTTTTATTACCTGCCGGTCATAGCGGTCTTACCGCCTCCGGGTGCAACGTTGGATGCGAGGAGGGGTGATGGACGGGAACGGCGACAGGGCGGCGTGGGTGCGGGCGGCGCTTCAGGGGTCGCTCCTGGCCCCGGCTGCCGACCGGGAGGCGGCTGCCGGGCTGGACCGGCTCTGGCCCGGGACCGGGGACCTGATCGCGCAGGCGCACGGCTTCCACCGGCGGGCCGCGGCGTGGGGGGTGCGGGACAAGCCGGGCGTCCCGGCGGCGAGGGCGGTGATCTTCTCCGCATGCGGCCTGCCGCCGCGTGACGGGCCGCTTCACGCCCAGGCGGCGGCGGAGGCCCCGCAGGCGCTGTTCGGCTACTGCGACCCTGACGCGGAGGCGACCGTGGTCAACAGGAGCCTGCTCGCGCTCCCGGACCCGGGCCGCGTCTCGGCGCGGACCGCCGACCCCGCCGACCCCGCCGGGGTGCTCGGCGACGTGATGGCATGGCGGGAGATCCGGGCGGGGCGGCCGGTCCAGGTCCACGCGGTCCTCGTGCCGCAGCGGTGGCCCGGGGACCTGCTGCGGCGCGTGCTCGCCGGGTACGCGCAGATCCTGCCTCCCGGTTCGTCGGTCGCCCTGTCGGCGATCCAGTACGCGGACGGCGGCTACCTCGCGGCGTGCGAGGCCGTGACCGGGGCGCGGATCTGGTCGCACGACCCGGCGGACGTGGCCCGGACGGTCGCGCAGGCCGGGCTGCGGCTGCACCCGTGGGGGGTGCGGGACGCGGCCCAGTGGGGCAGGCCCGCCCCGGGCGGCGACCGCCGTCCGGCCCGGGCCATCTGCGCCGTGTGCACCGCCGCCTAGCCGGCGCGCCGGCCGGGTAAGACGGCGCGCAGGTGCCCGCGGCCCCTGCGGGCTCCCGCCTCGATCGCCGCCCGCTCGTCGGCGCGGCCCTGCCGGTAGGAGACCGCGAGCAGGCCCGCGGTCACCTCCAGCGCCGCGAGGACGTCCCGCTGCTCCATGAGCCCCTTGTAGATCAGGCCCGCCTCGGGGGTGGCGGGCCTCGTGGCCGCCTCGTACGCCGCCCTGACGATGACCAGTGCCGCCGAGATGATGCCCAGCGCGGTTTCCGGGCTCGCCGCTACCGATTCCATGCTGACGCTCACGCCTGTGTCCCTCTCCCCTCGGCAGGACCGCCCCCGTGCGGTTCCCCCCTGCCGTCCCTCCCTGCGCACGTGCCCTGCATGCGATTGCAGGCCCGTGCGATTGCAGCCGAAACCGGCTTTACCGAGCGTAATTCGCTGATCGCGCCGAAGATCACAAGGTGATCAATCCGTTACAGGAGGGAATGTCAGCCTGCCGCGTCGGCGCGGCGCCGGTCGTTGATCTCCAGCAGCGACTGGAGCATGTCCCGCCGCACCCCCCACGGGACCAGGCCGCCGCCAGGGGAAGGCAGGTCCATGATCGTGCGGGCCACCGTCTCCTCGTCGCCCTCAAGGGACAGCGGCAGCGGCGAAGGGGCGGCCGGGAGCGCTTCCGCCCGCAGCGCGGGCACCGGCTCCCGGCCCTCGAGGATGGCCTCGAACGAGCCGGGCGCGTACCCGTACAGGGACTCGAGGGCGGTGATCGTCGCGGCCGGGTAAGAGGTGCGCTCGCCGCGCTCGAGCCTGGCGATCATCTTGAGCGACGGCGGGGGGCCGCCCCGGTCGCGGAGGAAGTTCTCGCGCTGGCGGAAGCCGTAGCCTAGCTGGCCCCGGCGGCGCTCAAGTTCCCTGCCGAGCCGTTTCCACGCTTCGGGCGGGTACGCCTTGTCCATCAATGTCCCGTCTGCAAGCGCTCCGGCGTCAATACTCACGGATGCGAACAGGGTCCGTCAACTCGTTCCCGATGCACGTTACCACCAATATCCGTGGCTGCATCGTGCCTGGCAGAAGTACGTAAAGACATTGGCAGATATTGGCACCGGGGCAGCTGTGTCCCGCTGTGGCGCTCCGGACTTGCCAATAAGTGCCGATCGGGTCTACGGTGTCCCTCATGGAAGAGACACCGAAGGACACAGAGTCCCGCCGGGTCACCCGCCGCGGTGCCCTGCCGCGCCAGAACGGCCCCGCGATCCGGGCGCTCCGCGAGAAAGACGGTTACAAGCAGCGCGGCTTCGCCAGGCTCGTCGGCCTCAGCCAGGGCGGCCTCTCGGCCATCGAGGCAGAGAAGGACAACGCCGAGGTCGCCACCCTCAACCGGATCGCCCGCCAGCTCCGCGTGCCCGCGGCTGCGATCATGCGCGACTCCCGGGACGAGGAGCTGCCCGCGACCGCCGCGCCGGCGGCGGAAGGGGCGGCGGCATGAAGACCCCGGACTGGTACCGCGAGGCGGTCGCCGCCCACGGGGAGCGGATCGCCGCCGGGGCCGAGGAGCCCGGCGACGCCGCCGAGGCAATCGGCGCCCTCCTCAAAGAGCACCCCGAGTTCCTCGAGGACATCGCCGCCAGGGACATCACCAAGTGGACCGACAAGCACGCCCGCCCCGGGTACCTCCAGTCGGCGCTGTTCCCCGCCATCCCCTCCGTCCTGGCCGTCGCCGTCGGCCAGAAGGCCAGGGTCGCGGACATGACCGGCGCCGACCTCGACAAGGCCCGCCGCATGCTCCTGACCCGCACCCGGAACGCCGAAGGCGCCGCCCGCCGCCAGCGGAAGGCGTTCCTTCGCTTCTACGGCGAGATCCGGCCCGTCCTCGACGAGAACCCCGGCATGACGGTCGCCGAGGCGATCGACGAACTCCACGGCCGCCGCAAGGAAAAGGCCGCCTGAAAGAAGAAGGCCCGGCGAGCGACCGCCGGGCCAAGGAGTCGGAGACGACTCGAAACCGATGGTAACCGAGAAGGAGACGACTTAGGTGACAATCACCGACGGGACGGCAGGACCCGAGAACCCCGGCACGGCCGCGGAAACGTTCGCGAGAACCGGCACCGACCCCCTGGACCTGCCCGTCCGCATGCCCCAGCCGACGTTCACGCCCCGCCACGAGCCGCCGCTCGGCAAGAAAGAGCTCGGGGTGGTCGCGGACAGGATCAGGAACCTGCCCGGCGGCCCTGACGCCGGGCCCTCCTACCGGAGCATCGGCGAGATGCTGGACGCCCAGCGGCTGGCGCCCGGCCGTCCCCCGCTTCCCGTCCGCGTCCCGGGGGCCGAGTGGGACGCGATCACCGCGGCGTGGCCCGTGCTGGAGGAGGCGGTGCCCGCGGGCCCGCGGACGGGACGGCATGCCGCCCCCGCTCCAGCTCCCGCCCCCGGGCCCGTCCCTGTTCCCGAGCCGTCCCCGGACGGGACGTGGCTGAGGGACTTCCTCGCCGACGCCCTCCAGGACGCCGCCGACGGAGCCGTGCGGCTGCTATCCGTGCGGTGCCAGTGCCGCGAGCCGCACGACGGCTGGTGCCCCAGGCAGCGCGCCGGGCTCGACCGCACCGACCTGTACGCCCGGCTCGCCGGGCTGCTCAAGACCGCCCCCGGGGACCGCGCCGCGATCACGGCGCTGCTCGCCGAGGAATGGCGCGAAGACGACGCCGCTGCGGACGGGAACGGGGGCGCACGGTGAGCGGGCGCAAGGTCACGCCCACCGGCATCCTTGCCGCGCCGTCGGACATCCCCGAGCGCGAGTGGCTTGAGATGCGGCGCACCGGCATCGGCGGCAGCGACATCGCCGCCCTGGTCGGCCTCAGCAGGTACACGTCCCCGTTCCAGCTCTACCTGGACAAGCGCGGCGAGCTTCCCGACCTTCCCCGCTCCGAGGCGCTGGAGCGGGCCGCCGAATGGGGCCACATGATGGAACCGCTGATGGCGCAGCGGTTCTCGGACCTTCACGGCGTGAAGGTCCGCCGCGTCGGCCTGATCCGCCACGAGGCGGACCCGTGGCGGCTGGTGAACCTTGACCGGCAGGTCGCGGGCTGCGATGACGGCCCGTGCCTCCTGGAGATCAAGAACCGCTCGGCATGGAAGGCCGGGGAATGGGGCGAGTCCGGCGACCCGGCCGGCGTCCCGGACAGCGAGGCGCTCCAGGCCCACTGGGGCATGGGCGTGACCGGCTACCGGCACTCGCACCTCAGCGTCCTGATCAACGGGAACGACGACCGCCACTACCGGATCGATTACGACCCCGGCATCGCCGGGGACGTGACCGCGATGGCCCGCTCGTTCTGGCAGCGGGTGCAGGACGGGAACCCGCCCCCGGTCGACGGCTCCGACGCCGTGACCGAACTGCTGTCCGTGCTGTGGACCGGGCGCGAGAAGGCCGAAAAGATCATCGACCCCGCCGAGGCCGGCCCCCTCAAGGCCGAGCTCAGGCGCCTCCAGGCGCAGGCGGCCGAGACCGAGGCGCAGATCGCCGAAATCAAGAACCGGATGGCGTTCATGCTCGGCGACGCCGAGGAAGCCGTCTGGGACGGCGAGACCCTGTTCACCCGCCGGCAGAACGGCGCGTTCTCCGCCAAGCGGTTCGAGGCCGACCACCCGGATCTCGCCGCCAAGTACACGCACCTGGTCCCCGCGATCGACGCCAAGGCCCTCGCGGCCGACCAGCCAGAGCTTTACCGCGCCTACCGCGCGCGGGTCCTGCGCATTCCAGGGGGAACGAAATGACCGAGCAGGCTAACGGAAGCACCCTGAGAGACCGGGTGCGCAGCCAGCGGGAGCAGTCCGAGCAGCCGGACGGCAGCGAGGTCGACAAGCGCCGCGAGCCGCCGAGGACGATCGCGCAGTTCATCGAGCAGATGAAGGGCGAGATGGCGCGGGCGCTGCCGAAGCACCTGAACGCCGACCGGCTCGCCCGCATCGCCCTGACCGAGGTGCGCCGCACCCCCCGGCTCGCGCAGTGCACCCAGCCGTCATTCGGCGGCGCGCTGATGACCTGCGCCCAGCTCGGGCTTGAGCCCGGGGTCACCGGCGAGGCGTACCTGATCCCCCGCAAGAACGGCCGGCTCACCAAGGAAGCCGGGCGCGACGTCTACGAGGTGCAGCTCACGATCGGCTACCAGGGAATGGCGAAGCTGTTCTGGCAGTCGCCGCTCGCCAGGTCACTCGACGCCCAGGCTGTCCACGAGCGCGACGACTGCTTCGAGTTCGAGAACGGCCTCACCCCCGTGCTGCGGCACAAGCCGTCGCTGGGAGACCGGGGTGCCACCACCGCCTACTACTCGGTGGCGACCCTGACCAACGGCGGCTTCGCGTTCACCGTCCTGTCGCGCTCGGACGTGGAGAAGATCCGCATCCGGTCCAAGGCCGGAACCGGGGACCAGGACAGCCCCTGGAAGACCGACTACGACGAGATGGCCAAGAAAACCTGCCTGCGCCGGATGTTCAAGCTCCTGCCGAAGTCACCCGAACTGGCCCGCGCGCTGAGCCAGGACGAGGGCATCCGGACCGACTGGGCCGAGGATGCGATCGACATCCAGCCCGAGTACCCGGACGCGGTGCCCGGCGAGGTCGAGAACGACGAATACGGCGACGCGGGGTGAAGCGCTCGCCGATGCCTGCGCGCCGCATCCCGCTGAAGGCCGGCGGGGCGGCGGCGGGGCGGGAACGGGTCCCGCCCCGCCGCGTCCCCCTGCGGGCGGCCCCGGGGAACGGCCCGTCCCCCGGGGCGCCGGACGGGTCGCGGCACGCGGCCGGCCCCGGAGAGACGGTCGCGCCGTGAGGATCCAGCTCAGCCTCCTGCGGGGCACCGGCGCGGGCGCGTCGCAGCCGAACGGGCGCGGCGAGTGGAGGCCGTACGAGTGGGGCGGCAAGCCCGGATGGGACCCGGCGGCGCTGGGCCGTATGCCGTCCCCGTCGGAGGAGAAGCAGGCCCGGATGGCCGAGTTCGCCCGGCTGCGCGCCGAGGGCCTGACGATCGGGGAGGCCGCTAAGGCGGTCGGCGTCGGCGAGGATGCCGGCCGGGAGTACGAGCGGCACCTGAAGCAGGAACGGGAAAGGGGCGGGCGGTGAGCGGGGACGGCCGGCAGGAGCCGCCGCTGACGGCACCGGAGCGCCCGCCGCTGACGGCCGGCGAGGTCGCGGCACTGTGGCGGGTCGACCCGAAGACGGTGGTCAGGTGGTCGAAGGCGGGAAAGATCTACTCGTTCCGGACGATCGGCGGCCACCGCCGTTTTCCCGCTGCCCAGTTTCCCGAGGGGCTCAGGAACGCCGCCCGCACGGACGGCCAGTCATGAGCTACGCGGATGACCGCACCCGCCTTTTCGCGCCGTCCGGGCGCGTGGCCCACCTGCGCCCCCCGTTCGGGCTCGCGGACGTCCTGTGCGGCCGGCCGGAGCCGGAGGGCGGCTGGCTCGGCACCGGGAACCAGGCCGAGCATGACCGGGCTGCCGGGCTGCCGGCATGCAGGCGGTGCGGGCGGCGGGCGGCACTGGACGGCACGTCCGCCGAGCCCGTGACCGGGCTCGGTGACGCGGCGAAGACCCTGCTCCGCGAGCACGGGATCAGCACGGCCCTGTGGGCGCGGGCGAACTGGTACGTGGACGGCGGCTGGGGCGGGGACTCGTGCGGGTGCCCGGACGACCGCTGTATCGGCCATCACCACGATGCGGGCGGGGAATGCGGCTGCCTGCGGGCGCTGCTCGCCGACTTCACCGCGGGGAAGGGCACGGGCGGCATGTTCGACCCCGCCGCCCTGCCGCCGGTGCGCAGGCCGTACGGCGGGTTCTACCGGCCGCGCAAGCTCACCGTCGTCGTCCTGGACGAGTACGGCGATGAGGAGGACGGCGGGATAGCCGTGTTCGGCACCCACAACGAGGACGTCGCCGGGCTCCTGGCCGACGAGGCCGCCGTGCGCCTTGAGGGGGCGGCCTGGCATGCGGCGGACCCGGTGCGGGTGTGGTGGCGGGACGGGTACAGCGGCGGGCGCCGCTGCTGGGTGACCGACGAGCTCGCCGGCCGCGCCGGGGTGCTGTTCCGCCGCATCGAGGAGACGACAGGAGAGGCGGTGGGACATGGAACCGTTTGAGATCACCGACCATGACGGGGCGCGCGTCGGGGTGCGCGAATGCGGCCAGGACGAGCACGGCTACCTGTACGCGGAGGACGAGCACGGGACCGCCGTCTCGGTATGCGTCAGGCTGCCGGAGATCGGCGCCCTCGCCGCGGAGCTGTACCGGGCGTGCGGGAAAACGCCGCCGGCGATGCCCGGCCGCCCGGACCCCGGCTGCCGGCCCGCGGACAGCGTCAACGCCCGGTTCGCCGCGAGCATGCGCCTCCTGCGGCAGGAGCAGCAGGTGAGCCCGGCGCAGCTCGCGAAATCCGCGGGCGTCGCGAAGGACACCGTCCTCAAGCTGGAACGCGGCACGAACGGCGTCTCGCTGCGCGTCGCCGACTCGATCGCGACGGCGCTCGGAACCACGGTAGGCGCGATGACGGACGCCGGGGTGCGCTGTGGCTGACGCCCAGGTGCTCGAACGCCCCGCCGAGACGGCCACGGGGGTCCCGAAGTGCCAGGCGATGATCCCGGTCTTCCTCGACCCGGATGACGCCGTGCCGCTCCTGATGCAGTGCCCCGAGGACGCCGAGGGGCTGTTCGAGGGCTGGTGCGCCTGCGGGCACGTCCGGCGCGCATGGCTGTGCGCGCCGCACGCGGAGCTGCTCGGCGAGACGGGCTGCCGGGCCTGCGCCGAAGACGAGGCGTACCCGCACGACTGCCCGCTGACAGCGGCCCCCGTCACGGGACGGGGGGACGGCCGTGGCTGACATGCCGTCCAGGACGCGCCTTGAGGCCGGCACCGACCAGGAGCTCGCCGCGGCCAGGGAACTGCGGGCCGGGCTGGCAGCTATGCGCGGCGACGGCGACTACCTGCTCGGCCTCGGGGACGGCCTCGCAGGGCTCCTGCGGGAGCAGTTTCCCGCCGCGCCGGCGCTCGGCCGCATCACGCTGGCCGTCGCCGGGTCGATCGCGGCGATGCGGGAATCCTGGAAGGCCAAGGGCATGCCGCTCACCGAGCGGGAAGTGGGCGCGGCAGTGCGCCTGGCTGCGGAGCGGCTCGAGCGGGAGGCCGGCCGTGGCTGAGATGAGCGCCTTCATGTGCGGCGGCATGCTCCCCGCAGTCGAGCTTCCCGATGCCGGGGAGGGTGCCTGCTGCATGGGGGCGGTGATGGGCGGCCCGCAGCACTGCACCTGCTGGGAGCCCGTTTTCGACTTGGAGCAGCGCCAGCCGCAGACCGGGCCGATGGGGCTGCGCGCCGTCCGCTGCCATGACTGCGCATATCTCAGGGACTCCCCGGAGCGGCGGGGCGAGAACGGCTACCAGGGCGATGCCGAGTCCCTTGAGCAGATGGCGCGCGACGGGTCTCCGTTCGCCTGCCATCAGGGCATGCGCAAGCCGGTGAAGTACGTCCACCCGTCGGGTGCCGAGATCCCCGGCCATCCCGCCGCCTACGACCCGCCGGTGACCGGCGGCGTGCCGTACAAGGCCGACGGGTCGCCGGGCGACCTGTGCGCCGGATGGGCCGCGCGCCGCCTGCACTACATGACGCGGGAAGCCCCGGGGCCTTCCGCGTCCGCTGGACTCCCGGCCGGGGAAGACCACCCCAAGTCCCCTTCCCCGGCCGGGCCTGCACTTCCCGCGCCCTTTCCATCCCCCCAGGGCGCGGGAACCGGATCCGCCGCTGTCCCGCCCCCCGTGGGCACGGCGGACCACGGCGGAACGGTGAAGCGTCCCGTCCGCCACGCCCCGGGCGGGGCAACAGGCCCCCGCCCCCCTCGCCCGGGGCACCCACTCTCCCCGCCCCTGGTCGGCGGCGGGGAACCGGGGCCGTCCCCCGTAGCGCCCGGAGGCGGCCCCGGCACAAGCCCGGCGGGGGCGGGGCGTGATGCGGACCGCCCTGCTCCCGCCGGTTCCACCGGACAGGACGCCCGCGACGCGTGGAAACGGGAGATCGCGAAGCAGAACGCGGACAAGCGGCGCAGGCGCGGGAAAAGGCAGGAGCCCGGATACCGGCCGGGCATGACCAGGAGGCAGCCCGGATGAGCATCCTGGTGCCCGCGCCGCTTCCCCCGCTGCCGCCCGTCGAGCGCGTGAACAGCGCCCTGTTCGTGCCCGGCTGGGAGCGTGCCGAGCGGGACCGGCTCGACGCCGGGCGCTGCCCGGAGCCGGGGTGCGGTGAGCTTCCGCCGAACCACCGTGCCGGCTGCGCCCGCGTCCGCCTGCCCGACCCTGGCGCGAAGCGGTGCCGGTCGTGCGGATACGTCAGGGCCTCGCTCGGATGCCGGCTGACATGCGGGAGCACGTCGTGAACGGGCCGCTGGTCCGGATCGCCATGACCGGGGATCGCCACGGCTACGTGATCGCGGTCATGCCGGCGCCGGACAGGTACGGCAACGGCGAGCGCCTCGTCACAGGCGACGTCCGCAGGATCAGCGCCGACGGGGAGCCGGAGGCGTGGAAGGCGTGGCTGTGGCCCGTCGCGGGCGGTGCCGGGCGGCACGGCCAGTCCTGCGAGGCGGTCGAGAGCCCTAACCAGGTGCGGCTGCTGGAAAGGCTCCAGCAGCGGGCGGACAAGGAGTCCTGGTGGGAACGCGGCGAGTCGTGAAGCCCCGGCTCTCTCCCGCCGCGACCGCCGTCCTGAAGGCGTCCCGCCGCCTCCGTGACCGCCGGGCCCGGAGATTCATGCCGCCGGGCGGCTGGCAGCCGGTCGACGTTCCCGCGTTCGGCCGCGAGATGGCGGCGATGGACGCCTGGGCGCGGGGGGTTCCGTGGTTAAGACCGTGACCCGCGCCCGCTGCATGCGCTGCGGCTGGAGCGCCGAAGGCGACCCGGAGAAGACCGACAAGGCGGCTGAGAAGCACACCGCCGTCGACCATCCCACGGCGACCGTGACGGAGCCGGAGGCGGTCACGTGACCAACTCCGACATCCGCGCGTTCCTGGCCGGATGCGACCCCCGCGCGGCCCGCACGGGCTGCGGGATCACCCAGGCGGTGATCGCCGCCGCGGTCGGCTGCACGCGGAGGACGGTGGGGCATTGGGAGCGCCGGGTGAGTACCCCGTCGGGAGCCCTCGGTGCCCGCTACTGCCGGATCATCGCGGGGTTTCAGCGGCACCTGGCGGTGACCTGGTGAGCCTGTTCTGGCGGTTCGCGCTCGCGGGAGGCTTGTGGATGCTCCCCGGTGCCGCCCTGTACCTGGCCTGCGCCGCGTGGGCCCTGGTGCCGGTGGCCCTGTCGCGGATCGGGCGGTTCGCGCGGAGCCTGGACACCGCGGTGAAGCCCGACGATCCCCACCCGTACGCGGCCGAGGTCTCGTGGCCGGGGTCGTGCTGGTGCGGGCGCGGCAAGGAGCACCCGAAGCACCTCAAGGCCGGCGGGGCGATGACGGCGCTGAAGGAGGACCGGCGTTGACCCGGCTCCTGGAGGAGACTCCCCGGCTGCGGAGGCGGCGGTGACCGGGTCAGGGCTCGCGGCGCTTGGCCTGCGATCTGAGGTACCGCTGCGTGGGCTCGATCTCGCCGCGCCTGATGCGCTCGTCCTCGATGTGACGGCGGATCGTCTCGCGGGTCAGGCCGGTCGCGGCGACGAGGTCGCGCTGCCGCCTGCCCGCCTTGTCGGCCGCGTACAGCGCGGCGGCGAGGCGCGCGATGCGCTTCGGCTGGCCCTGCACGTCGGCGAGGGCTTCGGCGAGTTCGGTCATGGCCTGCTCCGGGTCCACTGGGTCATGTTGCCACACGGATGTGGCCAACTCCAGCCTAGCAGTACGGCCAATCGATGTGGCCTTGTTGACCATGCCTATCTGATGTGGCATCTTTAGTGTTGCACGGCCGGATGGGCCGTGCCGGTATGCGGGGAGGGCGGCATTGGGAACCAGAGGGTTCATGACCTTCGTCATCGACGGCGGCGAGAAGACCGCCTACCGGCACTCGGACGCCTACCCCGGCGCCTTCGGGCTGGACGTCCTGCGCTGGCTGCGGGAGGCGTCACGGGACGCCGGCACGCTGGCCGTGCGGGCGCGCGCCCTCCGCGTCGCATCCCCGGATTCCGCCCCTGCGCCCGCCGACGTCGAGCGCCTGCGGCGCTTCGCGGACGGCGGGAGCCGGGCGTACTCCGACTGGTACTGGCTCCTGCGCCGCACCCAGGACAACCCGGGCCTCATGCTGGACGCCGGCGTCATCGAGGACGCCGGCGGGTTCCCCTGCGAGCCGCTGGCCCGGTGGGGCTACGTCGCCGACATCGACGCCCGGCGGTTCGAGGTCTACCAGGGCGGCCAGAGAGAACCCCACCGCCGGGGCCGCTTCGCCGGGCGGCGGATCGCACCCGAACCGGGGCGCACCGCCTTCTGGCCGGCCGCGCTCGCCGCCTCGTGGCCGTTCGGCGCGCTCCCCTCCGACGATGAATTCACGGCGGCCTGCCGGGAGACGGAGAGTGCCGGGTGAAAGAGGTCATCTACCTCGCCGTCAGCCGCTCGAAGGTTGAGCGCATGACGAAGAACCTGCCCGACCTCAGGCGCGGCGAGATCCCCGTGAAGCTGGAGATCACCGTCGATGACAGCGCGTTCCGCGAGCCCGTCATCACCAGGCAGGTCCACATCGCCGACTGGCGCGAGGGAACCGATATCGCCGACGTCGAGCTGAAGGAAGCCGTCATCACCGAGGAAGAGGCGGCGCTGATCCGCGCTCGCCGTCTCGCCAGGATGCAGGAAATCCTCATCGCCCACGGGTGGGAAGTCTTCGCGCCGGAAGACGAGGACGGCGATGAGTGAGCAGATGGCCGTCACCGAGGACGGAACGCTCAAGCCCGTCAGCGAGTTCACCGCTGCCGAGAAGTGGTGGTGCGACGGCGAGGAGTGCGACGGCTGGCCGCTGACCGTACCGCACGTCCACACCTACGGAGACCGCCCCACCCGCGCCGTTGACCTGCTCACCGGCAAGGAGCTTGAGCTGTGCCCCGGCGGCTGCGGCTGCCAGCTCGGCACCGACGACGCGGACCGCCGCGAGTGCGGCTGCGACGGGGGCTGCTGCGATGGCTAGCTGCAAGTCGTGCTTCATCAAGATCGACTGGGCCACGGTCGACGGCAAGACGGTCCCCCTCGACCACGCCAGCGCGGGCAGCCCCGAGGGCAACATCGCCGTTCGCCGCATGCCCGGCGGCACCCTCAAAGGCCGGTACCTCAAGCGCGGCGAGCAGCCCGAGCCGGGCGAGGTGCGCGGCATCAGCCACTACGCGACCTGCCCCCAGGCGGCCGAGTGGCGCGAGCGGAAGACGGCGGGCCGTGGCTGACGTGAGCAGGCTCCTCGCGGCGATGGCGGACGCGCTCGGCCGACTGCTCGGCCTGCACGGCCCGCTCGCCGTGCCCCGCCTGGTCCTGGCCGCCGCCCCCGTGCCCCGCGCCACGGCGGCACAGGTCCCGCACGTCCCGCGACTGCCGGGCCACTGGACTCCGATGACAGGAGGTGAGCCGTAGCGATGGAGTTCCGCTCCGCCTTTCCCTTAAGCCGTTTCTGCCGCCTGGAGATGACCCGCGTTGCCTGCTTCCCGTCGTCCCGCGTCCCGGAGGTCCTTACCGCCGTGGCGATCCGCTTCACTGACCAGTTCCCCTCGCTCCGCGAGGTAGATGGCCTTTCGGACACTGCGTTCCGCCTCCACGTGACAGCGTTCTTCTGGTGCTCGGTCAACCGCACTGACGGTCTGATACGCGCCGAGGACCTCGATCTCGTGTGCGCGCGGGTGCGAGCTTCGGAACGCTTCGCTGCCGAGTGCGTGCGGCGGGGAGCCTGGCATGACGCCCGCCACGACTGCGGCTCGCCGCACTGCCTCGGGCCGGTCGACGAGGACGGATGGGTCGTCCACGACTACCTGAAGGACAACCCCAGCAGGGCCGAGCTGGAAGCGGAAGAGGCCGGGAAGTCGGGCGGCGGCAAGCTCGGCAACCACCGCCGGTGGCACGAGCAGCGGGGCATCGCGGTCCCCGGGTGCCAGTGGTGCAAGGCCGCCGGGAGCGGAAAAACCGCAGGTCACAGGCCCCCCGTGAAACGGACATCGGATAACCGATCGCATACCGATCGGATAAGCGATTCGGATCCGATTCCTATAGATAGATCTGATCTTGATCTTGACTTTAATCCTGGTCCGGCTGCTGAAAATCATCGGTCAAAGTCAAAATCCGCGCGCGACGACATCGCCCCGGCGATCGTCGCCGACGTCGTCGCCGCACTGTCGGAGAAAGCGGGCCGGATCGTCTCCGACGATGACGCCCGCCACGCCATCAGCGTCATCGCCAAACGCGCCGGGGCGGCCGGGACGGTCATCCACGACCCGCCGAGGTACTACCCGGCCGCCGTCCGGAACGAGGCGGACGCGGACGGCCTGATGCCCCAGCCGCCGCCGCTCGCCGAGATCCTCGCCGAGCCGTGGCAGCCCGTCCCCGGCTCGCACACGTTCGAGCTCAACGAGGCAACCGGCGCCTGCGCGCACTGCGACATGCCCAGTCCGCATGTCTCGCACAAGACCCAGGAAGCGAGGAGGACCGCATGACCGACAGGCCGAGACCCGGCATCGGCGGCTGCCCCCACTGCGGCGTCCGCGTGCTGTTCGCGCTCGCCGTGACCGGCGACCTGGTCGCGCTCGACGAGGGCCAGGACGGGCCGGTCGCCGTCCGCTGGGACTGCACGAGGACGCCCCGCGTCCGGCGTGTGCCCCCGGCGTACCGGCCTGGCGACGGGGAGCACAGGTTCCGGCTCCACAACGACGCGTGCATCGGGCTCGCCCCCGTGGTGTCGATCGGCCGCGCCCCGTCGCTCCGCCGCCGCCCAGCCCGTTCCGCACCTGCGAGGAGGGAAGCCCGTGCCCGCTGACGCCCGCAAGGCCGCCGGGCAGCTCAAGCCGCCGTTCAGCTATTTCGGCGGGAAGACGCGCATCGCCGGCGGGATCGCCGCGCTGCTGCCGGCGCACGAGCACTACGTGGAGCCGTTCGCCGGCTCGCTGGCCGTCCTGCTCGCCAAGCCCCGGTCGCCGCACGAAACCGTGTCCGATGTCAACCGGGACATCATGGCGTTCTGGCGGGTCCTGCGCGACCGTCCGGCTGAGCTTGAGCGGGCCTGCGCGCTGACCCCGCACTCGCGCGGAGAGTACCTGGCGGCAGCCGGGCCGGCTGAGGACGACGTCGAGCAGGCGCGCAGGACGTGGGTCCGGCTGACGCAGGGACGTTCCGGGCAGCTCCACCACCTGACCGGCTGGAGGCACTACCAGGACCCGCAGAACTCTTTCTCGATGGCCGCCTACCTGGCGACGTACGCGGGCCGCCTCGCCCCGGCCGCGGCGAGGCTCGCCGGGGTGTCGCTGGAGTGCCTGCCCGCGCTGGAAGTCATCGCCCGCTACGGACGCCACGACGGGGTGCTGCTGTACTGCGACCCGCCCTACCTTGACGAAACGCGTTCAACAGCCGGGAGCGACTCCTACCCGGACGAGATGCGAGGCGACGCAGATCACCGCGGACTGGCCGCCGCGCTCGCCGGGTGCCGCGCCGCCGTCGTCCTCTCAGGCTACGACTCGGACCTTTACGCCGGGCTTTACGACGGCTGGCACAGGGCCAGGATGGGCGGCTACGCCGGCAACGGGACAAGCACGCGCGCCGAGGTGCTGTGGTCGAACCGGCCGTTCCCCCGGCAGGAGACGCTGTTCGACGGGCTGGAGGCGTCGTGACGTCGGCAGCGGACCGTGAGGAAGAGTTCGAGGCTTTCCTGTGGCGGCGGGTCGCCCCCGCGTTCGGCGACCGGGCGGAGGGTGCGGCTGTCGTCGCGGAGGCCATGGCGTCAGCCGGGGCGTGGGCGAAGGCCAGCCGCCGCGTGGGGCCGGGAGCGCCCGCCGCCCCGAAGAAACCCCCGGCCGTGCACTACGCCGGGACGCGTCCCGGGACTGCTGCCTGCCGGCCGGGTGACCGGGCGGATCTGAACGGCTGGGCGCTGACCGGCGACCCGGAGGCGGTTACCTGCGGGCACTGCCGGAAGACAACCGGGCTGGCCGCCCGTGAAACGGCAGGAGCAACCGAATGAGCGACTACGAGGCCGTGAAGAAAGCCCTCGCCGCCGGCGCCGATCCGGCGATGCTGTGCACGACGTGCCCGTGGGACCGCAACTGCCTGACGCCGCCCTCGATGACCGCGATGGACATCGACGAGCAGATCCAGCAGGCGGCCCTGAAGGACCGGCAGCCTGGCGGACCCCCCCCGCCCGAGGGGGAGGGCCGGTTTCCCGTGGCCACGATGATGGCGGCGCTCGTCTACGCCGGGAAGGACACGGCCATCCAGGGCTGCCCGGTCGCCGTCGTGCGGCTGCGCTCCGGCGACGGCCGGAAGATCGCCGAGATGGTCAAGGCGCTGATGCAGTCATGGGAGAAGTCTTGACCGCCCGCCGCCGGGCCGGCAGCGGTCATCGCGTCCCCGGTGCCGGGCGGTGAGCCGTCGTGAACGTCTACGTTCCCGGTGCCGAGTGGCCGTCCCGCTGCCTCGGGTCGCCCGGCGGCATCCGCGTCTGGGAGTCGATGGAACGCGACCCGCAGGCCCCGGCGTGGCGCACGGTCACCGACTGGTGCGCCGTGCTGCGCCGGGAACGGGAGCGGAGGCCGCTGCGCAGGATCGGGCCCGGCGAGATCTACCGCGCCTGCCCGGAACTCGCGGGGAGGCTGTTCTGACCGCCCCCGAGCCCTCGGATGCCGCCGAGCTTGACCGCCGCCGGTGGCGTGCCCTGTTCGACTGGGCGTGCGCTCACGCGGCGGAACGCGGGGACTGGGACGAGAACGGCCTGCTGTGCGTCATGCAGGTCTGCCGTCAGGCGGGCGTCCCCTACGCCGTCCTCGCCCCGGTCCTGTGGCGGCTCGCCTGGTCCGGGGAGGACCCGGCGGGATTCGCGGAACTGCGGGAGCTGGCCCGCCGCGAACGGTTCTCCGGGCGCGGCCTGACCAGCGAGGAACGCGAAGAACTGCGGGCGAGCGTGCTCGCGGACTGCGCGGCGGCAACCGAGAAATGGAAGCGCCCGGCAAGCTCCCTCCCCGGCATCAGGGCCGGGGAGGGCTCATCCC